CCGCCGCACACAGGGTACACCCCTTGCGGTTAAGGGTGTAGGGCAAGACCCCACAAGGCAAGCCACGGAATACAAGCGGAGATGTTCGCCACTTCCGGGAATGGCAAGCCAAAGGTAACTCAACCAACCTAAAAGGTAGAGCGTCCGAGTATTCCGAGAAAAATAGGGTATTCGGGGAGCGGGCGTTGCCGCTCATAGTCCGACTGAGGGACTATAAAACGCAGTTTACCCGATAAATTCGGGCGTCGCCGGTGCATGAGAGTTAGGCTCATGGTACGAGATAGTGAAAATCCCCGGAGGTTTGTGCCTATGAACCTAAGTGCGGCTTGCATAACTGATGGCTATACAAGAACGACTTTTGAAAGTAAGTAGTATCGTCCGAGTTTTCTACCCAAGGGTATTGCGCTCCGAGGAGCCGAAAGCAAGGGCATATAGGTATGAAAGCCGAATTTGGTCAAGTATTGCGAAACTGAACAGAACAGTCCCCGATAGAAATGAGTATCGGAAATGGTGCGTGTTCCGTTCGATACTGCAACGGCTGTGGGGAAAAATATACCCCATGCGCCGAAATGCAGAGCCGGAACCATTTCAAATATCGGGTTTATCATTGATAGAGCCGCCGAGGGTTTTCTTCGGCGGCTTCATTGAGTGATAAACCTGTTATCACCCAAGAAAAACTGTGAAAGGGGCATTTCAAAATGACCAGAGAAGAAAACATCGCCAAATTGGCACAGTTGCGCTCTGACGCCGAAGCCCTTGTCAAGGATTACAATGATGCAATCCAGAACGGCAAGTATGAGGACGCAACCAAAGCGGAAAAGGCTATGACCGAAAAGGTCAATGAGTACACCGCTACTGTCCGGGATATGTGCTTTGAGGACTGCAAAAACACTGATAATCCCATGCTCACCGCAGTCACGACCTTGTCCTATGTTACCATCGGGGTCAAGGACGAGCAGAAGGGCGATGACAAGGTTCCCGTCCGCACTATCGTGGATAAAGAGCGTCAGATTGACCTGCTCAAGCTCCACAAGTATTGTGGCAAAATCGGCGCCAACGAGAATTGGGCGCATATCGCCCAGAAGATGAACTTTCTGCTGACTGCACAGAAAGCCGTGGATTTGGGTATCGACCCCAAAGCGGTCAACGACAGTTATGCCATGAGCGAGATTGCCCGTGAGTTTGACATGGGCAAGAACCCCGTGAGCAAGACCAATCTGCTCAAGACTTTGCAGACGGTTATCACCGCCATGCTGGGCGAACAGTATAAGGCGACATCTCACGATGTCAACTTCCTGATGTCCGTGTATTCCAAGAAGAACCGCAAGGCTCTGACTGTCACCTGCGCCAATCACCGGTATTTCCGCAACTATCTGGCGGAAGTCTGCCATCGCATCGTCACCGGCAAGTCCTACGAGTTGGACTATCGCACCAAGAAAGACAACTAACTGCGGGTTTTGAAGAACCGCCGCCGAACCCATGCCAATGCTGGCAGTTTTGTAGAACGGGTCATCGTCCGGCGGTCTTTCTTATGCCCAAAGCCGCCAATCCACAAAAGGAGTTTTCATATGTCCTATGATGTTTTCAAAGAACGGGTAAAAGGGCTTGTGAACCGTTCCGGTTCTGCGGTGAGGTTTTCTCACGAGGATGGGCGGCATATCGCCCGCTGCTCCGATGGCGTGACCATCATCGGAAATGTAGCTTGCCCGCGAGTTTTGGTCAAATGGGGAAGCGGTCATTCCGCTTACGCTACGATATAAGTTTTTCGCATTGGTACGCCGTAGGCAAAAGGGAAATTGGCGGCGTTAAATGAGGTGGGGAGCCAGTGCGGTTGCCGTAATGCGGCTTATCGAATTTTCGATAAACGGTCACAAGCCCGTGTAAACGCAGAGTGTGGCAATTACATAGTGGGAGGGTTCCGATATGGCAGGTTATGCAAGAAAATCGCTCACAAGAAACCAACGCCGCCGGAAAGTCGTCGAGCAGAAGCTGATGGGTATTGCACTCATCGCAATTTGCGCCCTGATGTTCTGGCTTGCGTCCACCGGAGTTACGCCGGAGGAAAAAGACTGCACGGCGGTTCTTCTCATCGCCCCTATCGGGTTCTATATGCTTTTCTCAAAGCAAATCGTAATCCTCTGATTTCCCAGTTTGCTGCCTTTCACCATAGCACCGTCGAACTCAGCGCAATAATTGCAGGGTTTCCAAATTGAAAACAACAGGGGTTTCAGAACGGTAATGGTGAAAGGTTTGCAGGCACATAGGAGGCAACATGGTCTGGCGATTCGGTATCCCCGGAATCTTTGAAATCCGCCGGTATGGCTTTGGCGGAGTGTATCTGATTATCGGGGAAACATGGTTCACCCTAAAGCGAGGTTCGATGCCGTAAGGCTGGCACGGTACGATTCCGTGGAGTGGTTTTCCACTTAACGCTTAGTCCTTGTATTAGTGAAGGTAAGTGAGGGGGCACCCAAAATTCTGAAAGCTTTACAAGGCGTTGGGGACTACGAAAGTGTCCAAGTGTTATGGAAATGCTGCCATGACCACGGGATATGATTAAGAAAGTGCATCCTTGGAAGTTGGAGTATTACGGCTATAGCCGTCGGGTGAAACTTCCTCCCGTTATCAATAATGGAAAGGAGCTTATGATGAAAAAGTTCTGGTCTTTCCTTTTGATTTTGCTCATGGTTTCCTGCTGCGGTTGTTCTAAGGCCCCGCAAAAACTGACGGTAAGCGTCTACGGCGGAGAAACGGAAATCAACCATTACGAGGAAATCGAAAAGGGTTTTCTGTCTGCGCTGGAAGCAAACGGCCTGCGTGACTATCAGCTTGTCGATTCTTCCGAGTTGACCACAGAATTGCTGGAAAACCGCGAGGGTATCACAATCATTGAACGCTGCATCGGTATGGCAATAAACGCCGAAGCTGGTGACGGTGTGATTTTGAACTCTCCGTCAAACTGCGGCTGGTATATCGCTTGTCCAACAGATGGCTGCTATACCCCATATAAGGTCGGGGATTATCAGATGCGGGATGGAACGGTTTTTCTGTCCTATATGGTTTATAACCCTGACAACAATTACATCGACGATATTATGGAACGATATGATTTCATTCTTGATAGAGGATTGGAGGTCGGCGGTATGTATGAGTTCCGTCATGTCAATGGACACATCGAGGTTTTTCTCGATGGCGAGTTTCAGTTTTCTGCCGATACCATGCAGGAAGCATATTGCGAACTGAAAGCGGGTTGACCGCTTTGTTTGATAAGGGAAAGGAGCTGGTTTATTGAACAAGGAAGAAATGATTTCCTCTCTCGCACAGCGTACCGGAATGACAAAGGTGAATGCCCGTGTTGCTTTGGATGCTGTTTTTCAAATCATCACCGATACTTTGTCCGCCGGTGAGAAAATCAAGCTGACGGAGCTGGGCGTTTTCGAGGCAAGAGAGCGAGCGCCGAGGGTTGGCAGAAATCCAAAGGCCAATGTACCTGTTCCGATTCCTGCAAAGCGAGTACCTTTCTTCAAACCCAGCGAGGGTTTGAAAGCAGCCGTTGAGCGCGGCAAGTAATTCATCAAAAATCAAAGATTAGGAGAACAAGTTTATGACTACTGAAAAGATGACTGTCCATAAGGCGCTGTGTGAACTCAAGACACTGGATTCCCGTATCCAGAAGTGTATGCAGCAGAACCCCTTCGTTTTCGCCAACAAGCACGCCAACAGCAAGGTCGCCGGTGTGAGTGTCGGCGATTACTGCAAGGAGATTCAGGCCGCTTATCAGTCCGCAAACGACCTCATCGCCCGCCGTGATGCTATCAAGCGTGCGGTCACGCTGTCCAACGCCACTGTCAAGGTGACTATCGGCGGCAAAGAGTACACGGTTGCTGAGGCAATCGAACTGAAGAACCACGGCGTTCCCCTGAAGCAGATGCTGCTCAAGAAGCTGGATAACGACAATCGCCGTGCCCGCATGGAGGCCGACAAGAACAACGGCGATGTTCTGGAGCTGCGTGCCGATGAGTATGTCAAATCCCTCTACGGCAATGTCGATATGAAGGGCGCCAGTGACGAAATCAAGAAAGTCCGTGCCGACTTCATCGCCGCACAGACGATGGAAATCGTTGACCCCATTCACATCGCCGACGAGATGGCTCGTTTGGAGAAAGAAATCAACGATTTCATGGTCGAGATTGACTCCGCCCTGTCGGTTTCCAATGCGCTGACCGAGCTGGAAATCTCCTACTGATATGAGCGAGGAGCACAAGCCGCATGGCGGCACTATCTACACCCGCGATGAAGCGATGCTCATTGTCGAGATGTTTGAGGATGTTCTTGACACCTACAACATCAAGGTTCCCTCTCCCGAAGACGATGAACGGGAGCCGGATAATGAAGCAAAGCTTTACGGAAGCGTCTACTCCGATTTGCTGGATGATGTCGAAGCATCTCTCATCGCACTGCTTGACAGGCATAAGAAACACACAGCGATCGTGACAGACGAGTTTTCCGGAACCGTTTAAGCAATCAACTTCGTTGCCGTCCGAAAACCCCGAATCATATGCCTTCTCTGTTTTGCCAAGTACAGATAAGTAAAGTGAAAAAGAATTGGCTCCAGCCTGCTATGCTGATATTTAATTTTGTTAAAAAGGTTCTAACAAAATCAAATTTACATTTTTGGATGAACATAGCCGCCGTGCTTCTGACTGGTTAGACATAGAGAGCTAACCGGGAGCGGCGGCATTTGAACTGTAAAGTTCAAAGCTCAAAATTAAATATTCAATGCTCAACCCTTAAAGCTTTTTATTGAAGAAAGCTCAAATACCAAAGCATAAACACCAACCTTTTGCAAAATCCAAGGGCAATGGTTTGTCGGGTGTATATGTGACCGTGGGGAGTACCACTTGGCTGGGCGGTAACGAGTTGTTTATATATATGACCTCCGAGTAAGTATGGCAAAGCGGAAAGACGCTTGGCGGTTCGGACAGACGAGCAATCCGGGAAAGTGGCGAAACGGTTAGACGCGGGGCGAGCTAAGCCCTGGGAAGTTGCGCAACCCTTGTTGGTTCAAATCCAACCTTTCCCACCAATAGGGAACGATGTTCATGCTTTGTTTCTGGAGCAAAGAATGTCCTGTATTTCCAGAGTGCAGGAAGCAGCAAATTGGGGAACATCATGCGGCTGAGTAGCAAAGGGTTTTAGGCCGCTTCCGAGATGGGGATATAGCTCAGTTGGGAGAGCATCTGCTTTGCACGCAGAGGGTCGCCGGTTCAAGTCCGACTATCTCCACCAAAAGCCCACTTGAAATGATATATAGTGGCTGGGTCAGCGACTACGCTGGGCGGAAGATAACGGGATATGAGCTTTGTGATGCTCTGGCACCGCCTCAACAAAAGCAAATCAAGCCGGTGAGAGATAGTTAATCGCCTAAAAGCTCAAGGGCATGAGCACCAAACCATGTCGTAAACCAGAACCGGCGGGACTAAGCAGAGGTTTGGGTGGTATGTGCCTACCACGCTCCATCTGTAGCTTGCCTTTTATATTGCAGGTGAGGTGTAGCTAAAGACCGGTAATAAGAGATGTCGGCACATCGTCCTTGTCAGAGGCGAGGACGGCATACATAAGAGCGTAAGGTGAGGTTCCGGCAAACTCAGGTTTAGGCTGGAGTGTATGGCAAGGACGAGGACACCAAACATGACTTTGGTAAGGAGGCAAAAGCGTGGAGCGTAATGATTTTATATCCGGTGATGCGTACTACCGATACAAATTTGAGCGTGAAAGCAAGAACGAAGAAATCCAGCGCCTCCGTACAAAGATGGAGCGAATGAGAACCGACAACTATGTTCGAGTAGCTTATGACAGCGTCGTAATAACGGTTCTTGTCGCATTTATAGCCTTCCTCTTGGTGGGCAGAGGCTGAGAAACAATTCATGAGGAGGGGTGCCGATGAGCAGCAAGATGAACTACATACCATACATATCTTCCTACGAGGATATTCGAGCCGAAATGAGCAACGACTTGCAGTATAGGCTGGCGAACAGGACTGTCAGAACTTCTCTCGGACGCCCTCTCTATTACCGCATCAATGTCCAGATGATTACGACACAGGAGTGTCCGTTCCACTGCCCCTTCTGCTTGGAACGACAGAATCCCATGTCGGGAGACAATGATTTTGATGCACAAATCGAGGCGTTGAAGCGGGTTTTGCTGGAGCATCCCAACGCACGGCTGTCTATCACGGGCGGCGAACCCGGCCTTTATCCCAAGCACATCGCCAATATCGTTGAGACTTATCGTAAGAACGGTAATGGTGTGTTTTGTTCCATCAACACTACGGGTTTCAGCACGGAACTGAATGGGCTGGCGCACATCAACCTTTCCCGCAACGACTATGTCTGGACAGACCCGGCTGGTTTTCCGGGGTGTACTGTTCAAACGGTAGTTGAGAATCCTACGCTTGCTTTTATCAAGGACTACATGGAGATGGACGCCAGCGGCTTTTCTTTCCGGTTCCTGAGCGGCCTTGAAAAGAAAGATTACCCCGTAGATATTTGGAATGATTTGCAGCAGGACGCAGATGTCGATGTGCATACATTCAGAATCGGCGATTTCTTTGTGTATGCAACCTTTGACTATGCAGGAAAACACGCCCGTGTAACACTCGGTGATATGTGGCAACAGCGTCACAATGATTACGGTGACGGCTATTCCAATATCATCATCCATCCGGATGGCCGTGTGTCCACCAACTGGAGATAAACGGAGGGTTAAAATGCGCCGGATAAGAGTACATATCGACATTCCCAACAAGACAGTTGTCGTTAAACGGGGTTTCTTCGGTTCTGCCGTCCAGTATTCTGGTGGATGGTGGGATGATTACTCCATTGCCGAAATCATCAAGCATTTTGAGGAGGAAGAAGATGGACGAAGATAGAATTGCTGATACCCTCAATGTCGGCGATAGAGTCGAATGTATCCGAGATTCGCCTGATGATAACGATAGTATCTCTGTTGGAATGCAGGGTGTTGTCTGCATTATCGTTGACACCTTCCCGCATATTGGAGTCAGATGGGACGAGGAGGTGGCTGGAGGGCACGACTGTCAAGAGTCGTGTTCTCACGGGTACGGCTGGTTCGTTGCTCCCAGCGATATTAAACGCATTGATGACAATGACGAGCTTGAAGTTGATGCAACAGAACTGGACAAGCTCTTTGAGACTTTCGCAAAGGAGGCCACTTCATGACGGTTCTGGATTTCATAAGAGCACACTTCTCTCTGGACTCTCGGGTCGATAGCCTGTCGGTTCGGCGCAACACAAACGGCATTTGTGAAACGCTGTATAGCGGAACTATCGACGATGAGCGTTACATGAAACCTGAAGTGAAGTGTGCCACAATCAGAAAGTGGTGCCTTCCACGCCATGGAAGCTCCATTATCCTCATTGTTGAGTAAAAGGTTCTGGGTTTATGCGGGTATGCTGGAATCGGCAGACAGGCAAGCTTGAGGTGCTTGTGCCCGTCAGGGCGTGTGAGTTCAAATCTCACTACCCGCACCACGGAGCCCTTCTAACAAACATGACTGGGGCAAGATTACAAGCTAACGACTTTCCATATAGAGAGTACGCTTGTAATGACAAAATAGTTAGTCAGATGGTGGTTGGCCGACCTCAAGGCCACTCTCACACGCAGGATTGGTGGAATTGGCAGACACAGCGGATTCAAGTCCCGCTGCCTTTGGCGTAAGAGTTCGAGTCTCTTATCCTGCACCATTAGCTTTGCCACGGTGTTGTGTCCTTTCAGTAGCTCTCTCCTTTTCGTCCGTTGTTCATCGCCTTCCTTTCAGACGGCAAAGCTACTGTGAAATTCAAGCGTGTCCACCTTTCTGGGCGCACCGTAATAGCCGGTTTATGCTCTCGTAGCTCAGTTGGAAGAGCACCGCCCTTTTAAGGCGGGTGTCATGGGTTCGAGCCCCATCGGGGGCACCAATTTTAACTCGCAAGGAGGTCATTTACCGTGGGGGTTCATATTTATGTAGCCGCAAATACAGCGTGGACTTTCTACCAAAATCATAAAGACCGTTTGTCAAAGGAAATGGTCATCATCGCAGAGAACACGGACACGCAGTATGCGGTTTATCTTACCGAGGATAATGCGCTTCCTTTGTTTTCTGTGTGCAAGGGCGATGCAAAGCCGGAGTACGAAGAGCGCGTTCTGACCGAGACGGGCTGTAACGAAGCGGCGAAGCGACTGTATGCACAATATCTTTTCCCCATTATGATTGTTGATGGGAAGAAGTGTCCGCCGGAATTACCGGAGGAGGAACCGGAAGATTTGACTCGGCAGGATATGGAGGACGCTCAGTATGAGCGCGAGGATGAGCTTTCTCTCGCACTGTGTGATTTCCTGTCCGTTGTCTTGCAGGAGTCGATAGACAACAGTCCTGAAATCATGGATACATATGGAGAAATGTTCGTAAACGAGGTCTTAGACCACTTTTTGGGGTACCTCGCTCAGGAGCAGTGCTTACCAATTTACCGCCCCATGATTATCACGGATGAAGAAACCGGCTGTGAGGTCTACACGGAGTTTCCGTATGAAGATGATGTTGGGTATCCAGTGGACGATGACGAGTTCGGCGGTGGTTTTTGGGATGATATTAAGGGCGGCGGTCTGAAATAACCCGCCCTTCTTTTATGGGGAGTTGGCCGAGTGGCTTATGGCGGCGGTCTTGAAAACCGTTGACGGTGATGAGCCGTCCGTGGGTTCAAATCCTACACTCCCCGCCACATTTTTTGATTGGAGGTCTGTGAAATGCCAAACTGTTTGGATAATATGCCCTGGCGTTCTTTGAAGGGGCTTGGAAAATATGCGGCTGATTTCTTGCAGCTCGGAGATTACCGCAATGTTGTGCTGAAGAACGGTGCGCAGGTTCAGTTTCGCATCATCGGCTTCAATCATGACAAGACGAGCGATGGTTCTTTGGCTCCCATCTCGTGGGAGATGGTGGACTGCCTGCCTAATACTTACCCCTGGAATAGGCGTGACACCAATGAGGGGTCGTGGGAGGCAACGCAGATTCGCCACCGGCTCAATGATGCGGACGGCGACATCCATCGTCTGATTCCTGATGAGATTCTGGCTGTTGTTACGCCAGTCATCAAGCAGACAGCCGATGTGTACACCGGCGAAAATCGTATCATTGAGACGCTGGATTCCTTCTGGATAAAGTCTGAGAAGGAGCTGTATGGACGCAATATCTACTCTGCCCCCGGTGAGGGGCATTGGTATGAATGGTATCGTCAGGAGGATGTTGCATGGTTTAAGCTCCGCAATGGTAATCCTGAGTACACCATGTTGCGTTCTCCTTGTTCTGGCGGCAGCCGGTATTTCTGTTTTGTCAACAGCGGCGGCGGCGCCAGCTATCACGGCGCCAGCTACAGTCGTGGCGTCGCTTTCGGCTTCTGCACTTAAAGCTGCATGGCGCAGCCATCAGCTTTTGCCCGAACCTGTAAAATCAAATAGCTTTTTACAAGCGCCCGGCGCTCCGCAAAGGAGACCGGGCGCGTTTTATACCCACAACGGCTCCAACCTCCTCGTGGTGTGGGCGGATAACCGAAAGGTGAACCAATAGGAGTACATCAGTATTGAAGGAGTACATACATCATGGCAAAAATCACTATCGCAGGCGACGCAGCTGTCGTAACTTCCGCAATGAAGCTGGAGGACATCAAGACCATCGAGAAGTATCGCCCCAAGGAGCTGGTTCTCAAGGGTGGTGAGGACGGCAAGGAGCCTATCTTTGCTGTGGGTACCACCAATGGTGCCGGTAACATCAACGCTTTCGGCGCTTCTTTCGGCGCGGAGACCCGCGACGATGAGAAGCTGGCGTGCATCACCCTGTTCCTCGACGGTGTGACCGGCGATGTCAAGGACTGGGTCGCTGACCGTCTGGGCGCCGCCATCATCAACCTCAACAAGCTTGAGGAGAAGCTGCCCGCTGTTCTCGATGAGATTGCGGGCGAGAAGGCAACTGTGATGAGCAACATCACGGTCGCTCAGTAATCACGGGTCGCAAAACGGGGCGGTTTACACCGCCCCGTTCCGTTTCACAACAAAACAAATTTTGAATTAAAGGAGAAACATTATGATTAAGGTTACTGTTGGCAACAATGTCAAGCGCGAGTCCGTTATCATCGACGAGTCCACCACTCTGCGTGCTTGCCTGGAGGCGAACGGCGTTGACTATACCCGTGGCGTCATGCACCTCGACGGTTCTTCCCTGAACCCCGGCGACCTCGACAAGACCTTCGCTCAGTTCGGTATCACCGAGAAGTGCTTCCTGCTGAATGTGGTCAAGGCCGATAACGCCTGATTCCTAAGCAATAAACCAATCGAGCCGCCCATTCGGGCGGCTCTTTCTATGGGGAATTGGCGGAACAGGCAGACGCTGCGGACTTAAAATCCGCTGGTGCATACCATATCGGTTCGACTCCGATATTCCCCACCATATAACAAAATGAATAGAGGTGTTCCTATGTTCAAAACAAGCATTTCGTCAACGCCGTTTACCACGGAAGCTGCCAATAGCTACTTTACCAACATCACCGGCGGTGCTTTCGGCAACGACTGCTCTTTCCTTGCGACGCTTCGTGCCTTAGTTGCACCTCGAATCAAAGAGGGAGAGTCCGTCAATCTGCTGTTCGGCTCTTCTGATTATACGGCGGACACGATTCGTAGTGTTACGGCGGACAGAGCTGTTTTAGCTATCTGTAACAACTATGATATGAACGCAACCGGCCAGGTTATTATTCATAGTTTGCGGGCAAACTCGGACAGCAATCTTGCCAACATGAAAATCATCGCCGACAAGTTTGCCTCTGTGTATGCGGGGTATCATCGCCTCGAAAAGTTCGCAGAGTTCTACCGCAAGTCTTTCGCTGTGGATTGCTACATCAATCCTGAGCTTAAGAGCGTTATTATCTTTGCGGACAATCTCGACATCCGTAAAATGCATTACCTGCAGGTTTCCATCCTCGCATTCCTGCCGTGGTATCTGAACCAGCAGGAGGGCATCACTGAGGATGAGCTCGCGTTGGTCAAGTCCCTTCGTGAAAAGAACTCGGAAGAGTATGAACGCTGTCTTGCCAAGCTTGCGGAACGGTATGATTTCCGAACTGCAAGAATCCGTCAATTGCTGAAGGGGTTTGAAACCCGCTACGAGCAGATTGAGTGTGACCGGGTCAGACAGATGATTCAGAACATCGACCGAGAAATTACCCGTCTGAATGACAACATCGGTGAGCAGTTCACAAAGCGTAACGAACAGTGCATTCGCTTACTGGGGCTTGAGCAGAAAGTTGCCGATGGCGGTGAGGACTCCGAAATCATGGAGTACTTCCTGTGCAATACCAAGCTGGTTCTGGAGCGTGTGACCAACACCGATATGTATTTCACAGTCAAGGATTGCCTGGAGTATTTCGACCGGGATATGGCGGAGCAAATCATCAATCGTGCTACCAGTTTTGTGTACCGTCCTGATGGTGGTTCCGGTCACACAGGCGCAGCCGCTGAAAAGATGAAGAAGCTGATGACCGAAATCTTTGTCAGCGAGGAGCCGCGTCTGAAGATTCGTGTCTGTGCATCGTATCGCTTTGACCTCAATGGTAGTGTTTCTCCGCAGGGACATCGAAGCTTTGGTGCGGAGTACGCTGATTACCTTCCCAATCCCCATATCAACGACTACAACTGCATGGGCAACTATACCACCACTATCAACAGGCTCCTCAAAAATCACGATTACATCGGTGCTTTAGAGCAGTGTATTGCTTCTTGTAAGAGCCTTAACTGGGGCGACTCTGCGGTCATGACTTCGTTTATGCGGTCTATGTGGGGCAACGGCAGCAACAACCGCTGCATTGAACTGCCTGATGGTCGTGTTGTAAAACCCAACGAAGCCATCACTTGGTTGGAGCAGCAGGAAGCACAGACAAATGAGTAAGCGGAGGAGGCGCAAAATGAGTAAACCCATTAAGATGACCGAGCAATACATGGCTGAGTGCCGTGCGGATTTTGAAAAGGCTTTGCAGCTCACAAAGCTGGCAGATGGGAAACTGTCTTTCACAAAGGTGTTCACCTGTGGTGACAGAAAAGCAACCGTTTTCTTCACCGCTGGAGCATGGGCAAAGATGGCGCTCCTCATCAAGGAGTTCGATAAGGAGGTCGCTTGGCATGGTGTTGCACATCGTGCAGCCGACGAAGCTGTAGATGAATATATCATCGAAGACATCGTGGTTTATCCGCAGGAGGTTTCCGGAACCACGGTTGAGATGGACACTGAGAAGTACGCTGAGTGGTTGATGCAGAACGCAGACGATGAGCGCTTCAACAACATTCATATGCAGGGACATTCCCATGTCAATATGCCGACCAGCCCGTCCTCTGTAGACCTCAATCATCAGGAGGAAATTCTCAATATGCTGGGGGACGACGATTTCTACATCTTCATGATTTGGAACAAGTCGTTTGTCAGTACAAATAAAATCTATGACCTCAAGAAGAATGTCCTGTTTGAAGATAAGGACATCACCGTCAAGCTTGAGGGTGAGCATGAGGGGCTGGCTGAGTTCCTCAAGACCGCCAAAGATATGGTCAAGCAGAAAAGCTATACCTATGGGAACTATGGCGGATATAGCGGGTACAGTGGCAACCGCCCACCTTATTCTGGCACCCCCTATAATCCTCTTCCGGGCAGCAAAAAGGATGAGAAAGAAGATAAGGGTGGCAAGAAGTCCGATAAGAAGTCTGACGACAAGAAATCGGACAAGAAGTCCGAAAAGGCCGAGAAGCCGCGCACAAGAATCGGCGCAGGCTGGCAAGGAAAGAATGCCTGTCAGCAGTCCATGTGGGACGAAGACGACGATGATTCTGTGTACCCCTACGGCGGCTATAGCGACCAGTATCTTGGAGGTGAATGATAATGGCAATGGATTTGTCCAAAAGCTACGAGTACTTCCAGCCTGAAAAGGTTGAGGCTCGCATCAATATCGTCGGATGCGGTTCTGTCGGTGCAACGCTGGCAGAAAACCTTGTCCGTCTTGGCATCACCAATCTTGCCCTGTGGGATATGGATGTCGTGAATCCGCACAATCTGGCAAATCAGATTTTCCGTCAGCAGGATATTGGCCGCCCCAAGGTGGAAGCGTTGGCAGATATCCTGTTTGAAATCAATCCTGAAATCAAGGACGACCTCAAGCTTTATGGCAAGGGGTGGAGCGGGCAGCAGCTCTCCGGGTATGTCTTCCTTTGCGTAGACAATATCGAACTGCGCCGCCAGATTGTTGAAAAGCACTTCGACAATCCCTATGTCAAAGCGATGCTGGACTTCCGTACTTTGCTGGAATCTGCACAGCATTATGCTGCTGACTGGTCTGACTACAAGATGAAGAAAGACTTGCTGAACTCCATGAACTTCAGTCACGAAGAGGCAGTCGAGGAAACGCCGGTCTCCGCTTGCGGCGTTACACTGGGCGTTGCGCCAACCGTCAGGGCTATCTGCGCACTCGGCGTCGCCAACTTTGTCAACTTCATTCGTGGCAAGGGACTGAAAAAACTGATTATCTTGGATGCGTTCAACTTTATGTTGGACGCTTTTTAATCAGCAATGAGAAACGAAAGGAGGGCGGTGCATTATGGATACTACCGTCGAACGCCTTAAGGTCGGCACACAGGTCATCATTGGTTCTTACGGAGTCAACAATGATGAACCGCACCCCGTTGTTTGGCTGAAAGGTAGTCCAAACTGCGATTTTATCACCGAGTGCGCCGTGGATTATCTTTGCTTTGATGCACCGGAAAGAACTGGAGACGGCAGGCGCAATCTTGGCAATCCCGACTATCGTCTGTCCAATATTCATACATACCTAAACAGCGACAGAGACGATTGGTTTCGCAAAACTCATGAAGCAGATGCCCCTCCGAATAATGTTTTCAGCAACCGAGCACAAAGCTATCGCAACCATTATGGGTTTCTATATTTCTTTGAAGATTATGAACTCGATAGCTTGCAGATGCAGCAGTATGTGGTTGATGGTGAGACGCTCAGTTCCATCATTCGACTTCCTACTATCACCGATATCCTTGATGACCAGTTGAAGCTGAAGCTGTTTTCCAAGAAGGGTATTCGTCCCAAAGCAACAGAAGACTGTGCTGATAAAAAAGGCCGGTTTGGTAATTTCAGTTGGGAGTCTTACATGAACTTCTGGTTGGCAGGCAAGCAGAATGAATTCAGAGGCTATGCTTTGACTCTTAGTAGGTCTGGGTATTGTGAGAGGAAATATCCCCGTGACTGTGCGGGGCTTAGGCCGATGTGCCGGTTGAAACCGGAAACAGTGGTAGAGGTTGATGAAAACGGCGTAGCCCACATCAAACCATACGCATTGAAAAACGAAACCTGCACAGATGCAGAACTGTTCGAGCTATTAGGTGTGGCGCAGCCTTAAAATGCGCCATTGAACTGTAACGAATTACCCTTTTCGGGGGCTTCACGCCAAAGGCTGAAGTAACAAATTGTCGGGGAGGAAAACACCGCCTGCCCAGAAGGGTGGCCAGCGACTCCTCCGGAGTCATCAGGTGCCTCGGACATCCACCAGGAAACCAATAGACGGAATAGCACAGCAGACCTGGCTTGTCAAGTCCTATCCTTCACAAAACCCACCCAAATCACGACAATTATCCTCAACTCAACTAAAAAGATACTGGCAAATGTAGCTCGCTCAGCTCGCTGCAGATGAGCTTCTTTTGATTCAAACGCAGCAACACTCATGTAGGTTACAGTTACGACTATGAAAAGGAGGCATAGGGCGATGGTATATATCACGGTCATGCAATCCCCGATTTATCACCAAATGACACTGGAAGAGTTCCTCTTTCAAAACTTCCAAGCGCCAACCATATTAAACACAAATGTTTCCAATACACGAACCTATGCATATGAAACGGTAAGTGAGTATTTCACAAGCCGCATTGATACGGATGCTCTTATCCGCAAACTGGTGCGCTTTAATGAGCAAACGGAGGCGCTTCGCGCACAAGAACGCAGTACTTTGTATGAAACATTTCACATCCCCAAAAGGTCTGGTGGTTTGCGTCGTATTGATGCCCCTAAACCGGAGCTGATGAACGCATTGCGGAATCTCAAGACTATTTTTGAGGAAGATTTCCATGCGTTGTATCACACTTCTGCATTCGCCTATGTAAAAAACAGATGTACGGTTGATGCGGTCAAGCGCCATCAGAAAAACAACAGCAAATGGTTCGGCAAGCTGGATTTGCACGATTTCTTTGGTAGCACCACACTGGATTATGTTATCAAAATGTTTTCTATGGTGTTCCCATTCAGCGAAATCGTAAAGTTTCCCAACGGCGAGGCAGAGTTGCGGAAGGCCTTGGATTTGGCTTTTCTCAATGGAGGTCTGCCGCAGGGAACTCCGCTTTCTCCGCTGATTACCAATGTGATGATGATTCCTGTTGACTATAAGCTTGCCAATGCATTCCGTGATTTTGACAAGCAGCGGTTCATTTACACCAGATATGCCGATGACTTCATCATTTCGTCTAAGGTTGATTTCGATGTGCATCGTGTAGAAAAACTCGTGGTGGATACGCTGCATGAATTTGGAGCGCCGTTCACCATCAACGAAAGCAAAACGAGATACGGCTCTTCCGCAGGTCGTAACTGGAATCTTGGTGTTATGCTCAACAAGGACAATGAAATTACTGTCGGCCATAAGAAGAAGCGCCAGTTCCAGTCCATGCTTTACAACTACATTACCGATAAACGCAAGGGCATCTCGTGGCCGAGAGAAGATGTGCAAACTATGCAGGGCTTACATAGCTACTATCGTATGGTAGAGCCGGAGACTATCGATGCCATCGTGAAGCACACCAACGAAAAAATGGAGACAGATGTCCTGCGGCTTATCAAAGACGATTTAAGATAATCCCTTTTGGCGGTTTGAGGTTAAACCGCCATTTCCTGTAATGGATAATTGCGAAAGCAATGCTTATCGCCAAAGGCATAAGTAACAACTTGCTGGGGAGGAACACCCCGCCTCTTCCTGAAGACCGGCTGACGACGCGGCTGCGACCCAGTCGGGCTCGTCATCAAGCACGAGAAATAGAGTCAGTGGTCATTGCGGCACAAAGGATTCCACACCAGCAGAGAATTAAAATAGGAACTAACCGCACCTGCAATGCGCTCCAGGCGCCTCGCATCCGGCACGCTTATCCTATGTAGATTACAGGAACACCAAAACCATTTGCAATGAATAACATCCCGAAAGGAATGTGCTTTGCGCCAAAGGCCAAAGTAACAATTTGTTGGGAAAGCAAAGGCCGCCCGCCTCGAAGGCGGAACGAAGGTTCAGGGCACATCGCCGGTAGAGTACACCTCGGCAGAAGCGAGCATTGGGCGCACGAAATACAGCAAGGAAGATAAAACACTGAGCCACAAGTGCTTCCCAACACCAACATCTCCCCGTCGAAATCATCTGCCTGAGCAGCCGGGCCGTCGCCGGTACCTGTATCCAGGTAGACGCTCCATGTAGATTGCAAATGAAGAAAGGAATCGGATTCCATGATATATGTAACAGGCGATACTCACGCCAATATCGACATTGAAAAGCTCAATACAACAAAGTTCCCGCAGCAGAAAAACCTGACAAAGGATGACTACCTGATAATATGTGGTGACTTTGGATTGTGCTGGGACGGCTCACGCAGAGAAATGTGGTGGCAAGACTGGCTCACAGCCAAAAATTTCACCACCCTTTGGATTGATGGAAACCACGAAAACTTTGATATGCTCTACGAGTTCCCGTTAGAGGATAAGTTCGGTGGCAAAGTCAGGCAAATTGCACCTGACATTTATCATCTGGATAGAGGTCAGGTTCTTACCATTGATGGCAAGAAAATCTTCTGTATGGGCGGCGCCCGCTCGGTGGACAAAGCGTATCGCACGGAGCATATTTCATGGTGGCAGCAGGAGATGCCGTCAAATGAGGAGATGGAGCGTGCAGTTTGTGCTCTGGAGCAGAACAACTGGACAGTTGATTATGTTGTAACGCACTGCGCTCCCCGCAGCATCCAGACAATGCTGGCAAGTTGGTATGAAAACGACCCGATGGTCAGTTTTTTGGAACGCATTCGTCAAGACCTTCGTTTCAAGCGGTGGTATTTCGGCCACTACCATGTGGACAAACAACTCAATGACCAGTTTGTTGCCCTGTACAATCGGGTAATCCCGATTTCAGATATGCAGATGTGGCGGAATAGGTAGACGCTACAAATTACAGACAGGATGCCGACCTCTCAAATGGCGGAGACCGATGCGCTGTAAGGTCATGCGGGGTGCAAATCCCCGCCATCTGCGCTACCGGCATGGCATTGCCGTGGGAAGGACATAATGTTTCTCCAGAATTATGCCGGTGTGCCGACACATAGAAAGCGGCTGGGCAATGCGGAGCCTGTAGAGACAAAATCCGTAGAATATTGAAGCGGCAGGCGTTCCGTCATGCGTTTACCGTGGAGTTCCAAAGGGTTGTGCGTATCCCTCAAGGCGGATAGGCGAGAGCCAAAAGAAAACGCACTGCAGATACAGACCTGCGTTACCAAAGGTGTCGCGCTGGCAGACCGCAAGTTCGCAATAGTCTGCCACTTATACGGGCGAATGTTCCAAGGCTGGCGAGGCGGTCTCCAAAACCGCTTGTGGTGGGTTCGATTCCCAACCGTCCGTGCCAGAGGCTGGGTAGCGCCCAGATGATGTGAGAGATTATCGGCTTACCTCACAGAGAATGACAATGCCCGCTGAAAACTGCGCGAGGAGATGCGTCTCCCTTGTGATTTAGCCCAAGAGTGGCCGGTTGGTATGCTTGCGGGGCGCCAGCTGCACATGAGCGTGTGACAATCTAAGCGGGAAGCCGACCAATGCTGGAATAGCTCAACTGGTAGAGCAACGCTCTCGTACAGCGTAGGTTCTCGGTTCGACTCCGAGTTCCAGCTCCAGTTTCCAAAGCTGACAGCGTACAGGGGTGATGAGCGGATATGCCATCCCGCCAGCAGGACGCATACCGGATGCGTGAAAACCGGAGGGGTTAGCTTCGACCCGTCAAGGAAATGGCTTCAAACAAACCCAATGTCCAACATTGGGGCGCCAGTGAGCACTCTTTGCTGGTGTAGCTCAGTTGGTAGAGCATCGGTTTTGTACTCCGAGGGTCGCGGGTTCGAGCCCTGTCACCAGCTCCACAAAATATACAGGAGGGTTGGTAATGTATCTGTATCATGGCACCTCAGCTTCATTCGCCGTACCATCCTTATCTTTTTGCAAGCCGCACCGTGATTTCGGGTGCGGCTTTTATCTTGCTCCGAACTATTTTGACGCATTACCAATGGCAATCAAGCACTCGCCAATAGGTTTTATCCAGACATATACGATAAAGGATTTGGATGACCTATCGGTGTTAGAGCTTACGGGCTACTCTGAAGCATGGCTACGGTTTGTCGTAGCATCTCGGCTGGGCGATAGTTTCACCGAGTATGATTTGGTTGTCGGCAATATGGCTGGCGGCGGAGCGAACCTCAAAAGCAAGTTCTCAAAATTCAGGCGGGCAAATATGTCCGTGGAAGAGGTCGTGTCATTGATGAAGCACGACCTTACCAACACTAATCTTGGACTACAGTATGCTCTTTTGACAGAAAAGGCACTGTCCAAATTAACATTGATTGATACCGAAGTGGTAGAAAAGGAGGATGCAGTATGACAAGAAATGACTTTCTTAATGATGTGACCGAGTGGTGGGAGCTGCTTGATTTCTGCTCCGACGAGGGCTGCAATATTTGCGAAGACATTATCGACTCTGACCAGCTTGACGAGTATATCGAGGAAGATATCCGCGACACCAATTACTCATGGAGAGACATTCGAGACTCGCTTTCTGAAATCCCAACCGGATATGGTTACTACCGTATGAACGGCAGTTTCGACTATGACGGAATGGACGAAAATGACTTTGACAGTTATAAAGAGGATGTCCTGGAGTGGGGAGATAACAGCGGCGTTTGGGAAGATGAGCCTGATGAAGATGACGATTTTGACACCGACACCATGTTTAACGAAGAAGATTCCGAGCCGGATGAGCCTCCTGTGGAGGAAGAGGATTTTTCCATCGGTGAGCTGATGGGGTTCTGCGGCGTTGTTCTTCTGGATATCCGCCGAGAGGAAGCCGCTGAACGAGCAAGAGAAGACGAGGCATTGAATCAACTCATTAACACCAATCGACCGATGATTCTTCACTAACTTTGTTCTTAAGCGAAAAAATCTCTCGCTTTTGATATGACCGCTTTGTAGATTTTCCGCACATACATACCCCTTCTCTGTGCGGTATCTTCTCGCTCAAAGCAGAAGAAATACTTTGCGTTCTTCATTTTTAACTTCGGATTTAGCCAGTATTAAAAAGATTATCCAGCGGATAATCATTTTAATACAGCCAAAATCTCTCGTTAAAAATGTCACTTGATGCACAGGGTCGCGCCACAGTACAAACGCGCTCCCCTGCGGAAAGCGGTCAGGTACAGATAAAGGGGCGTAAGCCCCTTTTACCTGTGCTATAACAGGACTATATACCAAGCCAAAGGAGGGCGATAAAATGCTTGAACTTCAGGGAAAATACGCTTCGGCAAAAGTGTTTACCGATGTGGTCGATAGCGAATCCATTTCTCAGGTCATCAATCTCTTGAACCAACCCTATGTCGAGGGAAGCAAGGTTCGTATGATGCCGGATATTCATGCCGGTGCTGGCTGCACCATCGGAACCACCATGACTATCAAGGATAAGATTTGCCCCAACCTTGTTGGTGTTGATATTGGATGCGGTATGGAAACCATCCGCCTGAAAGAGACCCACATCGAACCGCAAAAGTTGGATAAGGTTATCCGTGAGGGCATTCTGTCTGGTTTTTCAATCCGTTCCGTCCCGCATCGTTACGCAAAGGAAATCGATTTATCGCAGCTGTGCTGCGCAAAGAAGGTCAATACTGACCGTGCCTATCATAGCATTGGTACTTTGGGTGGCGGCAATCATTTCATTGAGGCGAACAAGGACGGCGATGGGAACATCTATATCGTTGTCCACTCCGGCAGCCGCCATCTGGGGTTGGAAATCGCCAACTTCTATCAGGAGGCTGCTTTCAAGGCACTGACCTCTTATAACCACGAAGAGATTGAGACGGCTATTGAGAAGCTAAAAGCGGATGGCCGTCAGAAAGAGATTCAAGCAGTGCTGAAGTCTATGAAGTCCAAGCATTCACCTGTCCCCAAACCGCTTGCTTATGTGGAGGGCGAGCTCTTTGAGCAGTATCTTCATGACATGGCAATTGCACAGCGCTTCGCTGAGCTGAACCGGCAGGCGATGATGGATACCATTGTCAAAGGAATGGGATTCCATGTGACTGAACAGTTTACAACGATTCACAACTACATTGATGTGGATAACATGATTTTGCGTAAGGGTTCTGTGTCTGCACAGGCCGGTGAGCGTCTGTTGATTCCCATCAATATGCGCGATGGCAGCCTGCTTTGTACCGGCAAGGGCAATCCGGATTGGAACTTCTCCGCTCCTCATGGCGCCGGTCGGCTGATGAGCCGCAGCGCCGCAAAAGAAGCTTTCACTGTATCCGAATTCAAAAAGCAGATGGCGGGTATCTACACGACCTCTGTTGGACGCAGCACGCTGGATGAATGCCCGATGGCCTATAAGGGTATGGATGATATTGTTGGCAACATCGAGCCGACTGTAACCGTCGATGCTGTTATCAAGCCCATTTATAATTTCAAGGCGGGTGATGAAGATTGATTGCCACAACACCGCTGTCAGATTCTATCGTAAAATTACGCCGTTTGCAGGAAGCGATCGGCTCAATAAGAAAGACCAAGCTATTACGGGAGTTCCAAGACGATGCGAACTTCCGTAATTTTTTATATTACGCGCTCAACCCGATGCTCACCTATAAGATTTCGGAGCAAACGCTTCGCTCTCCTACCCGGTATGACTCAGCCATCACACTGACAATGACAGACATCTTTTCTGTCTGCGAAATGTTGTCTAAAAGAAAAGCGTTGGATGCCGGTACGGTGTATCAAGTCTGTGCGTTCGTTCAGAGCAGCCCGCCGGATGAAGCTGATGTTTATATCAAGCTTCTTTCCAAGACACTCAGGCTGGGCGTCACGGCAAAGACCGTAAACAAGGTTATCCCCAATCTGATTCCGGAGTGGGAGATTCAGCAGGCGTATCCCATTGATAAGTATCCACTGAAAGAGGATACGGAGTTCTGGCTGACACAAAAGCTAAACGGTGTCCGGGCGACCTATTACAAAGGTAAACTGTACGCAAGAAGCGGAGTCCCCTATGAGGGGCTTGACCACATCCTGGACGCCCTCTGCTTCGATGAAGAGGACAGCTATGTGTTTGACGGTGAGCTGACACTTCGTGAGAAGGGTAGTCTTTCAGATAACGAGGCGTTTCGCAAAGCCACCGGTATTATCAACTCAGACGATAGTGATAAAACGGTGATTTGTTACACGATTTTTGATGTCCTGACGGTCGAAGAGTTCCACCGTGGGCAGAGCGACGGCAGTTACGGCTACCGCCGTGCTTTCTTAGACCAGCTTCACCGCTTCATTCCGCAGGATGGCCGGGTCAGTATTCTGCCGGTTCTGTATCATGGAAAAGACCAGAACAAAATCAGTGAACTGCTGGAGCAGATGGTTCGTGAGGATAAAGAGGGACTGATGGTAAACCTCGATGTTCCCTACCAGTGCAGACGGCACAATGGAATCCTGAAGGTCAAACGCTTTTACACGATGGACTTGCGTATCCTCCGCTGCGAAGAAGGCAGCGGAAGATTGGCAGGTACTTTGGGGGCGCTTGTACTCGACTATAAAGGGAATGAAGTCAAGGTCGGCTCCGGGTTCACCAACGAGCAGCGAGCAACATTCTGGCAAGGAAAAGATGCCCTGCCGGGTTTGCTCTGCGAAGTAAAGTACAAGGAAATATCCAGTGATAAAAACACCGGTGCTGAGAGTCTTCAGTTCCCGGTGTTTATTTCTATCCGAACCGATAAAACCGAAGTCAGCTTCGGATAAATCAGAGAGGAGGTCTTGCATGAAAAAACAATCAAAGCCACCGCAGTTCTCCGAATCCATCGGGGCGTTCTGTCGGATGATGGAGGATGCGCAGAAAGATTATGCGTGGAATTATAGCGAGGTCAACCGCATGGACAGGCTTACGCAGGACTACCTCCACAAACTGGAGCTTGACGGCCTCGACTATAAGGAACGGGCAAAGGTCGCCACAAGTCTTGCTAAGTGCAGACAGGCACGCCGTGAATACAAGGACACGGTAGAAATTCTTGAACCGCTCGTTCAATTTTTGGAAAGCGACAAAGGCAAAAACCTTTTGAACTTGATGCGCGAGGCACTGGGTAAGACCAGAAAGGTCGAGAAGTGCATGGAAACCCGCACATACATACCACGAGTTTTAGAACAGGAGGTAAGCAAGTGAACATCGTGTTCTGGCTCATCGTCATCGTTGCACTTGTGCTGTTATGGTTCTGTCTGAGCTTTGCCTTTAAGGGCATTGGCGCATTCGGCCTGCGAATTTACAACGATGCGAAAAAGGAAATCTCCGAGGAATCGGAGGAGAAATCTGAAAAAACAACAGAGGAGTTAAAGGATGAAGGGTAAAATCGGCGCAATTATTTTGGGTATCGTGATGGTCTTCTGCCTGATTGCCTGCATTGTGTGTCTTGAGAAAATCCCCGCCGGTTATGTCGGCGTTGTGTACAACATGAACGGCGGCGTTGACGGTGAGGTTCTGACACAGGGCTGGCATCTGGTTGCCCCAACGAAGAAGGTGACCCAGTATTCTATCGGTATTGAGCAGTCTTATTTGACCGCTGAGGATAAGGGCGATTCGCCCAAGGATGAGAGTTTTAACATTCCCACCTCAGACGGCAAGACAGTCCGTGTGAATATCGAGTTCTCATATCGTTTTGATGAGACGCGAGTCTCCGAAACCTTTGCTATGTTCAAAGGAAAGTCAGGAGAGGCAATCAAGGATTCGTTCATCAAGCCCAAGGTTATTGCATGGACACAGGAGGTGTCTGCCAACTATCCCGTCACTGACATCTTCGGCGATAAGCGTACCGAAATCAATGCCGAGTTGGACACCTATCTGCGTGAGAAGTTCGACCAGTATGGCATTATCATCGACACGGTGAACTTCACCGATATTTCCGTCGATGAGGAGACTGCTGCCGCTATCCAGAAAAAGGTTACCGCCCAGCAGGAGCTGGAGCTGGCGAATATTGAGAAGCAGACCGCAAAGATTCAGGCAGAAAAGGACAGAGAGGTTGCCCAGATTAACGCAGAAAAAGCGGTTATTGAAGCTGAGGCAAAGGCAGAAACTCTGCGTATTGCAGCCGAAGCCGAGGCTGAGGCAAACCGTATGATTGCCGGTTCTCTGACCGGTGAGTTGATTGAGAAAATCAAGTATGAGCAGTGGAACGGCGAACTGCCCACTGTAACCGGTTCCAGTTCCATTATCAGCATCGACCCCTAATTAACACTAAGGAGGAATGAGTTTGACGACCGCTTTTTATATGTTCATTTTGTTTCTGGCAAAGGTTCTGGACAATACGCTCAATACAGCAAAGACAATTCTTGTTCAGCGCAACCGTTGCCTGCTTGCCGGTGTCGCTCTCGGCCTGTCAAACTTCATTTACCTGAGTATCACAAAAGACATCGTCACCAGCGACAGCACACTCGCCCTTGTGATAGTTTCCATAGCAAGCGGCGTTGGGTGCTGTCTTGCCGTTGCCCTCAGTAACCGATTCTCAAAAGACAGAACCTATGTGAATGTCATCTTGTCGGATGACAAGGAAGCGATGAAAGAGTTCCGCGATTTTCTGGCTGAAAATCATATTACCAATGTTGCCACCGATAGCTACACATTGGACTGGAGCCGGAAATCCATTTCCATCACCGCTTATGCTCAAACAAAAGCACAGAGCCGTCTGATAGACGAGTACATCGAACGGAGTTTATTGAAATGCAAGAGAGTCATCCGAAAGAATTGAGAACGATGGTTTCAACCATTGAGCATTTCCTTGCCCGTTTTCATCTGGCCGATGATGTCGATACGGTATTTACCAGCGGCTGTTGCTACTGGTTTGCAGTTATTCTGCACTGCCGCTTCCCTGATAGCACACTGATGTATGACCAGGTGGAAAATCATTTTGTTACCCAGATACAAGGTCGGCTTTATGACATCACTGGTGATGTGACTGGAAAGTACCAAGTAAAACCGTGGGATGCGTTGGATGATGAACTCTTAAAAAAGAGGATTATCCGAGACTGCATCCTGTTTTAATTAGGAGGAAAGTTTCATGCGACATTTAGCTACTATTCGTGAGATTACAACCCTCCGTCCGATTGCAGGAGCAGACCGCATCGAGGTTGCTCAGGTTGACGGATGGGAGTGCGTTGTCCAGAAGGGCGAGTTCCACACTGGGGAACACATCGTCTATATCGAAGTTGATTCCATTGTCCCAGAGAGACCGGAGTTTGAGTTTTTGCGTGACCGTAAGTTCCGTGTTCGCACCATTAAGCTTCGTGGTCAGGTCAGTCAGGGCTTGGTTCTCCCGCTGTCCATCTTGCCAAACGGCGCTCCCGCCGATTTGGGTGCCGATGTGACCGATGTTTTGGGCATCAAGAAATATGACCCTGCAGCACAGCAGGAGGCACAGCTGCTGACCAAGCAGCCCGCCAAACCCAAGAGCGCACTGGTGCGATTCCTTATGCGCTTCAAGTGGTATCGTAAGCTGTTCATGAAGTCTAAGCGCAAGGGTGGATTCCCTGATTGGATTGTCAAGACCGATGAGACTCGCATCCAGAACCTTACTGCGCTCTTCGAGGCAGAGCGCAACAAGGGAACAGAGTTTTCTGTTACGGAGAAGATGGACGGCCAGTCAGCAACTTACTATCTGCGTAAGGTTTCCAAGCGCAAGTATGAGTTCGGCGTGTGTAGCCGCAACATCTATCTCGGCACACCGGACAGCAGTTCCTACTGGACAGTCGCTAAGAAGTACAACATCGAAAATGTGCTGCGGCAGCTCATCGGTGATTATGAAACCATCGTTTTACAGGGCGAGATTTGCGGCAACCAGATTCAGGGCAATAAGTACCACATCAGCGGCTATGAATTGTTTGCGTTCAACCTGATTTTTCCTGACCGCAAATGCACGACTGCGGAAATCAAGGAACTGCTGGCGCCCTACGGCATTCGCTCTGTCCCCATCGTTGAAGAGGGCAAAACGCTGCCGGATACCATTGCAGAACTGGTGGAGTATTCCAAAGGATACTCTGTGGTTCGTAACGGTCAGAAGCGTGAGGGCGTTGTCATGAGAAATGTCAAAAGCAACATCAGCTTCAAGGTCATTAACCCGGACTTCCTGCTGGCAGAAAAGGATTGACCCGTACATCTGCGAAAGGAGATGTGAATCATGAGCGGAGTATCCATTGACTTGACCGGCGAGACTTTTGGCAATCTGAAAGTTATTCGCCGTGTCGAAAATAACCATAATCGTCAGCCACGGTGGCTTTGTGAATGCAAGTGCGGCAATACATATATCGCCGAGGGGCGTTACCTCAAGTCCGGCAGGACAAAATCCTGCGGCTGTATTCCTCGTGGCGCAAAGAGCGCAACAGCCATGACCAGCCGCGAAGAATGGGACTCGTCCGAAAGCAGGATGCGCTTGCAGCACGATGGAACAGACCCTTATCAGAGCTTGGCAAATGCCATCATCTGTGTTGCCGCCGATGATTATCGTACTGCGCTGAAGGACGATAACGAGCCGCTGCAGAAAGAGCTGGAGAAGTTTTTCCACTCGGCGTGGTACAAGTTTCTGACGAATGCAGACCCAGACAGATTGCTGGCGCTTCTGCGCCGAGAGCATCGTGGAACTTTGAGCGCAGCCTATATCTGATTCCCAAGAGCCGACTTGTTCGGCTCTTTTCCTTTGGCATAATTTGAGGATTCTGCCCGAAGAAAAGATTCGATGACATAAGGGGGCGGTTCACTTTTGAAAGTTAGTATCAGCCGAGGAAACGAAAAGCTCGGCAGTATCCAAAGCGTGTCACTTCCGTCCGGTTTGACCTGCCGGGAGTGTGATTGCAGCAGGAAGTGTTACGCAAGACGCATAGAGCGCCGTCGTCCCAGTGTGGCGGCAGCTTATCGGAACAATCTGCAAATCTTAGAAACAGAACCGGAAGTGTATTGGCGGGAGGTTGAGGCGACAATCATGTTGTCTCGATTCTTCCGCTTTCATGTTTCTGGCGATATTCCAAATACCACCTACTTCCACATCATGATGGAGATTGCTAAGCGTAATTCTCATTGTGAGATTCTATGCTTCACAAAGAAGTATGAAACCGTCAACGGAGTTCTGGCTTCCGGTATCCCGTTACCGGCAAACTTACATATGATTTTCAGCGCATGGAGAGGACTCCGAATGGACAACCCTTTCCAACTGCCGGAGGCTCATGTTCGCTATAAGGATGGAACAACCACAGCAAGGCCAGACGCAAAAGAATGCGGCGGCAACTGCACGGAATGTGCCTGCACATCCGGTGGCTGCTGGTCTTTGCACACAGGAGAACAGGTGGTATTTAACGAGCACTGACAGGAGGGATTGAATGAAGCGGATAATTCCGCCGATTTTTATGTTGCTGTTGGTTGTAGTAATTACACTTGCTACACCGATTGATGCACAGGTAAAGGTAGAGGAACGGCAGCCGGTTGAACCGATGACTACAACGACCGTGCTGTCCACGGAGAGCCTCCCAGAGATGAACCTTGAGACTGAGCCGGAGGCCGTCGAGGTTGATGACGGCTCGCTGACCTCCCCATCAGGATTAGCGGCAGAAGATTTACACCTTCGTCATAACCTGGTTGGATTGGAGCAAGCCTTCATTGATGCCGAGGCTAAGCACGGGGTTCGTGCGGATTTCCTCGCTGCTGTTGCGGCGCTGGAAAGTGGATGGGGACGCTATCAATTCCGACCCAATAACATCATGGGTTTCGGACAGATGGAATTCTCAAGTATGGAAGAGTGCATCGACACAGTCGCAGCATATCTCGCCAAACATTATCTCAGCCCGGACGGCAAGTATTATAACGGCGAAACCGTTGAGGGCGTTTGTGTCCGGTATAACGGAAGCCCTGAATGGGCTGAATCAGTTCAGCAAATTATGGAGGAGGTGCGGTCGTGACAAAATTCGGTTTGAACGGTTTTCTTGAGCGGACAAAGGGTGCTTCTCTGCACTACAAGCTGAAAGAGTTTTGGTGGCAGCTGCGGTATGCATGGCAGCGTGCATGGCGTGGCTATGATTTCACCGATGTCTTTGAGCTTGGGTACAACTTCACCGCTAAGATGCCTGTTCTTCTTACAGAGTTTCTGAAAAACAATGTCGGTCTGTTCTATGATACCGAAGCAGATAAGCAGCTCGATGAGGAAGAAACAAATGCGGTCATCAAGGAAATGATTTTCTACTTTGAGAACTGCGATGAAGACCATGTATATCAGCGGCTTCACCAGAAACGCTACTATGAAGATGGCGAGTACGACCCGGAAAAGTGGGAGTCAGTTCGTGTAGAGCTGGAGCGGTGTCGAACCGAGGCACTGCGCCTGTTTTCCAAGTGGTGCTTCCATCTCTGGTATTAACCACTGTGCCCGATTGAGATAACATATCACGGCTGTAAGTGGCGGTCGGAATCCAAAGTGGCACACATATTGTGACCGGGCGTAAAAGAAATAGCGGTTAGGTGGCGTTGCACCACCGAAGGCGTTGCGGAAGCTGCGCACAAGCCATAGCCGCACATAATACTTTGGTAAACTGAGACGGGAAACACTAATCCCCCTGCTCCCCGATAGAAAGGCTGAAAGGACTACCGCATGGCACAAGAGGTCATGCTGTGGTGGGAATATGGCACAGCGTAAAGGCGTGTGGTGAGGCCGGGAGTGGAGTCACTTTTGCAACAATAAAGAAAATTGAAGTGGAGGTATCCAAAAATGAGCATGAGCTACTGGATTTGCGAGGGCGTCGGGATTCGTGTTAATCAGCTGCGCCCTTTTCTGAACACACAGAAATGTATCCAGCTTTTGAAGGAGCAGCTGCCCGGCGAAGAAATCTCAGAGGATGGGTTTGACATTGACGACTACCTTTACGGAGAACCTTTTGAGAATCTTGCGGATGTCTTCACCTTTTGTGACGATACGGATTCCCTGACATACGGCGATAATGGCGACGGTGAATATTACTTCTATTACCCGCCCTCTTATCCGTGGGAACGGACAGAAAACGAGCCAGCAAGTATCGCGGAAGTCCATGAGCGCGTTATCAAGGCCGTCCTCCGTCTCTGCGATATGACACGAGAGCAGGTCGAGGACTTGATTGACAATGATATCTATGACTACGGTTGCGGTTAATAAGGAGAGCACCTTCATGAATGTAAACATCATTGGGAATAAGGTCTTTGTGAACGGGTCTGCCCTGCCTCCGGTTCCCGGCGCAAAGTCAAGCGTAAACCTTTCACAGGTCGGTAATAAGTTGTATGTCAACGGATATGAGTACCGCAATGGACGCTGGAAGCGAACACTGCGTGCAATTCTCCATACCCTGTTTTGAGGTATTCCAGAATGCGTAAATGTACCATGTGTCAAAACCATGACTCCTGCTCTGAACAAAGAATGCGAGAGTGCCGTGCCCGTGATTATCTCTTTTTCCGCCCCGCTTTTGTTGGCAGATGTGATAATTGCGGCGCCCCATTGTATGCAGATAGCGTTCGCTATGAAGCAACGATTGGCAGACAGACGCTGGAGTTATGTGAAAGTTGCTGTAAGAAAGTGTAGGTCGCTATGAACACAATGCTTTTTCCAGAGGATGTCGCCAATGTAATTCAATCTTTTTATCTCTGCAACAAGGGCGACGAGGCAACCTCCGACTTGCTCTTGGCCGTCGGCGCCGAGCTTCTTGATATCTCCCCTGATAAAGTACTGGAGATGATTACGGAGGGCTTCTGATGGGCAAGCCCAAACGCAGAAAACCACCAGAGATGCCATACTGGTGGTGGCTTGGTCAAGATGGCTGCTGGTTCTGCAAGACACGCAGTGCCTGTTCCAATTGTAGTGTTATCAAGAAAGACCGGAAAGTGTCATTTGGTAAGAAAGTGAAGGGCAGGCATTCGGCGAATCATAAGTTAGATTATGGCCTCCGAGCCAACAAAGGCGGTGTTGAGTAATGGTTCTTTGCGAAAAAGATTGCATACCGTGTTGTGATTTCTGCATATACGCAAGACATGATAAGTTCACAATTGACGGTAAAGAGCATACAGGCGGCCCGATTGAGTGCATTCTCCACAAAGACGAGGAACATCAGGAAATTGCAATAAGCTGCGGCTATTGCGATGACTATCACTGCTTTATGGCAGACGAGAAAGGTTAATCTTATGAGATGCCCATACTGCGAGTCTGGGACAAATGATTTTGTTCCAATGAACCAAGCTGTTGAATACAGCGGAATTGAGATGGCTATAAACAGGCAGGGAATGTTGAGGGTGAGGGTGCTTGACGACGATGGCAGTTTCACGACGCAAGATATCATTGAAATACGCAACTGCCCACTGTGCGGGAAACGATTTATGAAAGGTCGATGTGTATGAGCGGCATCGTCCATTGCCCGAGATGTGGGCACCATATAAATATTCCTTCCAATGGAACCGCTGGGTATTGCCCGATATGTGATAAGGAGGTTCCTGACATGGAGAAAAGAACGATTTGGGTAAAGCCATCCTGCTTTGCTCCAGAGTTTGAGATGATTATTCCCATCCCGACAGACCGGGATGATGAGGAATACATCGACGAACTGTTGGACGGAATTCTGAGTACCGAGTTCCGATACAATGTCGAGTGGGATTTTGTTGATGGGTTAAGCTGATGAAAAAAGGGGCGAAATTCATGAAGCACAGAGCAACAATCGATTTGGAATTTACAAACGGCGACCTCTTTGAGCAGGAGGTCATCAAAGCCATGCGTGCTTACGCAAAGACAATCGCACGGGAAGCATTCCAGAACGAAGTCGAGGAATGCGTTGCTGACACCGCCAAAGTGTGGGCAAGACGCCTTTATGAGAGCAGATACACTGAGCCGATGAGCGACAAGCTGGTGAAGGCGGAAGTCCAGTCTTACATCAAAGAACAGATGTCGCACAAGGATATGCTGGATTTGATTCAGGGAACCGTGCAGGCAGCGGTAGTTGAGTGTAAAGATAAAACAAAGCAGTTTGCCCAGGCCGAAGTCGAGAAGTACCTAAAGGGTGCAGTCGTAATGAGTGCAATTCACGAGGAAATTAAACGAGCTGTTCCGCAGGCAGTTCTCGATGCGCTAAGAGGAGCGTGAGGTTTTCAACATGACCAATTACCAGAAGTACCAGCTTCAATGGATGATTGACCACGGTTATTCCTTGCAGGACTTGATGCGTGAGCTGACAGAGTTTCAGTATGATGACCCCGAAGACAGCGACCGCATCTCCACCCCCATCCAAGAGCTATTCGGCGAATGGGAATTTGACCGTGGTTTTGGTTCGGAAATCTGGGCGTGCGAGGGAGAGTGGCGAGAAGTGGAATGCCCGCAGAGAAAGTCGGTCAACATTCAGTGGGATATCGACCCGGAGGATGATGACGGCGTTGAGCTACCTAATGAAATCACTATTCCTAATGACATCGAAGATGAGGAGGCCATCTCCGACTATATCTCTGATGTAACCGGATTTTGCCACAAGGGATTTGAGTTGGAGGAATAGTTGTGAGAACTTGGATAGACGAAACAACTGGCTGCAAGATGTGCGAACCTGACTGCGCTGATGAATGGCTTTTTGATATCTGGGCTATCGGCTGCGATTACGACGGTGAAAGCACGGTAGACGGATTGAAAAAGCTGGTGGACAGCCTCGTTGAAATGAGCCAGAAAGCAAGGGACTGTCTACATGATGGTAAACTATTCCCCGCAGATAAAGAATAACAACCAACCGCTTTGTAGATTTGCTGTTATACATATTAACTTTCAGCAGCTTTTCGCCAAAGGCAAAAGTAAGAGTTCGCCACTTATGTTCGCAATCCGACAGCCCGCTTCGCGGGCAGTCAACTTTTTCTTGCTCGCATTGCAAGCAACGCTCGCAAGTGTCGGATTGGCGAACAATGTTGATGCATATCGGTTTTGGGGCTTTAGACAAACGACCGATACGGAAAGCGGTATAGAAACGGAGGTAATTTCAAATGCCTGATTACAAAAAATTCTTTGAGTATTGGCACGACCTGTACGGAACGGGACTGAAAATTGCAGGATGGCACCTCAACGGGGAGCTGGAAGACTTTGACAACTTCTTTGACTCCGCTGTTGCGAGTATGGATGGCGTCTCCATCATGAGAACTTTTCAAGGGAAAACATACACGGAACTGTGGGAAGAGTTCGGCGATGTGCCGATGAATCCAGAAACCGAGTGCATCGAAGTTGCTTGGTGCGGTTTTCCCAAAGGCACACACCGTGAGGATATTTGGCATTGGTTCGAGGAGACCTTTGGTGTGGCCGTTCATGACCTGATGTATTCATGACAGTCGAGCTTCTCAATACATACGGCATCCTGCATATAGGTGTTGCTGAGTTCCTCTTTGACCTGGATGACCTCCCTATTATCAAAGGCCGAGACAGTTGGTACTGCGATAAAGACGGCTATCTTGTCAGCAGCTATTTTTACTGCGGTGTCCGGCGGTTTGTCCGCTTTCACCGGTTGGTGATGCACGCAAAGCCAGGGCAGTTTGTTGACCACATCAACAAAAACAAGGCCGATAACCGAAAAGAGAATTTGCGCTGCTGTCAGCGTTCGGAGAACGACAGAAATCGCAGCCTTTATATCACCAACACATCTGGCGTTTCCGGCGTCTTCTTTGATAAGCAAAGAGAAAAGTGGGTCGCCAGTATTACCTACAACAGTAAAAAGATTTACCTCGGCAGATACGATGCAAAAGAAGATGCCGTTATGGCACGGCTCACAAAAGAGATTGAACTTTATCGGGAGTTTGCTCCTCAGAGAGCGCTTTTGGAAACGCTTAATCTTTGTTCCAGCGGAACTCTGGCATAAAACGATAAGGGTCAAGCTTCAAAACGGCGCACACAGATAATCCAATTCTCATGCTGGCGCCGCTTATGTTGCGCTCTCCATTTTCCAGTCTCTGATATTGGCGAGCTTGAATATGTGCGGCGTCTGCTACCTGCTGCTGGGTCATTCCGAGTTCCTCCCGCCGATTCTTCAAAATATCTTTTTCGGTTTCAAGGAAGAACCACTGCTCCCCATTGTTCAACAAGTCTTCACTGGGAGTTTTATAGGTGTCTTGAAAGTTCATATCAAAATCCATCATAATCATATCTCCTTTCAGCACGACCAATCGGTCGTGCTTTTCTTATATCTTACGACCAAATGGTCGTGATGTCAAGCAATTTTCAAACTACATTTACAGGAGGGTGCGCTTATGGGCAATCAACGAGATTCACTGGGCGACAGAATGAAGCGGTATGAGTATGTTTCACGCAACTACCTGACCCGTCGTGTTCCTGTCATCATCCGTATTGACGGTAAGGCTTTTCACACCTTTACAAAGGGAATGAAGAAGCCATTTGACCGCATTCTTATGTCTGCCATGCAGGATACCATGCGTTTCCTGTGTGCCAACATTCAGGGCTGCGTCTTCGGATACACGCAGTCTGATGAAATCACATTGGTTTTGACCGACTATGCCTCCATCCGCACAGACGCATGGTTTGGCTATAATGTCCAGAAGATGTGCAGTATTGCCGCGTCAATGGCGACGCTGGCGTTCAATAAGGCGTTTGCCGAGCAGACGGAAAAAGAAGACAGCGGCCTTGACCTTTCCGTTTATCGCCGCAAGTTCCAAACTGCCATGTTCGATGCCAGAGCTTTCACCGTTCCTCTGGACGAGGTCTGCAACTGCCTGATTTGGCGTCAGCAGGATGCCACCCGGAACAGTATTGAAGCTGTTGGGCAGGCAAACTTCAGTCACCGAGAACTGCAAGGAAAAAGCTGCGATAAAATCCAGGATATGCTATGGAAGGAACGGGGTATTAACTGGAATGATTTCCCCGTAGATTGCAAGCGTGGTTCCTGTTGCATTAAAACAAGGGTGACAGAAACTGTCTCTGTGCTAAACGGAGACGCAACTGTGGAGGTTTCCAGAAGTCGTTGGGTCATTGACCGTGAGCCGCCTGTCTTCACACAAAACAGAGAGTATGTGGAGCGATGGTTATGACAATAGAGGAGAAAGTTCAGCAGCAGGAAATCATGCTTCACGAACTGCTGGAGAAAAACAGGGAGTCCAAACGGGAGCTTGCGGCGTACCACAACATCATGCAGGGAATGGTGGGGAGTACTAATGAGCGCATTGACTGTTTGGAAATCATTGTAGAAACCGCCATTACAAAAGCGGTTCACGAATTGATTGAGCGCCTGCGTTACGATGATATTCAGGCAATCGACGAGGAGGAGTTTGCCGCTGCCGTCAGAAAATTGATTTTTGATGCAGACCCCGGCGTTCAGCTCCCATTCTGAGGAGGGTTTTATGAAGTGCTATAAAAGCGGCGGCTGTGGCGTATATGAAAACCGTTCATGCTATGAATGCCCAGCCAGCAAACCGGAATATCTGAAACGCTACGAGTTTCCTGACAGGGGTCTTGTAGAAAAACTCCGACTGTACGGCAGCACCAAACCCAGCGGACAAATGGGCAATGACTGTCGTGTCCCCAAAAATGTGCTGCTCCAAGCAGCAGACAGAATCGAGGTGTTAAGCGGTGTCAGAGCAGCAAGCAGCTAACAGAAAATTATATATCTCTGATTGGCATTACGGTCACAAGAACGCTCTGGCATTCGATAACCGTCCTTTCAAGACGATTGAGGAGATGAATGCTGCGCTCATTGAGCGATGGAACGCCGCCGTTCATCCGGGTGATACTGTCTATGTTCTTGGCGATATGTTCTGGTGCAATATGCAGGAAGCAATTTCTGTCCTCAACCAGCTGAACGGACAGGTGTTTCTGATTAAGGGCAACCATGACCGTTGCAGCGATGGGCGGTTTCTCAAGAAGTTCGTCAAGGTCACAGAGTATCTGGAGGTCGAGGACTCCGACCGTAAGGTCGTCCTCTGCCATTACCCAATCCCGTGTTTTAAGAACCACTATTACGGCTGGTATCACCTGTATGGTCATGTTCATAACTCCTTTGAGTGGAACATGATGGAGCATGACCGCTTCTTGATGCAGGAGTTATACGGACATCCATGCCTTATGTACAATGTCGGCTCGATGATGCCGTGGATGGATTATACCCCGAGAACTCTGGATGAAATTCTGCGGCTTGAAGCTGTTTACAAAAATGAAGCGGCGGAACCGACTGCCGCACAGTAGTTTTGCAGATGCTTGATGGGCTGTATCAATGCAACACATAAAAGAAAGGAGCGTGGCGCACATGATTTATCTGGATAATGCGGCCACCACACAGATGGACAAGCGTGTACTGGATGCTATGATGCCGTACCTGACTACCCAGTACGGTAATGCCGGTACACTCTACAAGTTTGGACGCAGTGCAGGTGAAGCTGTGAAGCAGGCACGGACTCAGGTAGCTGAGTTTGTCAACGCAAAGCCGGAACAGATTCTGTTTACCTCCGGCGGCAGCGAAGCAAACAGCCTTGTGTTTCAGGGCTTAAAGGAATATCTTAAAAGTATCGGGAAGACACACATTCTGGTTTCTGCCATTGAACACGACTCCGTTCTGAAAGCGGCTCATTCGCTTATAAAAGACGAGTTTTATATTGAATATCTGCCTGCACATAGCGACGGAAAAGTATTTGCGCAGAGCGTAGAGGATGCCATTACCCCAAAAACGGGGCTTGTGTCTGTTATGTATGTCAATAATGAAACCGGCGCCGTTAATCCGATTGAAGAAATCGGCACGATTTGCATGAAGCGTGGTATCCTGTTCCACACAGATTGTGTTCAGGCTGCTGGCTGTCATCCAATTGATGTGGAGAAAATCGGGTGCGACTTTCTTTCCCTTTCTTCCCATAAAATCCACGGGCCGAAAGGCGTCGGCGCACTGTTTGCCAAAGATAAAAGCGTGCTGACTCCCATCATCTTCGGAGGTGCGGAGCAGGAGTTTGGGCTTCGTGCCGGAACAGAAAATGTTGCCGGTATTGTGGGCTTTGGTGCAGCCTGTGAAATCTCTTCCAAGAGTCTTCATGAGGATTGTATTTGGGTTTCTACGCTTAAACAGCGTTTTTACATGGCGCTGACAGACGCTTTGAAAAAGAATGGACACGCTGATATTGTCCATACCAACGGCCCGTCTGTTCTCAATCCGGGGAAAGCACTGAACCTGTGTCTTTCCGGCATTGATGGGCAGACCTTGCTTCTGATGCTTGATGGGAAAAACATCTGCATCTCTGCCGGTTCCGCTTGCCGCAGTCATGAGGCTGAGCCAAGCCATGTACTGACAGCGATGGGGTTGACTACGGATGAAGCAAGAAGCTCTATCCGAATTTCATTCTCCAGAATGAATACGGCAGACGAAGCAGTAGATGCAGCGAATATTATTGCGGCCTGTATTGAGATACTCACCAATGAGGTGGCAAGATGAAGAAACTGTTTGTATCAGACTATGTTGGCTTCGATGAGTCGGCAACAAAAGCTACGCTGTATTCCTTTGATTCGGAAGAAGAGTGCAGAGAGTTTCTTGAACTGTCACATGACGAGCGCTGCCAGGTCTTCAATGTTTTTGACGAGAGCGATAACTATGGGGTTCTCCCAGGAGCGGCTTACCACACATACGAGTTTGTTGTTGTCGGCGGGATTCTTACTATGTATGATACTCTTGCCCTGAATGTTTAACGAGGAGGAATAGCCATGACCACAGAACAAATCAGAGAAATGCTGCAAAGCCCTGCGTATGAATTTCTCAGAAGTAATGAGCACCTGAAAGACAAAATCATTTTCCTCACGCTGGGCGGCAGCTATTCCTACGGCACAAATGTCGAAACCTCTGATGTGGATATCCGTGGTTGTGCCTTGAACAGCCGTTCCGATTTGTTGGGGTTATCCAATTTTGAACAGGTCGTTCATACAGGAACGGATACCACGGTCTACTCATTCAATAAGCTTGTAAGTTTGCTTTTGAACTGCAATCCCAATACGATTGAGATGCTGGGCTGCCGCCCGGAGCAGTACATGGTTTGCACTGACATTGGGCGAGAGATGATTGAGAACAGAAAGCTGTTTCTCTCTAAGCGAGCGGTAAACTCTTTCGGTGGATACGCCAACCAGCAGCTGCGGCGGCTGGAAAATGCTCTTGCCAGAGATAAACTTCCGCAAGCACGGAAGGAAGAACATATCCTGAACTCCATGAAGAGTGCTGTCAAGGCGTTTGAGGGCAGGTATCGGGTCTTTGAGAATGGCGGCATCACTCTTTACACGGCTGAGAGTTCACGCGAGGATTTGGACAGAGAGATTTTTGCCGATATCCATCTTACAAAGTATCCGGTTCGTGAGTTCAACAGTATTCTGAACGACTTGACCAATGTGGTTGGCACTTACGAAAAGCTGAGCCACAGAAACCATAAGAAAGATGATAACCATCTCAATAAGCACGCCATGCATCTCGTTCGCTTGTATCTGATGTGTTTGGATATCTTGGAGAAAGGTGACATCATCACCTATCGAGGCCGTGATTTACCGCTTCTCATGAGCATTCGCAGAGGCGACTATCAGCTGGAGGATGGTTCCTATCGTTCAGAGTTTTTCGAGATGGTTTCGGATTTTGAAAAGCGTCTCGATTATGCAAAGCGGAACACAAGTCTGCCGGAACATCCTGATATGAAGCGTGTCGAGGAGTTCGTGGTCAGCGTGAACAGGAGGGCTCTTGATGCATAAGATTTCTATTCCGAGTGGCGCAAAGGCGATTGTTCTTGGTCTTCGCTATGAAAACCATGAGGCATATATTGTTGGAGGCTGCGTTCGAGACAGCCTGCTCGGCAAAGAGCCGAAGGACTGGGACATCTGCACCTCCGCTACGCCGCAGGAGGTTAAGGAACACCTCAACCGCTGCAGCGTTCGGACGATTGATACAGGGTTAAAGCATGGTACAGTCACAGCGGATATGGAACGAGCGGGTAAATACGAAATTACGACATTCCGCATTGACGGGGATTACTCGGATAATCGCCGTCCTGATTCTGTTACATTCACAGAGAGCATTTATCAGGATTTGTCCCGCAGAGACTTTACCATCAATGCAATGGCGTATAACAGTGCCGGTCTTATTGACCCCTTTCACGGCGTAGACGATTTGAAGAATGGCATTATCCGCTGCGTTGGAAATCCGAATGCCCGATTCAGTGAAGACGCACTTCGCATTCTGCGTGCTTTGCGGTTTGCTTCTGTTTATGGGTTCTCGATTGAGAAGAACACGGCTCAGGCTATTCACGATAATGCATGGCGGCTTACGAACATTGCTGCGGAAAGAATTCACAGTGAGCTTTGTAAGCTGCTTCTCGGAAACGGCGTCCTCCCCGTCCTACTGGATTATCCCGATGTGATTGCGACTATCATTCCAGAGATGAAACCGTGTATCGGTTTTGACCAGAACAACAAATACCACCAGTACACCATTTATGACCACATCGCTCATGCAGTTTCCAACTATACAGGCAAGGACATCGCTGTTAAGGTAGCGCTGCTGCTGCATGACATCGGAAAGCCTTGCTGTTATACCGAGGATGAGAACGGCGGCCATTTTCACGGACACGGAAACTATAGTTATGATATTTCCAAAGTCGTTCTGGAACGGCTGCGCTTTGACACCGCAACAAAGCAGGAAGTGCTTGACCTTGTTTTGTACCATGATACTGTCATTGAACCAACAACGAAAACAGTTCGCCGGTGGCTCTGCAAAATCGGCGAGCGCAGATTTTCTCAGTTGCTGGATGTCAGGATGGCGGATATCAAAGCTCACGCAGAGGGTACACAGGAGTCCAGAATCGAGCGGTGTGTGGCACTTGGCGTGCTGATGGCAGAGATACTTGAGCAGGAAAAGTGCTTTTCCTTGAAGGATTTGGCAATCAACGGCAAGGATATTATTTCTCTCGGTGTGCCACAAGGGAAGCAAATCGGAGTCATTCTCCATGAGCTGCTGGAGGAGGTCATTCTCGATACGCTGCCCAACGAACACGATGTTTTACTGCGAAAGGCGGTGGAACTTATTGAGCGAACCTAAATATCCAAAAGGCGAACGAGTGTGGGTTGGATACTACAATAGCAACCATGAACTGTGCTTTATTCTTACAAGTAAAGAAAGCCGCGACTTCTATTTCTTGTATGAGCTGATAGAGGGTAACTTCCGCAAGCTTGGAAAAGCACGGTCGCCGACGGAATTGGAAGAGAAGTTCCGTGTATATCAAAGGATGGAGGAACACGGTGGATGACTTTACTTATGATTGCTGGCAAAAGAAACAGCTGGCTCAGCAGGCTCGCCACCGCAAGCGTGGCAGTAAAAGTCGGAAGTGTTTTCTTCCGTCAGACAACTTGACGAAAAAGCAGTGGAAAGAAAGGAACGGGAAAACATTGTCTATCAACTTGAACCAACCTACTTCCTGGGAGATTTTTAAGGAGGTTTCCAAGCCGACGCAGGAGGAATATCTCAACCACCTACTGGCTATTTACGGGGCAAACGCAACCAGTCTGGCAGCGATGTTTCATGTGCAGCCGCTTACCATACGCAGGTTTATTCAGGCAAACGGCCTTGCCGTAAAGTTTCCTGTAGGACATTCCATGAATGCCGAACAGCGAGAGGCATGGGGTAGTTTTTTGAAGGGCGAGGTAAAGCCTGTGCCGACTCCAACTAAGCCGGAGGAACCTCGTGCCGCAACGCCCGACAAGAACGAAACCATGTCTATGAAAAAGGTCTCTCTTTCTTTTAGCGGGAAAATCAACGCATCTATGATTGTGAACTCTCTGCTGCAAATTCTCGGAGAGAACGCATCTGGCGATGTGGAAATCACTTGTCAGCTCTGCGGTTGACTATGTATGGTATAATAGATATTGGAAGGAGTGGTCTTTATGGATAACAATTTGGATTTGCAGTATGCGCTTGATGCCGACATTGAAACGGCGTTCGACAGTTTCGTCGATGCCATTTATGATGAGGTGATGAATGATGAGATGAAGACAACCATCATCAATCTTCCAAAGCATCAGCAGATGAAGTTCGTATATTCGGTGCTTAAGCACTTTGCAAAGGGAACGGATGCCGTTCTTTCATATAAATTGTGTGAGCCGTTCAAGACAATGGGTAGTGTCTCTATCGAGGCAAAGCAGTTGGAGTTTGATAACCCGGAGTGGTTTGCCAGAGCCGCTGAGTTTGCCAGCAATACAGAGGTCTATCCTCTGACAAAAAACAGGATTCGGCTAACATTTACCTTTCATGGTGTCACAACACCAATCGAATAAGGGGGCGGACGATATGGAATACAAAGGATGTTTTGACACGGTGCATGGTTTGATTGAGGATGCCTCCAAAGAGTTCGGTGCGGCTTTTGTTGTCTCACCGGAAAAATCCGAGCAGGTTAGCAGAGCTTGCGAGAAGGTCGATGCGCTTTTTGAAGAGATTGATTGCTCCGTCATTGACGCGAGTGTCAATATGGATAACAAAGTGCTGACTATCAGCATCTTCTGCGACGAGGTCATTTTGGAAAACGGCAGAGAGAATAGTTTCTGCAAGCTTTTGCAGGAAGTCACTTCGTTCTCTATCTCTAAGGCAGCAGGAGATACCCTGCGGCTCGATATGAATATCGCTGGTGTGTGGCAGGCGGCCTAATTCACTATGCAAATTGCTTTCATAGGAGGAATTGAGTGGATGATAGAAGACGGGGGCAGCTCAGAGACGCCCTCAATATGTTGAGTAATGCCGCTTCTGTGGTAGAAAGGGTTTGTGACAAAGAGCAGGACTGTGTTGACAACTACCCTGAAAATCTGCAAAGCACAGAACGGTTTGAAAAGATGGAAGACGCATTGGATAGTCTGAATGATGCGCTCGAAAAAATCGACGATGCAAAAAGCCACATTCAGTCTGCTATCCAGTAAAGAAAAAGCAGGGCGTGATTGCCCTGCTCTTTTACTCCTCAAACAAATAGTCCGGCAGTTCCAGCTTAAAGCCCATCAGGACTTTCCCGTAGCACTTTACGGAGCTGCCGCTGTCCGATGCCACAAAGACATTCGTGTCACGAAGCTTTGGGTTTGCGGATACTAACTCAAGGTTCCCATTTTCATCTACATAGTACTGCTTGCAGTACATTGCGCCATCTACGCAGAAGATACCGACATCGCCGATAGCCATTTCCGCATCCTTCTTCACATAGACCATGTCGCCGTCATGGATGTAGGGGAACATACTGTTTCCCTGAATGTTTACAGCGTAGTCTGCTTCGTCTGGAACGCTGCCGTCCACCAGAATCATCTCAAAGTCAGCACCGTCAAGCGGGACAGATGTTCCGGCTGCGGACGGCGTGGTGTATCGTGGGATATACCGTTCTCTTCCGGTATCTGCAAGCTGGATAACATTGTTGCGCTTCTTCGGCTTTGCCGCCAGGTCAATGCGCTCTTTTTCTAAAGAGCACACGGTGTTCACGATTTTTTTGCCGTGCGTATCAAGCTCACGATAATCCTGCAGGAAGCGTTTCTCTGCCGGAGAGAGTATAAAAGCGTAGTTTTGTTCGTTTCCTTTCGGATGAATATCAAGAAGCATATCTATCGATGTGTTTAGAAAACGCCCAAGTGCAATCAAGGCGTCCATGTTCGGCTTTTTCGTGTTGTGTTCCCACGACCGAACAGCAACGGTAGAGACTCCGACAGCAGAACTCAAATCCTGCTGTGTATATCCGCGCTCTAAACGCAGATTCTTCAGGCGCTGACCGAAGTCCATGATGACTATCCTCCATCATTTGAGATTGGTTGTTGACACGACCCGTAATTTGTGGTAGCATTAACACCGTAACAACTGTTTGCATTGACAGGATAACACAAACTAAGGTTTCTGTCAATAGGAAAAAGAATAGTCCGCCTTTCGACGGACTATCCCGTGTTGCATACTGCCGATGAACACAAACTCAAGAAAACAGTATGCGAGCAGCCCATAGATTTACAGGCTGTGGTCATAACGACACCACTCATCATGACCTACTTGTAGTATAACATGGGCTTCCTCATAAATCAATGGAGGTTTCTGACTACGAGATGAAAAAAAGAGTTTCTGTGAGGGAACTGAAGGAATACTGTTCCCGAAACAAACCGCAACAGGTTCTTTTCTGCACGGAGAATCAGGAATGGTATCGTGTGGCAGACCCATGCAAACTCAGATTATCCTTCCCAATTATGTTGATATGCGAAAACCCCAATCTGATTTGCTTGAAGTCCGAAACAAATACCATGTGTATCGACCGCATAAAATTTGCTGAAATCAACAGCGATACAAGTGTGTTGGGCACTGTGCTCACTGTGAGCTGCGGCAATATGAAGGCTGCGGAGCCTGAGAAAACCTACACGCTAATTTTCTCATAAACTTTTTATGTTGTCTATATAATTGACTTGACTTGAAAAACCCATTATGTTATACTCCAACCATCAACATAATTGTATTGAAGGAGTTAATACCTTGGGTTTTCATCATAACGAGCAGCGAGTCCCTCAAATCGGAGAGGTATATCTGATGAATTTCGGAGGAAGCGGCAGCGAGCAAAACGGCTGGCGTCCCGGTGTTGTTTTCCAGAACAATGTCGGTAATGCACACAGCCCCAACATCATCGCCCTCCCCCTTACCAGTTCCATTAAAAAGTCCGGTCAGCCTACCCATGTTATTATCAAATCGGCTGACAGTGGACTTCGACTTGACAGCATGGTTCTGTGCGAGAATCCCGAATGTATGTCGAAAGAACGCATCGGCCAGTATATCACCACATTGTCCAACCGTTATATGCAGCAGATAGCAGCAGCGAATCTCCTCGCCACCTCTGCTATTTCATTCCTGGACACTGAAGTGTTGCTTGCCGTCTGGCATAAGGCAATCCGTCTGAATGCCGCCGTTCCGGCATAACCCTACATACAATTAACGGGAGGTTCGCCATGTACAATGAAGGGTTAAAGATAAACTTCATCCGCAACTATACGCAAAGCATCAACACCGCTAATGTGGCAACAACGGTATTTACCGCATTTGCGCCGCACGAAGAAGCGTGGGGTGCTGATTTGTGTACGAAAAGCACAGAGGAACTCCAGCCTGTGATTGATGAAATCGTAGGGTTGCGTTCCAGAAGTCAATGGATGTCGCTCACAATACTGAAAGAGTATGTCAAGTGGTGTATCACCATGAAGGTGCCGGGTGCCTGCGACGGGATGCTTCGCATCACAGCGGTCGGTCTTGACAAAGTCAGAAAGCAGATGGTTACAAGTCCGCTGCACCTCCAGCGGTATCTCAATGAGGTCTTTGACCCGGAGGGTGACGAGACCATCGACAATCTCTACCGCTGCTACTACTGGATGGCGTTTTCCGGTATCCGGGAAGAAGATACACTGAGCATCACAGCTTCGGATGTAGACTTCATGGATATGTCCATTCGATATGGGGAGAACTGCGTACCACTTTATCGTGAATCCCTCCCAGCATTTCGCAACGCAGTGGAGCTGTCCGGTTTTCTGTATAAACACCCGAACTACGCAAAGGAAATTCGGCGCGACAGAGTTCCCGGCGACACTATTATGCGTGGAGTTCGGGCAACCACAAAAACCATGTCTATTCGTTCCATGCTTTCGCATCGTTCTGCCGCCGCACTTCAGGAGGGCAGGACGGAGCAGCAATTAAGCTTCTACAGAGTATGGATGTCCGGGCTTTTCTATCGGATGTACGAGAGGGAGCGGGCAGGTATTCCAGTGGATTTCTCTGATGCAGCAGTTGATTTCATGTCTGGGCGGACATATGTTGTCAAAGGTAGAGTGAAGCTGGAACACAAACAAAACAAAATTGAGAAAGATTATATGGAAGACTACCAGCGCTGGAAGCTGGCTTTCCTGATGTAAGGCGGTGAAAAAATGGGTATCGGAGATTTGTTTTCTATCTTTGCAGGCGGTGCTTGGCTTGCTACGGAAACGGCCAAAGAGATTGGCGAACGGGCTGTTGGTGAAGAACGCAGCCGTTTAATCAAGGCATACATCGCAGAACACACTGACCCAGAACTGGAGCAGCGTATGATGGAGGATGTAAAGAATCCCGATATGTACGATGCGGTTTGGGAGCGCATCGAGTCTTTTAAGCGAGACAATCCTGTTTTCTGCGACGAGGAGGCCAAGAAGTCCCTCATTAAGAAGTACGACGGGACTTACGGATACACCAGCCGTTTTGGCTGGCAGAATGTCGGCGAGGAGAGACTCCCATTCCGCACCGCAAATGGAAGCCTGTATGGGAAAAGCCAGTATCAGGATTTGGAATTGGACGGGAACCGTAATATTGCGGTCATGCTTTTGATGCAGACATACGGTAAAATGAAGTTGTCCCATGCAAAGACAACGGCAGAAAAGCTTTATCCCATTCCCAAGTCCAACCGAAATTGGTAATCAGAGAACCTGCATCAAGCAGGGTTCTCTTTACATATATCAACACAATTAAATAAAATACAAGATTGAAAGGAGTGGTTCCTATGGGCGAGTTAAAGGAGAGATTCCTTTCTGTGTACAATAACGCAGTACACAGAGATGGCTCCGATATGCTTCTGCGATGGTTGGAGGATTCCGATTTCTTCGTTGCACCAGCATCCACAAAATTCCACGGTTGTCATGAAGGTGGGCTTCTTCAGCATTCCCTGAATGTGTATGATTGCCTAAAGAAGGGATTAGAAAACGCCGGATTGCAGAACAGCTACCCCGCAGAGACGGTTGCTGTTGTCTCGCTGCTTCACGACATCTGCAAGGTCAACTTTTACAAGAAGGGTTTTCGCAATGTCAAGGATGAGGAAACCGGCCAGTGGTACAAAAAAGAAGTCTATGAAATCGATGAGAAGTTCCCATGCGGAGAGCACGCGGACAAGTCTGTCATCCTTATTCAGAACTTCATGCATCTTGAGCCGGAGGAAATCCTCGCTATCCGTGCCCATATGGGCGGCTGGGACACCGCAGTAAAGGGCGGGAATGCGTTTGTCGGCAAGATTTTCGAGCGAAGCAAACTCGCTGTTCTGCTCCACCTTGCCGATATGGAAGCTACCTATCTTTGCGGCGAATAAAAGGAAAGAAGGTTATTTATGTCAGAGCAGACAGTCAACATCTATCAGAAGCTGGCTAAAGTCAGGAAGCAGGTAGAGGTCATCCGAAAAAACAAAAGTGGCTACGGCTACAAGTATGTCACCGAGGATGAAATCCTCGCCAAAATCTCGGTTTTCATGGACAAGTATCACCTGTCACTGGTTCCCAGTATCCAGTCTGGAACCACAAGAGTAGAACCCTATACATATAAGAAGACCAAGACAACCGGCAAGGGTGAGTTTTACGAGGAGAACAACAACGAGATTCTGGTAAGCGCCGATATGACATGGTCTTGGGTCAACAACGACAATCCCGAAGAGCGTATCGATGTCAACTGGGCTCTTGTTGGACAGCAGAGCGATGCTTCACAGGCGTTTGGCTCTGGTTTGACTTACTCAAGCAGGTATTTCCTTCTCAAGTATTTCAACATCGCAACACCGGATGATGACCCTGATAATTTCCGCAGCAAGCAGCGTGCTGCTGAGGCGGCTGAGGATAAGATGATTGCGGAAGGTATCATCCAGAGTTTTGATGAGACGGTCAAACGCTTCCTTGAGTCCAATAAGGATAAGGCGGAGGATGTGAAAAAGTTCGTATCCAAGTATGCAAAGGGCGGCAACTATTTTGCCATCACCGAGTCAGCTCTTGCCGGTAAATTGCTGGCAGATTTCAAAGAGACATTCAGTATCAAGGAGGAGTAACACATGGGTTTTCGCACAGGTGCTTATGCAAAAGTCTGGGAAGTAACGCCGATGAGCGACACCAGCACGAAGGTTCGTATGTCCATCAGTCGAAAGAATAAACAGTCCGGCGAGTATGAACAGGATTTTTCCGGTTTTGTTCTCGCCATCGGAACGGCAGCAGCAAAGAAAGCTGCCGGTTTGAAAGAGGGCAACCGCATCAAGCTCGGTGATGTGGATGTGACGACCAAGTACGACAAAGAGAAAAAGATTACATATACCAACTTCAAAATGTTCTCCTTCGAGCTTGACGGAGAGGAGCCTCGTGACAGCAGTACAGAGCCGCAGCCCACAGTTGATGAGGGCGAAATCGACGACAACCGCCTGCCTTTCTAAAGGTGGCGGCATATGGGAGAAATCAATTACGCACCGCTCATTGATGATATGGTCTGGAGCTACTCCCGTATCAAAGCTTTCGTAGATTGTCCGTATCGATTTTATCTGAAGTACATCCGGCATATCCACGGCAAAGAAATGTTTTTTGCAAGCTATGGCACATTCATGCACAAGCTGATTGAAACCTATTTCAAGGAAGGAAAATCTCCGCGACAGTTGACAGACATTTACCTGCGGGATTTCAAGAAGGAGGTTGTCGGTCGGGCACCTAATAAGACGGTCTTCGGAAACTACTTCACTGGTGGCCTTCAGTATTTGCGGAACATCCATCCGTTCCCGTATCGACCTGTAGCCATTGAAAAGAAGGTGGATTTCAAGGTGAATGGAATCCCCTTCATTGGCTACATTGATTTTCTTGGAGAGTTGGATGGCTCCCTCTATGTGGTGGATAACAAGTCCAGAGTTTTGAAGCCTCGAAGTAAGCGGGAGAAACCGACCAAAACGGACGAGGAACTGGATGCTTACCTTAAGCAGTTATACCTCTATTCGGCTGCGGTCGAGGAGGAATACGGCGTTCGACCCCGCAAGCTTTGCTTCAACTGTTTCCGCACCGATACCTTCATCGAAGAACCGTTCTCGGATAAGGACTACGAAGGCGCAAAACAGTGGCTTGCAGAAATGATTTCCGAGATACGGCAGGAGTCAGATTTCAAACCGTCATGTGAGTTTTTCAAGTGTACCCACCTCTGTGAAATGCAGAATGAGTGCGAGTATTATCAGTTGTTGAAGAAGAGGTGATGAGAAATGCTGGCAAATGAAGATATGGCGCGGGTCGAAAGTGAAGCGGGTATTATCGCCACGCTGATTCACCATCCTGATTTTTCATATTACTCTGAGCAGCTACTGCCAAACCATTTCACAAACGAAGAGAACCGCTATATCTATCAGGCAATTTGTTCTCTTGCAAGAGATGGTATTGAACGCATTGACCCGTACAATATTATCCAGGCGTTGACCGCTAAAGAAGCTACCCGGCGTTTTGCGGATGAGCTGAGCATCGACCAGCTCTATACGCTCATGGAAAACAGCGAAAACATCAGCCGAAATACGGTCGAGGAGTATAAGCTTCTCGTAAATAATGTGATGGACGCAGCGTTTCGCAGAGATACATACCAGCAATTAAAGGAATGCCAAAAGCTGTGTACGCAGCCCTCCGCTGAGAACATCGAACAGAAAATCTATAAGATGCTCGACGATGTGATGATGGAGTTTTCTACAACCAATGATGTTCCTGCCTATAAAGATGTGGTCGATAAATGCTGGGAGGAAATCAAAGGTCGTCAGGGTGCCGGTTATGCAGGAATCCCATTCAAGTTTCCCGCTTTGAACGATTACGCCACCATTGAGCGTGGAGAGCTGTTCATCTTCGGTGCTGAACAGAAGCAAGGCAAAAGTATGATGCTGCTGAACTGTGCAGTCGATTTGCTCAAGCAAGATTACGCTGTACTGTATTTGGACAGCGAGTTGAACACACGGCTTTTTACCTCCCGTATTCTCGCTCATCTGTCGGGTATCGAGTATAAGCGTCTTACCTCCGGTAACTACAGCGAGGAAGAGGAACAGCGGATTCTGGCAGCAAAAGAGTGGCTCAAAACCCGTAAGTTCACCCATATTTATATCCCCATGTTCGACCAGCAGAGCATTTATACCGCTGTCAACAAGGTCAAGCACACCCAGGGTTTGGATGTTCTTATCGTGGACTACTTCAAAGGCAAAGGCGAGGGCGACGCCTTCGATAGTTATCAGGAACTTGGCCGCTTCGTGGATATGGTGAAGAATCAAATCTGCGGAGAGATGAATATTGCCGGTATCGGTGCGGCACAGGCGACTATCACAGGTAAACTTGCCGACAGTGCCAAGATTGCACGAAACGCTTCGACCATTGCCATGATTTCCGATAAAACTCCGGAGGAAATCGAAGCAGACGGCGCAGAATGCGGCAATAAAAAGCTGCGTGTCACAGTCAACCGTAACGGTATGCAGATGACACAGGATGAATACATAGACTTGTTGTTTGACGGCAATCACATTCTTTATGAACAGGCCAAGCAGCATATTCCACAGACACCATTTTAATCTGTCATCACAATTAAATAAAATGCGAAAGGAGGAGACGGTTTGGAGCTGTCTGAACTGATAGAGTCAGTCGATATTCTGGATTACATTTCCCAATACACGGATTTCACAGAGAAAAACGGAGAATACTGGGCACTGTCGCCTCTTAAAGATGAGAACACGCCGTCTTTCTCCGTTCGCAAAGAAACAAATTCGTTTTTTGACTTCTCCTCCGGTATCGGCGGCAATGTTCTGACATTTATTCGGTACTATGACAAGTGCAGTATGGCAGAAGCTGTAGAAAAGTTGAAAAAATACAGCGGATTTAACGGCAAAGTAAGTTCAAAGAAGCGTCTTGCAGCTACAGAGGTAGCAAAACGGTTTGCGCCGCCCCACAGCACAGCAAAAAAGGCCAAAGGAACAGTGTTGCCGGACGATTACATGGAACGGTATGAAAAACGAGACGATAAGCTGGCCGCTTGGGAGCGTGAAGGCATTTCCCGTGCATCCATAGACAAGTTTTCGGTGTACTATGATAGTTTTTCCGACCGGCTTGTCTATCCAATACGAAATCCGGATGGAAAAATCGTCAATATCGGTGGGCGAACCCTCGACCCGCACTGGAAAGAGAAGGGCTTGCGTAAATACACCTATTTTTATGGGTGGAATGGTGGCATGAATGTTGTATATGGCTTGTCCGAAAACAAGTCAGAGATAATCCGGCAGCACCAAGTGATTGTTTTTGAAGGTGCAAAGTCGGTTTTACTCGCAGATACATACGGAATTAAAAATTCTGTTGCTATACTGACTTCCCACTTGAATCCACAGCAATTAAGGATTTTTGCTGCCCTCGGTTGCGAAGTTGTTTTTGCGCTTGACAAAGAAATAAACATACGCGAAGACCACAACATAAAGAAATTAAAGCAGTTTGTGAATATCTCTTACATCTGGGATAAGGCAAACCACCTTGATGAAAAAGACTCCCCCGTTGATAAAGGGAGAGAAGTCTTTGCTGAACTGCTGTCTGAAAGGAGGAGATGGAAATAGGACGAAGGTATGCCGAGTTAAGCGGAAAGCGCTTCGGGAAACTGCTGGTTTTATACCGTGTGAACAAAACGGAAGATGGAGACCATGCTCCACTTTGGGAGTGTCTGTGTGACTGTGGGAACACAGTAAAAGTAAAAAGCGGGAATCTAATGAGCGGCAAAACAAATTCATGCGGTTGTATAAAGCAAAAGAAAGCATCCTTGCTTGGCCGTTCCAGAAGAATATATTCGGCCACAGAAAAACGCCTCCATAGCATTTGGACAGATATGCTTCGCCGGTGCGAAAATCCCTCAAACAAGGACTTTCATAATTATGGTGCGAGAGGAATCACCGTATTCAACGAATGGCATAACTTTGAAGCATTCAAGGCGTGGTCTTTTGAGAATGGATATGCCAGCGGCCTTAGCATTGACAGAATCGATGTAGATAGCGGATATTCACCATCTAATTGCAGGTGGGTGACAGTGATAGAACAGGCAAATAACAAGCGCAATACAAGATTCGTTAATTATAATGGCGAGAAAATTTCCATTGCCAACTTGGCAAGAAAGAAAAACATAAGCTACCCAACCCTCTTGGCAAGGATTAAGGCGGGATGGAATGTTGAAGATGCCGTATCAAAACCTGTTAGAGGAGGTTGCCATGAATAACTACTGCATTTACCACCTGCACTCCGATTTGAGCAATGCCGTCACAAATATAGATAGTACGACAAAGTATTTCCAGTACATAGAGCGTGCCAAAGAATGTGGCATGAATGCAATGGCTTTTTCGGAGCACGGTTCGGTTTTTGAGTGGTGGCACAAGAAAAGTGCGATTGAAGCAGCCGGGATGAAGTATATCCATGCTGTCGAGTGCTATCTCACCACAACGCTTACAGAAAAAATCAGAGACAACTATCACTGCGTTCTTCTCGCCAAAAACTACAATGGTTTTTTGGAGTTGAACCGCCTTGTGTCTAACAGCTTTTGTAGGAAGGACAACCATTTCTACTATGTTCCCCGCATTACCTTTGACGAGTTGTTCCACACATCGGACAACATCCTTGTCACTACCGCTTGTGTCGGCGGTGTGCTTGGAAAAGGCGACGAGCAGGTACAGCGGGTGTATCTCGATTTTTTGACTCGTAACCGGCATCGTTGTTTTCTGGAAGTCGGACATCACATGGATGAAAAACAGATTTCCTATAACAAAAAGCTGCTTGCGCTAAGTCAGGAGCTTACCATTCCGCTAATAGCCGGAACAGACACTCATGTCTTGAACGAAGAACACGAGAAAGGCCGCAGTATCCTGCAGGCGTCCAAGAATATTTTCTTCGATGGCGAAGAGCGTTGGGACTTGAAGTTCAAAACTTACGACGAGTTGGTCGCAGCCTATCGAGCACAGGGTTCGTTACCGGAAACCGAGTATATGCAGGCTATTGAAAACACAAACCTGCTGGCGGATATGGTGGAACCTTTTGAACTGGATAGAGGAACCAAGTATCCTCACATTTACGCAGAGCCGGAGAAAACTTTCCGTGAAAAAGTCCAGTCTGCTATGGAGACGCATCCCTATGCGCTGAAGAACCATACCAAAGAGGAGCTGGAGCGTGTCGTTGAAGAAGAGTTTGATGTTTACAAAGCGACAAAGTCTATTGACTTTATGCTTCTGCAAACATATCTGCGGGAATGGGAAAAAGAAAACGGCATCCAATGTGGTTACGGGAGAGGTTCCGTGTCCGGCAGTATGATTGCCTACCTGCTTGGCATTACACAGATGGACAGCCTGCGGTTTGGCCTAAACTTCTTCCGCTTTATGAACCCCTCCCGTGTGACCAACGCCGATATTGATACGGACTATTCAGGTAAGGACAGAGACACCGTCAAACGGTTCCTGCTTCGTGACAAGATGAACCTGCCCAGTATCCGCTCCGCCGAAATCATTACCTTTAACACTATTGCGTTGAAGGGGGCTGTTCGAGATGTGTGCCGTGCCCTCTATAAAGACCGTCAGGACATCAACTATATTCAGGTCGCTAACCACATCTGCAAAGAAGTCGAGACGCATGAAGATGCAGTTCGCAAAAAGTATCCGGAGGTTTTCCGGTATGTGGATATCGTCAACGGCACCATCGTTTCCATCGGAACCCATCCCAGCGGTGTGCTTATCAGCGACCTGCCCATCGAGCAGACCGTAGGTCTTTGCAGCGTGTCTACATCTGAGTATCCGGTATCCATGATTAACATGAAAGAACTGGACGACTTGATGTATGTCAAGCTGGATATTCTGGGGCTTGACAACATCGGTGTTATCAATGAGACCTGTAGAACCCTCGGCATTGAGCGCCTTACTCCCGACAACACAGATATGGAGGATATGAGCGTATGGAAAAGCATCCGGGATGATACAACACTTATCTTCCAGTGGGAGTCAGACAGCGCACAGCATTACCTCCGGCAGTTTATGTCGGACAGCACACTGGAAACAGCTCGCTCTAAAATACCGAACTTCTCCATGCTGAAATGGATGTCCTTTGGCAACGGACTTCTCCGCCCTGCCTGCGCCAGTTTCCGTGACAGCGTTGCAAAGGGCGAGTTTTACGATAACGGTTTTGATGCGCTGAATGAATTTCTTTCCCCCGAGGCCGGACGCATTGCCATGCAGGAGACCATCATGCAGTTCCTTGTTAAGTTCTGCGGTTATTCTGCGGCAGAGTCCGATAATGTGCGCCGTGCTATTGCAAAGAAGAAAGGCACAGAAACACTGCTCCCTGAGATTGAGGAACGGTTCGTTGCCTATTGTTCGGAACAATACAGCATGACTTCGGAACAGTGCGAGAAAATCATCAAGCCTTTCTTGCAAATCATCCTGGATGCTTCCGCCTATGGCTTTTCATGGAACCATTCTGATGCTTACTCCTCCATTGGATACATCTGTGGGTATCTGCGTTACTACTATCCGTTGGAGTTCCTCACTGCGGCACTCAATATCTTTGGCGATAACATGGATAAGACCGCCGCCATTACCAATTACGCTACCAGCGTCGGCATCCGCGTCACACTGCCAAAGTGGGGATTGTCCAGAGGTGAGTATTTCTTCGACCGAGAAAAGAGAATCATTGCAAAGGGGCTCACCTCCATCAAGTATATGAGCGCCAATCTTGCCGATGAACTCTATGACCTTGCCAGAAATAAATACTCCTACTTCATGGATTTGCTCAGGGATTTGGATGAAAAGACCAGCATCAACTCCAGGCAGCTTGACATCCTCATTAAGCTGGATTTCTTCTCTGACTTTGGTAATCAGCGTGAACTTCTCCGCATAACAAGTCTGTTTTCCGAGATGTTCAAGAAAGGACAAGCCAAGCAGATACGAAAAAGCGATGTGGATGGAACGCCGTTGGAGGAAATCGTAAAGCGATATGCGGTGGGTGTAACCAAGTCAGGCGGCATCGCAAAGAGTTATACGCTTCTTGATGTCGCATCTATCCTGCGAGAGGCGGAAACCGTCATCAAAGCCGCAGGAATGGATGACTTGAGCGACCTTATCAAGGTGCGCAACTTCTATGATGTTATGGGCTACATCGGCTATGTGTCCGGCAACGAAGCCGACCGGCGCAAACTCTACATCACGGATATCAAGCCGCTGTACCGTAAGCGTGACAATAAGCAGTTCGGGTATAGCTTGTTCACGAAATCTATCGGCAGCGGCAAGGAGAGCCGGTTCACTGTCTTCAACAGAGTCTTTGATAAGGAGCCCGTCAAAGAGGGCGACATCATCTACTGCAAAGGCTATGAGAGAGATGGCGAGTATTACACGCTGACAGCGTATCAGCAGGTTTTTTGATTACATATAAAACATGGATTTTATAAGCATGGAGGTGCAAATTTTGCAAGACAAACAGGTCTGCAATCTCTGCGGCAAAGAGCTTGATTTCTTTGACCGGCAGGAGAACTTCACAATACATACAAAAATCGGTTATGGCAGTGTCCATGACGGCGACAAAGTTCATCTCCAGTTCTGCTGTGACTGCTTCGACAAGGTCGTTGCCATGTGTACCGTGTCACCCATCGAGGAGGTAAGCTGAGAATGGATAGAGCAGAATTTCAGAGATACATTGATAACGCTCTGCAAGAGGCAGAGCGTGTGAGGACTTATTGTACGCAAGACGAAATCGTCCTCATTATGACAGCGGATTTTTATCGAGAGCTTCTTGCCACCACAGACATTCACGCCAACAGAGACGGCGACCACTACGGCTTTCTTTATGGCTATCGCATTGCGCTTATCAACGAGCCGACTGAACGCACGATGGTCTCACCTGCGGTTCTCGGGATGACCTACCATCCAGGCATGGCGCTGGACGACATCATTGTTGTCGATGAAGAGAACCGGGTGTTCCGGCTTGCCAGCCGCGACCCTGTCCAGTTCACAGACACTGGCATGACCGTCCGCTTTGATGCACATACCCGCACTACCAGACTGGACGCAGTAGCTATCGATGCTGGAAATATTGCGGCTGAGACCATGCGTGTCGCCACTGCGCAAGCCGCTGCTACAACTGCTACCGTAAATCCCTATACGGTCTACTATAATCCGTTTGAAACAACTACTACCACGACAACCGCAACCGGGGGAAACTGGCAGCAATATTGGACGAATCCGGTTGCATGGGATTACAACCCTACGGTTACTTTTCATGTAGATGCAGCAGAAGTCAACCACAGCGTATTCGATATGCTCACGGGCGGTGGCAAAAGAAAGAAGAAGCGTGCCAAAGAAGATGCGGAACTGTCCGCCGGAGACACCAGAGCAATGGACGAATTTCTTGACGGGTTCGCCATCAAGCAGAACCTGCAGCAGGCGTAAAAGGAGGGTGCCAATGGGTAAGGTAATTGTGCAGGACTTCACCTGTAAAGAGCCAATCACCATGATTGGAACGGAGGCCGGTGTCTGTTGGGGTGCCGATATTTCCGACCAGAAGAAAAACTATCGTCGAGGCATTGACTGCCTTGAGAGCGAGCACGGAAGAACTTTTGAGTTCCCCGATGCCTATATGATTCTCGATGGGTACTCCGCACGGGTCATTCGTGAGTGGTACACCCACATTGGTGGTTCGCCTACGAGATTACAGGCAAGCACAAGATACATCGACTATGAGCACGGCTTTGATTATGTCGTACCTCCCAGCATCGAAAAGGACGAGGCGGCGTCAGCCGGGTACAAGAAAGTCATGACGATTCTCCAAAATGCGCTTACTGCACTGGATGCGTTCGGCGTTCCCCGTGAGGATACAGCACTGCTGTTGCCGTTGGGAATGACTACCCGTATCGTGTGCAAGCACAACGCAAGAAATCTCATGGATATGTCTCATCAGCGGATGTGCTCCCGTGCTTATCATGAGTATCGAAAGCTTTTTGACGATGTGTGTAATGCTCTTCGTGCGTATTCGGAAGAGTGGGCGTATCTGGTTGACCACTACTTCATGCCAAAGTGTGAGTACATGGGCTTCTGCAAAGAGAAAAAGTCCTGCGGTAAGATGCCGCACAAAGAGTGATGCTATGAAAAGCAAAATACGAAACCCTAAAAAGATGCGCCAGCTCATTGACTTCAAAGGCCTGGAGCTTGAGGGTGGTATCTACCCGACCGACATCGACGGATTGATTGAGCTGCGTAATCGTGAATACATAATCCTTGAAGTTAAGCACCGTGGCGCCGCTGTCCCTTATGGACAAAGACTTGCCATTGAAAGAATGGTGGATGACTTTACCACTGTTGGGAAGAGTGCGGTTGCAATCATATGTGAGCACCAAGTCGATGACCCGGACAAGCCAGTTATCGCAGCATACTGCAAAGTAAGGGAAATCTATTATGGCAACGAGCATATGTGGAGGCCGCCGGAGGGCTCCATCAATGTACGGCAGGCTATCGATTGTTTCTGCAAGTACACAACAAAGAAAAAAGGAGGCTGATGCCGTGAAAATTATTGCTATCTCAGGCAAAGCGCAGCATGGAAAGGATACAACAGCAGGGTTCCTGAAATCTGCGTTGGAGGCAGACGGCTATAAGGTACAGGTCGCTCATTATGCAGACCTGCTCAAATACATATGCAAGCAGTTTTTTGGATGGAACGGGCAGAAGGATGATGCCGGACGCCACATTCTGCAGTATGTCGGAACGGATGTCATCCGCACACAGAAGCCTGATTTCTGGGTCGATTTCATTATCTCTATGGCGGAACTCTTTCCTGATACATGGGACTATCTGCTCATCCCCGACTGCCGATTCCCCAATGAGATTGACCGCATTAAGAGCGCCGGGCTTGATATGGTTCATCTGCGTGTCGTGAGGAAGAACTTCACGAGTCCGCTGTCCAAAGAACAGCAGGCACATCCATCAGAGACTGCACTCGACAATACAACGCCAGACTACTGGATTGTCAATGATGGCACGCTGAAAGACCTGCAAGAGCGTGTCATTGCATGGCTTACAGATTACACTGGCTTTCACCAGACAACATTCGATGAGCTGTAAGGGGGTGTGATATGCGTCATCTGACAATTCTTGTTGACATGGATGATACTATCGAGAACCTTGCCGAAGCTTGGGTCGATTACCTGAATGCACGGCATCAAACCAGTACCAGCCTCTCGGATATTACCGATTGGGATATTTCAAAGGCGTTCCCAGCCCTTACAAAAGAACAGGTATATGCGCCGTTGGTTGAGGACGCCTTTTGGAGCTGGGTCAAACCGATGAAAGGCGCATCGGAGGCACTGCAAAAGCTGATTGCAGATGGACATACTGTGCTGATTGTAACTACATCGAACTATCAGACTCTGGCTGCCAAAATGGAGCAGGTATTATTCCGCTACTTCCCATTTCTAACATGGAATGATGTTATCATCACGGCCCACAAGCAGCTTATCAAGGGCGATGTGCTGATAGATGACGGCATTCACAACCTGGAGGGCGGAGATTACTTCAAAATCCTCATGACAGCTCCACACAACCGCTATTATGACGCAGATAAAAACGGAATGTACCGTGTCAACTCGTGGAGTGATGCTTATTCCGCCATTCAAGCGCTTGCCTGTGCTGATTCCATATCAAAATGGCAGGATGACCCCGCCGCTTTCGCCGAAGAAGTCCTGCATATCCAACTAAGGCCGTATCAGCGGCTTGCTTTAAGGCTTAAAGGAGGTCTGAACCGCATTGAAAATCATTCTGTATTCAACCGGTTGTCCCAAGTGTAAGGTGCTCAAGCATAAATTAGAAGAAAAGGGTATTGCGTATACAGAGAACAACACTGTGGACGAAATGCTGTCGCTCGGAATCGTACAAGTTCCTGTTCTCAGTGTGGATGGAGAACTTCTTGACTTCCAAACAGCAAACCAGTGGGTTAATCAACATTAAAAGAAGGAGGACAGGAGCAAATGAACATTCCACTCAAAATGAACCGAGACTTTGAAAAGGCAATGGCGGCTCTCAATGAGCGTTACGGTGAGGATTTCGAGTTTCTTAACGGTTTCCATGAAACCCAGTTGAATTTTTCTGACTTCATCGATGGCTTTATCGATAAGAATGTAGCCGATGTAACCATTGATGCCAATGCAAACGCCTCTAATAAGGATATCCGCAGTCTCTTGAATGAAAAAGGAAAATCCCACGACAAGCTGTTCGCTTTCAACAAGATTTTCTATGAGATGAAGAAGAGGTACAACCTCCGCACGGCAAAGGAATGGCTGGAAACAGAATATAACGGCGGCTTTTATCTGCATGATGCCTCGACTTCCACCTATTTGCCGTATTGTTACGCCTATGACCTGTCCAGATTGGCGACAGAGGGGCTTTTCTTCCTGAAAAACTACAACAATCAGGCGCCCAAGCACCTCACCACCTTCATGGACGATGTAATCGAGTATATCAGCTACATGAGCAACCGCAGTTCCGGCGCTGTGGGTATCCCCAATGTCCTGATTTGGACATATTACTTCTGGAAAAAGGACTGCGAAAGCGGTCACATCATCAAAGACCCGGAATATTACATTAAACAGTGCTTCCAGAAGTTTATCTACCGCCTCAATCAGCCGTTCATGCGCATCGACCAGACCGCCTTTGTCAATGTGTCCATCTTTGACCGTAATTATATCGAGGCTCTGTTTGGCGGCGTACAGTATCCGGACGGCAGTTATGTCATTGATTGTGTGGAAGAGCTGATTGAACACCAGAAACTCTTTATGGAGGTTGTTTCGCAAATCCGAAGCGAGAATATGTTCACTTTCCCGGTGTTGACTTATAGTCTTCTGTACCGTGATGGGAAGTTTGTGGATGAAAACTTTGCCAGATGGTGCAGTGACCACAATACCACATGGAATGACAGTAACTTCTTCATCAGTGGTGATGTGAACACACTTTCCAACTGCTGCCGCCTGCTGTCAGATACCTCAAAGCTCAATGCTTTCATCAACTCCATCGGCGGCACGGCACTTTCTATCGGTTCTGTCAAGGTCAATACTATCAACCTGATGCGAATTGCGCTGGAGACGGAATGCGACGAAAAGAAATACCTTGCCCTTCTTAAAAAGCGTGCGCTGCTGTGCTGTAAAACCCTTGATACCGTGCGGCATATTATCCGCCGGAACATCGAAAAGGGTCTGCTTCCCAACTATCAGGAAGGCGCCGTAGAGATGGACAAGCAGTACTGCACGATGGGTATTCTCGGCCTGTATGAGGTAATCGAAGCTTTCGGCTATACAAAGACGGATGAGTTCGGTTATATCAGCTATACAGATGAGGGCGTCGCTTTCGCAAGCAAAATCTTTGAGGTGCTCAACGAAGTCAAGGATAACTTCACTGACGAATATTCCTTCAACATTGAGAGCGTTCCCGCAGAGCGTGCCGCTGTTATCCTGTGCCAGAAAGACAATGTCCTGTATGACCACAACGATAAATTCATCTACTCCAATCAGTGGATTCCTCTGTCAGCCAAATGCACCATTCAGGAAAAGCTGCGTCTGTGCTCTATTCTGGATGAGAAGTGTTCCGGCGGCAGTATCGCCCATATCAATCTGGAGTCGAATTTCCCCAATACAGATATGGCATGGGAGATGCTCAACAAGATTGCGCAGTCCGGCGTTATCTACTTTGCATTTAACACCCGTATCAATGAGTGCAAAAATCATCACGGTTTCGTAGGTACAGACCATTGCCCGGTATGCGGTGAGCCTGTATTCGATACATACCAGCGCATCGTTGGCTATCTCGTCCCGTCACGCGCTTATTCCAAAGACCGCTTCCGTGAGTTCAACACGAGACAGTGGTACACCTATGCGGAGGCAATGAGCGAATGAGGGTAAAGACGGTAGTCGATGAGGACTTCACCAATTACAAGAAACCGGCCATGTTCATCGGTACGATTTCCTGTGGGGGTAAGTGCTGTATCGAGGCTGGTATCCCTATCTCTGTTTGTCAAAATGATGGGTGGCGCTCCTGCGCCCCCATCACGATTGACGATGACGAACTCTGCCATCGATATCTGACAAACCCTCTCACCAAAGCGGTCGTCTTCGGCGGACTTGAACCGATGGAACAGTTTGAGGAACTCCTCACATTTCTGGATTTGTTTCGTGATACCTATGATTGCGAAGATGATGTTGTCATCTATACCGGTTATTATCCCGAAGAAATCCCAGAGCAGCTTCACACCCTTTCCCTTTACGAAAATGTCTTTGTAAAGTTCGGACGCTATATCCCGGACAGGCCACATCGTTTTGACCCCGTGCTTGGCGTAGAGCTTGCTTCGGACAATCAGTATGCGGCCAATGTATTCTGGCCGTTCTGGAGGAACAACGAATATGCAAATCAACATTAACCCTGACAGAGACTTCGTCGCTCATATGCGCAAGGCACTGAAAGACAACAACGGGTTTTGCCCGTGCGCTATTGTAAGAAGCGAAGATACCAAGTGTATGTGTAAAGAGTTCCGCGAGATGGAGGAAGGAGCCTGTCATTGCGGACTGTACATCAAGATTAAGGATAAGCCCGCCGCTGAAAATGCAGACCACTGTATTTGCTGCGGTGCCGTAATTCCAGAGGGCAGAATGGTCTGTCCAAACTGTGGTGAGTAACCGGGAGGTACTAATTGGAGTCAAAAGTATTTGACCTTATTGCAAAAGAACAGCACCGACAGGATACAACTGTCGAACTGATAGCCAGCGAGAACTTCGTAAGTGAAAGCATCATGCAAGCAGTCGGTTCCTGTTTGACCAACAAGTATTCAGAGGGATACCCCGCTGCGCATCGCTCCGGCAACCGTGGCAGATATTATGGCGGATGCCAGTATGTAGACGAGTTGGAGGAGTACTGCTGCGAAATGTGGCAGAAGGTGTTCCAAACTGACTATCATGTCAATGTGCAGCCGCACAGCGGCACGAATGCAAATATCGCAGCATATTTGTCCGTACTGAAACCCGGAGATACCGTCCTTTCTATGAGTCTTGATAACGGTGGGCATTTGTCCCACGGCTCTCCGGTGAATATCAGCGGTAAGGTTTTTAACTTCATCCACTATGGAGCGAACAAATCCGGGTGGATTGATACAAACGATTTCATCGACAAGCTTTATAAGTTCAATCCGAAGCTTGTGGTCATTGGGGCTTCGGCATATAGCCGCACCCTGTACTTTGACACCTTCAGAAATGTTATCGACTGCTATAAAAGGCAAACAGGGAACGAGTGCTATATGCTGGTGGATATGGCACATATCGCAGGACTTGTAGCGGCTGGCGACCATCCGTCACCATTCGGGCTTGCTGACATCATTACTACCACAACACACAAAACCCTGCGTGGCACAAGAGGCGGTCTGATTTTCTGCAAACCGGAGCTTGCCAAGCGCATCGACAGCGCAGTCTTCCCCTGCTGTCAGGGCGGGGCATTGCAGCATATCATCGCTGGCAAGGCGGTAACAGCCGAAGAGGCTTGCACAGACGAGTTCAAGAACTACATCCACGCCGTTGTGCGTAACTGTAAAACGATGTGCAATGCGTTTATCTCGATGGGCTACAAGGTTGTCACAGGCGGCACGGACAATCATCTGTTTCTGCTCGACCTGACAGAAACAGGACTGACCGGTAAAGCGGTACAGGACGAATTGGACAAGCACGGCATTACCCTTAATAAGAACTGCGTCCCCAATGAGACTCGCTCCCCACAGCAGACTTCCGGTGTTCGTATCGGGACAGCAGCTATGACGACTAAGGGTTATACCGCCGAAGACTTTATCCGCATCGCTCACACCATTGACACCATTATCAAATCCATGCAGGAGGAACTACATGACTAAGAAAATCATTACTACATATACCGAGTACGATGAAGACGGTAAAATCAAGAGCCAGAGTGTCACGGAGACACCTTATCCCGATGATGACTGTGACCTTGATTGCGAATGCTGCGACTGTGCAGAGCCGGATGAAGACGATGATGATGCCGTGTATCAGCTGACGCCCAAAGGTATTGCGTGTCTTGCACTGCTTCGTACCGGCCTTGTCGAATCCGTCGAAGACCCTCGGATTGATGGATTCTGGGAACTGTTCCAGGCAGACATGGACGCACTCGGTTACACACAGGAGGTTGAAGAATGAACAGAGTCGGCGAGTTTGAAAAGGTCAGCTTCGAGCAGTACTACGAAGCTATCAAAGATGAATTCTATAAAGAGCAGGAAATGACTCCCGCCCTGCAAGAAAGCATCAAAAAGTCATGGGAGGCTCTCCAGCTTCCGTCCAGAGCCACATCCGGTTCCGCCGGTTATGACTTCAAGGCGCCGTTCTCCTTCTCACTGGAAGCCGGTGATACCATCAAAATCCCCACCGGCATTCGGGTCAAGGTTGATGAGGGCTGGTGGCTTGGCTGTCTGCCTCGCAGCGGTCTTGGTTTCAAGTACCGCCTGCAACTGGATAACACGATGGGTGTGATTGACAGCGACTATTACTATTCAGATAACGAGGGACACATCTTTGCCAAAATCACGAACGGCAATCATGCGGGCAAAACACTTACCGTAGAGGCCGGTAGCGGCTTCCTACAGGCGATTTTCATTCCTTACGGGGTAACATACTCCGACGATGCAACAGGCGTCAGAAACGGCGGTATGGGCTCTACTGACAGCAAATCATAACGAAACCCTACGCACATTGAGTGGAAATGGGGCTGGTGATAACAAGCCAGCCCCATTATTTTTTACGCCAACAAGGAGGTTGGTTATCATAGCCGCAAAGAAATATACCGAAGAAAAAGTCAACGCCGTGTATGACGGCGATATTTATACCATCATCAACCTCACGCCAGTTATACATAAAGACGACCGACAGGAGCAGAAGAACGAAATTGAAAAGACCCTGTACACCGTCTTTAGCAAATACACACCGAAAAAGAAATAAGACGGAGGATACCGATGGAAGATTTAATTTACGCAAGACAGTCTGTTGACAAAGAAGACAGTATCTCTATTGAAAGCCAAATTGAATTGTGCCTGCGAGAGGTGGGAAACAACCCGCACAGAGTATTTCGAGACAAAGGATACAGCGGCAAGAACACAGAGCGTCCTGACTTTCAGGATATGATGGCCGCCGTTCGTGCTGGCGGCGTAAGACGAATTATTGTGTACCGTCTTGACCGAATCAGCCGTTCCGTTCTTGACTTTGCAAATGTCATCAGCGAACTGCAAAAGTACGGTGTTGAGTTCGTGTCTATTACAGAACGCTTCGATACCTCAACGCCCATTGGCAAGGCCATGCTGATGATAGTCATGGTGTTCGCCCAGCTTGAGCGTGAGACGATTCAACAGCGTGTCATAGATGCTTATCGTTCCCGCAGCAGAAAAGGCTTCTACATGGGTGGCAGAGTCCCTTACGGATTTGAACTGGAGAATACTGTCATGGAAGGCATCAAGACCTGTATGTATAAACCCATTCCAGAACAGATACAGGTCGTGCAGCTTATCTTTTCTCTGTACGCCATGCCGCAGGTCTCCTTTGCAGATGTGGTGCGCTATCTCAGTCAGAATGGGATTAAAAATCCTAACGGCAAAAACTTCAGTCGTATGCGCATCCGAGACATTATTACAAATCCCGTGTATGCAAAAGCAGACGCTTCTATTTTTGAATTCTTCCACGGGCAAGGAACCGAAATCATCAACGATATTTCTCAGTTCATTGGAACAAACGGAGCTTACCTGTACACAGGAAACAAGGCGGCCAAACGCAAGAGCATTTCCCTTGACGGTCATGTCCTCGTTCTTGCTCCGCACGCAGGCTGCATTGACGCCGATACATGGATTCGGTGCAGACGCAAGTGCCTGAATGTGCGCCAGATAGCTAAACCTGTAAAAGCAAAGAACACATGGCTTGCCGGTAAAATCAAGTGCATTGATTGCGGGCACGCTCTCTCATTGAAATCCTATCCCCGTAAACGCAGCGCAGACGCAAGGTACTACATCTGCAATAGTAAGTATGTTTCAGCATCCTGCGACGGCGTAGGCGCAATACAGGCAGCCGGAATCGAAGACATCGTTTTTGACGAGATGTCCCGCAAACTTAAAGAGTTCAACAAGCTCTCTTACAAGGAAAAGCACGGAGACCCCATCGAGCTTACCAAGCTGAAAATCCGAGCAGAAGAAATCGAAAAAGAAATCGCCACGCTTATAGACAAAATCGTGTCTGCAAGCACAGCGACAATGGAATATATCAATGAGCGCATTGATGCACTCGATGAAGAGAAGAAAACGGTAAAAGAAAAAATTGCTCAGATGTCAGCCGAAATGTATGACAGACAAAACATCGGCGTCATCAGCGATTACATGAGCAAATGGAACGATATATCTATCGACGATAAATTAACCGTGGTCGATACCCTGATTGAATCTATTCATGTTGGACACGGCAAAGTTAAAATTGCATGGAAAATTTGATGTGGTAGTCTGATTGTTTTGCTAAAGCTATACAATCAACATACAACATCTTTTACGCCTCGTGAAATCACTCAATCCGGGGCGCATACATAGAAATGTTCGTTTATAAGACCGCTGCTTAAATTAAACAACGCTGTTATAAGTGAACATTCAAGGATGGACATTCATAATAGGCAATAACCTCATCTCAAAGTGAACGCACACTTTGACCCAACAAATAAATAGCGCAAAAAAATAGGGCAGGAACGGAGTAATTTCCGAACCTGCCCTAATCTATTTTCGCACATTTAATCAACTGAGAATATTTACACCCACAAAATATCCTCGGATTTTTACTTGCCAAACATAATGAGTGCCCCAATAATGCCACTCACCAGCAAGGTGCAAATACAAGTGATAATTGCGACCTTGATAGAGTTCACATTATTGGCAATCTGTTTGTACGGTTTGTTCTCAGTCTCATTGACTTTATCAGCCAACTTGCGCTCTGTCTCCTGCCATGCTTTCGCCTGGGCATCGACTTTGCTGTTGGTATCATCTACCTTCGTTTCGATGTTGCTGACACGCTGGGCAATGAGTTCGACAGATGTGGCAATCTTATAGATAGCCTTCTGCTCACTCTGGATTTCCTTCAGCTCACATTCCAGATTATCAATCCTGTGTGAGTTGGACTTGCATCTCTGCTCAGTCTCAATCAGCAAGACGGTCTCTTGTTCAGTCATATGAGAACCTCCTATTGTTAAAGTTACTTACCCTCTTCCTTCTTGGCAGTAACTTTATCAGCGGGAGTGGCAGGGTTAATCACCTTGCTCATATCGCACAGACTATCAATCATGTCGGCAATTGCGTCATAATCAATGTCGTAGTTAATGCCATCGGCGCTCGCCTTGAGCATCGCCAGAACCCACTCTTTTCGTTCTGCACCGTCTTTGAACTTGGTCTCAGCAGTCTCCATCAGCTTCATAACCTTGTCCAGAACAACGCCCCAGTTTTTCTCTTTGACAGCCTGCTTGATGTACTTAACAAGCTGAATAACGAGAGGGATGGCCGCCGCCAAGCCAGAGGCGATTGCTGCGATGTACTTCAAAATTTCCATCCAGTCCATAACTAATACCTCCGTATTATCTGTGATTTATTTAGAAAACAATTTGTTGACCTCCGCCTGAACCTCAGACGGGTTGTAACCGGCCTGCTTCAACCGGCTTGTCCGAGTGGCGCCGTTGCCCCATGTAGACCAGCGGGAATCGGAGCAGGTGCCATAGAAAATCTCTTTCGCAATCTCTGCGGCTGTTTTCTTTGCCGGTTCACTCTTGGTGGTCGTGCTGGTCTGCGTAGTGATAAATCCGGAATACCCAGCGGCTTTCAGTTTTGCCATCATGTTTTCCGCATTTGCCTTCTTCGCAAAGGCGCCAACCTGAACCTTGTACAGGCCACCAATCTGCACAATGTATGTAGCAAACCCAGCGGCTTTCAACTTTGCCGCAAAAGCATCAGCATTTGCTTTCTTTGCGAAAGCACCTGTCTGCACTCTGTACAGCGTAGTTGTATCAGAGGCAGGCGTGTCCGTTTTGCCAGTATCGGTAGTGCCGCCCGAAAGTTTCTGCGTAACCTTAGTGGCAAGGTCTCCCATGCGAGCATACATCCAATCGCCGGGGCAGGACTTGTTGGCGAACCAACGATGGACTGTCAGCACCATTTCGCCAGACTTCGGCGTATAGTTGAGAGTCTTGCTCTTGTCCCCAAACCACAGCAGTTTGTTCTTGCCGTTGCGCTTACAGATGTCTACACAAAGCTCAATGAGCTTGTTGTAAACAACATCCTTAAAAGCATACGGGGCTGTGGCATCGGATGCACATTCGATGGTGATTGCACGCTGGTCGTTGGCGGCAGAAGAAGAACACCAAGAACGGTTCTTTTCCTCTACATACATACCAACACGCCCGTCTACGCCGATACCGTAGTTGCAGCTTGCCTGCTTGGAAGTCGGAGCAAAGATGTTGCCCAGCGTCTCCACGCTGCACTGACCCACCACACAGTGCGGTGTAATGCGGTCGATGCTGTGGGTGCGCTGTCCAGAATGGTTGGGACTGAGTTTGGTGTAGGACACCAGTGAACTGTTTGTATAACCCATATTCGTCGTCTCCTTTCCTGTTTCTTGCGGTGTGCTTGACACCGTTTTGCCTGCATACTTTTCGTAGTACTTCTGACCGAACTCGGCTCGCTTACTTTGAACGGCGGCGCCCTGATTGGCCGGACGCTCGAACTTCGTGAGGACAGAGTTGGAGGCTGCAAGCACGGTCTTGGCAGACTTCAAATCAGCGAGGACACCTTTATAGCTTTCGCTCAGTTCCTTATACATGAACTCAAGCTGCATATTCAGGTCGCCGATAGACTTCCCCTTGCGCTGCGCAAAGGCAAGTAGCGCTTTCTTTCTGGTGTGATATGTCCACTGCGCCAGACCATAGCCTGCACTGTCCGTGCCAAACTTTGTGTAAGAGCCGTTATCCACAGCGGCGGTGTAGGAAGCGTCCGTGTACCCAAGCCGCGTTTCATAAGCGTTCTGGAGGTTGTTAGGACGCAAGCATGACTCTGCGTAGAGGTTCCCCATCAGACCGGCGACGCCATATTCGTTCCCAATCTTGCCGAGCAGATAGTTCCAAATCGTTTTCTCGTCTGTGCTGCCAGAGGTGGACGGAGTCGGCGTGGTGTCCGCCGGTTTTTCATCAGAGACCGCCGGGTTATAAATAAAGCCAAGGAACTTGTAAGCAGTCCCTTGACCCCAGTTACCATTTCCTTTTGTCCTTGTCTTGTTCCAAAACGGGGTGGAACTACCCCAGCCGCTTTCGGAGGTATATACTTCCGTATCGCTGACGACCTTCTCAACAATGGCAACATGACCCGCTCCGTCAGAGCCGTTCAGTGTAGCGCCTTTCTGCCAGACCATACAGGCGCCAAGCTTTGGTGTCTGCCCAGTCTTCAGCGCAGTACCTTTGTACTGGATGAAGTTCTCGGCATTTACAGGGCGGAGGTACTTACAGTACCCATATCCGCCAATTTCATTGAATCGTCCATAGGCATACCCAACACAGTTGGAAAGCACATCGCAGTCCTTGTCTGTGGGGCTGCCCTTGATTGCGTCGGAATAACCACCGTTTGCTTTGGTGATGTAATATTTGTTTCCAGCTTCCGGCTTGCTGGTTCGCATCTTAAAAGCCATCGCATATCACCTCTTGTCTCTATTCTCAGATGGCGCAGTCGTCGGTACTGTAGTTGAAAGGCCCAACGGTCGTACCGTTTGCAAGAACGACAGGCTCCACGCTTTCCGAACCGGCGGCAAGTATGTCGTCCACGGTTCCATCATCAGTGTTATCTGCCTGTTCTTGTATATAGCGTTCACGGCGGAACTTCAAATTCTCGCTCTGCCTTTTTGCACAATATGCCTTCATGCAATAAATCGCATAGGTAAGAACCTGCGCAACAATATCGGAAATCAGAACGCCGAGGTATGTCAAATCATGCATCACCCACATGGCGACCATCGCATAAATCAGCACGACATTGAAAAGCACAAAAAGATAAATGGCGAGCAGCTTGCTTGTCTCAATGTGCTTGGTGTTGTACTTCTGCTTCTCCGCACGAAGGGACTGCCTGTACTGCTTTTGGACATTCGCCTTGCGAATCTTAGATAGCTTTACCTGATAGTCCCGTTTGGACATCCCCATACGAACCACCTCCTTATATAAAACTTCGGTTTCATACGCCAGAAATACATTGTGGGAGCCTGCTCATACGGCATGGCTCCCACTTTTTATTTCTTACGCATTTTCACCGGTCAGGATTTCCTCGGCCTCCTCAGCCGTAATCCATTTGCCCACGGCGTTCAATACCATCTGCCGGTTCCAAAGGCCACGGTCATAGTAACCTTTGACCTTTTCAAATCTTGCGCTATGCTCATTCATTGGCGTCTTCCTCCTCTTCCGCAGCAGTGTAGTCCGGGTCATCTACCGTATCATCGTAGGTCGATTCACCTTCGATGTCGTTCTGACTTTCAGCCTGCACCTCGGTCTGCGTCTCAACCTGCTCCTCCAAAGGCAGGTCGAAGCCGGTCATCATGGAAAGGTAATCCACATTGGCCGCATTCTGCGCAGCGACCTTGTCCTGCTGCATCATATACTCACCGCTGGGAATCTCCTTGAAATCGACTTCGCCGTTCTCACTGATGGAGTTTCCAGCGAGATTATAGACGATACCGTTAATAGCGACGCCCTGTGCGCTCTCATAGTCACACAGACCATAAGCGCCGTTCTCCTGCAGGCAGACCCAGTTCGGCTGCTCAACAAGCGCGAGCAAGCTGCCGTCCTTCAGAAACTTTACCATGTCCTGAATCCTCCTTGTTCTTGAATAAACTGTTGTAGAAAGCATCCATCTTCCGCAAAACAAGCGTGCTGTTTCCGCGAATCATATGCCCGCGCCAGCTCTGATAGGCGGTTTCTACATCTGTGATAGTGAACCTTCCTTCATCTATCCACCTTCGGAATATTCTGAGTTTCTTCCGCATCTTGACCGGCGACTTTCGGTTCATCTTGCGGATGACTGCGCCGGTTTCATTCAGGAAGAACTTCGTTTTCAAGAATTTGACTCCCTTGCGCAGCGGCGCTATCTTTGTCTTCTTCTCGTTCAAAACAAATCCGTATTCCTTGCACTTCTTTCTGATTTCTTCCATGCAGTATTTCAGATACTCTCTGTCCTCATGTATCAGATAGAAGTCATCCATATATCTTCCATAGTATTTGATGTGTAGCTGTTCCTTTATGAAGTGGTCAAGTGGGCTGGCAACCATCAGCGCATCTATCTGCGATACTTGGCTGCCAAGTCCAAAACCAACATCTCCGAAATCCTCCATAAACTGGCAGGCTATACGGCGCACATCATCGTCGTGTATCCTGCGTTCTGCCTCTCTGTAGATAATAGCGTGCGGCGCACTGTTGAAGAAATCGGAGAAATCGCCAGTAAGAACACCGCCGGATTCTACACCCTCGACGCCAAACTTTCGATAGAATCTGTGCAGGTGCCTGTCCAGTCTGTCCATAGCAAAGTCAACACCTTTACCTTTCAGACTTGCGGCGTTGTCAAAAACAAATGAGTGAGAAAACACAGGGACGAGTATATTGTCGCAAAGACATCTCTGTACTACGCGCTCGGAGATATGAACGCTCCGGATGTGCCGTAGTTTTCCGCGCTCAATTAGGTCAAAGTCATGGAAGCCACGGCTCCTGAATTCCCGTCGCAGCAATGCATCATGTGTGCTGGCGGTATTCGTGGTGATGCGGCTCATATAACTTTGTGTGCTGTTCTTCCACATAACACCCTTGCAGCAGTTTTTACCTGCCTGATAAAGATGCTCATAGGAAAACACATCTTCATAGCGGCCAAAGCTTTCGCTGTAGGCAATCCTTTTCGCCTGACGAGCCGCCACTCTGCGCTGATATCTGATTTCATGTCTTTCCTTACTGTTCATACATCATCCCTTATATACAAAGATTTGGGTGTGCCGTACAGTCTTATTGTAGGCGGGAGTTCTAACTGCGTAGTCCGCACCATGAAACCGACTATTCCCGTATTCATCGGCCATGCAAGAAGCGTCATCCGGTGCATATCATCGACACACTGTTTCGAGCATATTTGACTATGCTACAGGAACAAGCCTCCCTTCTGCAGAAGTACAAATTTCGCCACGAGGGTTACTTTGACTGACCTATAGACCTACAGAATCCGAAAGCGACGCCATTACTGTTGCTGGCGTTGTTATTGTTGGCGTTGCCGTTGCTGTTGACATTACAGAAATTATTGCTGTTGCCAGAATTAGGAGAACGCTCCCACCAGTTGTTAGCGGAGCCACCACAGCAGCCCAAAAGCCCACAGAACACAACAAGACGAGACTTGACCTTAGAGTAACTTAATCTGCAGGAATACTGTTATCTTCGTATTCCTTGAATTTTTCCTTGAACCGTTTCCGGTCTGCTTTCTTGACGCCCGTAATAAGGTCGCGCTCCTTCTGGATGAGCCGACCCCATTCAAGCATGGCATTGGGCAACCACTTAAACTCCGTCTTGAAATTCGGGTTGTCCGAAACGATGTCATACATCAGCTGAAGCTTATCATCTAAGCTGTTGAGCAAGCCGAAAGTGTAAGTGAGCTCATCACGCTTTAGCTGCGCTTCATGCAGATTGGTCGGCATCATTGATTCTGCCACACGCACATGGGTGTCAATGTCTTCCACAAGGGTCGCAATTTTCTGAACGACAATATAGGTATATCGTTTTGGGAACTTCACGCAATTCTTGATGGTAAATACCTGTAACTGCCGTGCGTTCTCGACATACTGGATTGCGCTCGTACTGCGCTTTGATTTATATACGGACATTCCTTCCTCCTTTTCTTCCGTTTACTTATGTGAATGGGATTCCCACACCTCTAACCGCAAGGGGTGTACCCCGATACAATGCGGCATACGGGCACCCGTCTCCCCTGACCGGGGAGAGCGGGCTGCCCTTGTTTGCGCACTGGGCATTCTGCGTCAAAGCGAATGCGGCGGGGTGGAGAGGTTAGACGCAGAAGCCGAAAGCGACGCCAGAACTGCCGCTGGCGCTGTCATAGCCGGCGGTGCCGTTGCTGGCGACACGACAGAAACGAGCGCTGTAGCCAGAACGAGGAGAACGCTCCCACCAGTAGTAAGCGGAGCCACTTCTGTTCTTCACCTTCGAGTTGCCCGCCTTGTAATAGGCGTACTGCGCTCCTTCTCCAGAAACGGAGTAGGTGGTAGAGCCGAAGATTTCGATTTCGGCCAGCAGGAAGCAGCTGTCGGAGACCGTCTCCGTACCGCTTGAAGAGCCGCCGCCGGTACCGGAAGCTTTGCTGACCGGCTTGATGGCTGTCTGCCACGCCGTGGGCAAATACCCCTTCATAGTAGCCATCGTCGAGGTACGCATAGTACTGCTCTTCCAGCCGCCGCTGTTTGTGTTGGAACTATTCATCGCATGGGTCGTCGCAAAACAGTCGTGCATCTGGAATGTGATACCAGCCTTGCCCGTGGCTGTCTTGGCACCGTATGCGGTAGATGTTGTCAGCGTATCATGGTTAAAGCCAATTACATCAAATGTATAATTCGTACCGTTCAGGGCAAGAGTCACCTGGTCGCCAACACTGACCTTGCGGTGTACACTGCCAAAATCGATATAGACCGTGGATGTTGCATTGGTGATGCCGCTGTTATTGGAAATCGCCTCGGCAAACAGCGTCACATCTGTCGCCGCCACACCGGACAATCCAGATGTATAGGTCACGCCGGAGGTGGCCGTAGTAGAAGCCGTAGGCTTGAAAGATGCGGTCACAGTGCAGGTCTTATTGGCGGGTGCGGTGTAGTTCGTACCAGCCGCAACACTGATGGTAATGATGGCACTGCCGGTCGTATCGTTCACGCTGGAGACTGTAACAGTCGTGCCGGAAACAGAAACTTTGGCGACGCCAGTTGCACTGGATGTTGCACTGATAACGCCATTGCCAGCTCTCGTAACGGTAATCGTTGCAGACTTGTTAGAGGAGTTCAGCGTAATGGATGTGGGAGTGATGCTCAGAGAGCCCGTCGCTTTTCCGATTGACCACGCCACAGTCTTAGCTGTTACCGTTCCATCTGACCAGCGGTAGTTGGTCGTCGGTGTAAAGGTGGCATTGTAGCTGCCAGCGTTGGTGCCGGAAGTTGTGCCGCCCAATGTCATAGTGGTGGAGCTGTAGCCTGTCCAAGAAGGAGACTGGCTGTTTCCGTTATAAGTCAGCGTACCGCTCTGTGAAGGAACCGTAGTGATGGTGATACGGTTCGCCTTACCTGTGGTTCTCTGAGAAGTAGATGTGTTGATACCACCGTCCGTAGTCTCGGGATAGAAACTGATGTAGTATGTCGTTCCGTTTGTCAACCCTGTAATGGACAAAGGCGTGGAAGCGTACTGGTTGCGGGTGGTGACTTTCAGTGTATATGCTGCGTCGTCATCATCCTTGCTCGTTGCATAGCCGCCAGCCTTTACCACGATGGTAGTGCTCGCCCAGGTAGCCAGCGTAACGCCGTCGGATGTAATGCTTGCTGCGGGGTCAGTCCACTTAACGGTCATCTTTCCGTTACCGGCCTCTTGGGATGCCGTCATACCGGTTACATTCCAGCTTGAAATACCTGTGACCTGAACAGTGGGAGTTGCATTAAATACATTCTCTTCGCTGTCCGTGTAAGCACCGGCTGTGGTGTAGGGGAAAAACTTATAGTAATAAGTCACACCGTTGGAAAGGCCGCTGTCGCAGAAATACGAAGTCTTATAAGCGTCTCGTGTTTTGCTGTCCAACACGACTGTACCGTCTCGACGGCTCTTGGGGGCAGAACCGGCCTTACGAACAAGCTGAGTACCGCCCCATGCCGCAAGTGCAGCACCTGACACCACAATGTCAGAGGGGTCAGTCCACTTGACATACGCTTTGCCGGAAGCAACAAGCACATTGATATCGGAAACTGCACCAAGCGTCAAGCCGCCGCCAGAACCAGTACCGCCCGGAAAGTTGGAAATAATAGGCATATAAATTGACCTCCTTTAGCCCAATAAGATAATGAGAACGGGAATATCACACGACGGCGTTTCCCCGTCAGAAGCAATCGTCAAAAAACCGTCACCCTGATTGCTGATATAAAGCCCAGCCGCACGGACAGTTTCAATCTGTAATCCGGTAAGATTCTGCGCCGTGCCGATTACGCCGTTTTGTTCGGGCGTCAACCCATCAATAGTGATGGTCTGGGTAGATACCGCACCGTCCGTGTTCCACTGATTTGCAAGAAGCGTCGCCGTGATTGCGCGGCTAAGAGCCGCCTTCTCGGCAAGGGCATTATCGATTTTTACCATGTTGGAATTATCGCTGCCATTCATCTTCTGCCGCCAATCAAGGAAACGGGTTGTGCTGTCGTCTTCGAGATAGAGGTTATAGTTCGTTGTGTTCATAAAAGCCTCCCCTCGTTAAGACAACAGAATCACAGTAACAGGGATATCGCACTCCGGAACTGTTCCGTTGGCCGCAATCGTAATAGAGCCTGCGCTTTGCGCACAGACATACAGACAGGCATTTGCAGCAGCGGCGAACTGCTCATCGGTAATACTCTGCGAGATACCAATCACGCCGTTCTGCTCTGTGCCAAGACCAGCAACGGCCAGTGTCTGCTGTTTGTTTGACCAATTGCTTGCTGTCAATGTCGTATTGATAAATACGCTTGCATCACATTTCCCCGCAAGCGCATTGTAGATGTCTTCATCATCAAACGGGAGTTGTGAGTAGGTCTTTGTCCCATCACCAATTTTCCTGCGAACGCTACCGCTGGCCGTATCAACAATGATAATTTCCCCATCCAGAATGACGGGGTTGCTGTTCGTCCAGTTTGCGCTCGTATCTCGTTTGAGTCTGATTCGTGTGTTAAATTCAGCCATGTAGGTAGCCTCCTTTTAAGCAAAATCCCCGCCGTGCATAACACACGACGGGGTTGCTCTTATTTTATCGGGTCTCAGATGTTCACAGTGGCGCTGCCACAGTTGAAGATGATATAACCGGAAGCCTGCTTCAGCTCGGTAATATCATGCTCATGGTCGCCAGCAGCCTTGCTGTCCCAGTCAGAAACCTTTGCAGCAGTGATACCATCGAGAACGGCTTTGTTTGCGTGCTCGTGCTGCTTCTCAACAGCACCGTCCCAAGCATCGACCTTCGCCTGAGAAATACCGTCGAGGATGGTCTTGTTGGAATGCTCATGCTGCTTCTCGGCAGCGCCATCCCACTTGGCCTTGTCGCCGGTAGCAATCTTGTCCAGCTCGGCCTTATTCGTATGGCTGTGCGCCTTACCGATGGCGGTCTGCACATCGGCGTGGAGCTGGGACAGGGTCACGGAACCCTCCGTCAGAGTAGCAGTCACCTTATGGTCGGCGCTGACATCAATCACAATCTGGTCGCCCACTTTAGAGCCAGAAGTGACATACTCAATCAAGCTGTCAACATTGATGTAGATGTCATCCTCGGTAGCGTTAGCAAGAACCAGATGCAGGTAGGTGCCCGCCTTGCCCCAATCGCCAGCCTCCGCCTTGGTCTCCACGGTGCCGGACTTCACGACCATATCCTTCGGAATGTCGATGTTCACATCCAGCTTGGTGGCTGCCTGCTTGATGTTGTAGCGTTTTGCCACACCATCGGGCGTAAAAGAAGTAACGGTCACGGTGTAGTCGGTCTGTGCGGGAATAGCGCCGACCTTCTCATCCACATAGCCCACAACGGTAGTGGCAGTTGCACCGTCGGGCAGCGTGCCGACCAGTTCTTCCAGCGCATCCACATCCGTCTGAGCGTCCGTACCGGCTTTCTTAGCCGCAGCAATGGCATCGTCCTTACTGTCGGCATAGGTCTTGGCAGACTGCAGCGCCGTATCAGCCGCACCGGCAGCATCAAAAGCGCCCTCATTCTTATAAGCAGCGGTGCCCAGACCATGCACCTTCACATCAGCACCGTTGAACTTAACAGTGCCGTTGGTGCCGCCCTCAACCAGCGTACAAACAGTCTCGTCGGGGATGGTGATAGTGCTCACCAGAGACCATGTGGTGCCGCCCTTTGCCTGAGAATACAGGTGGAACTTGCGGGCATTGTCCGCATCGACCTCCAGCTTGTACTGGGTATCAGTGTCCTGAATCTCACCAGAGATGTAGTCGGACAGGCCGGTAATCTCATTGGCGGAATAAGTCGGCTTATTCTCAGCCTTTGCCCAGTCGTACACATCGGCAGCCAGACCAGCGGCGAACTGCAGCTGGCTGAACTTAGAGGAACCATCGCCAGCCTTAAACAGGATAGCAGGCTCTTTTGCCACAGCGCCGGTAGCAGCAGGCACGACGACAACCGCAAGCTCACCGGCCAGCAACACAGGGTCTTTTTCGACCCAGTTGGCATAGGTATCATACTTCAGGGAAATGCGAGTATTAAAAGTAGTTGTAGCCATATATATCATTCACCCTTCTTTATTGTTTTGGAGATAGGGCGGGAGTCACACGCTCCCGCCCTTAACGATGCACTTGATTACACAGAGGCGTTGCCGCCGTCGAGAATCAGCGTATCGCCCTCAGACTGCACCAGCTTGCTCATGTTCAGGCTGTTGACCTCCATGCTGCCGTCTTTCGCAACAGCAACCTTATTCTCCTCGGCAGAGCTGGTAACAACGCCTGCGGTCGCACCCGCAACCGGAATGTTGACGGCCTTTTCGGAGATGTCCAGAGCAGTGCCGTTCAGCTTGACGATTTCAATCAGGTTCTGGTTTGCACCGGCCTCCACACCGTCGAGCTTGGCTTTTGCTTCATCGGTGAAATCATTGGTGCTCAGCCCCTTACCCTCGACCTTATCGACCTTGCCCGCCAGTGCATCCGGCAAACCGGTGACCTTGCTCTGCGCAATAGCTTCGAGAGTAAGCTTACCCTCCTGAGAAACGGCAAACTCGTCAGAAACGCTCTTTACGAAGTTCGCCTCTGCGTCATCGGGGAGAGCAACCAGCTTCTCTTTCAGCGCAGTCGTGAAGTCCTCAGTGGAAAGACCCTTGCCATCCACCTTGTCAACCTTGTTGGCAATGGCAGCAGCAATTGCCTCGTTCATCTGCTCAGTGGTAGAGTAGTCATCAAGATTGACGCTCACATCGTCCAGACGGACGACTTCGTTTTCCACTTTGGCATAGATGTCATAGAAGCCGGTGTCAGCGTTCATCACAAGATAAAGGACATTATCCTGCGCTTCAGCCGCTGTAGGAACTGCACTGACCCTCTTGAAGCTGGCATGACCGGTGGCAGCAATGGCCGTCTGGATTGCCTCTGCGATTGCAGTGGCGGTCATAGCATCTGTGATGCCGTAGCCTTCCAGCGTGGTGGCCTTATCAGCCTTACCGGTCTGAAGATTCTGAATGTCCTGCGTATGGCCTGCAACCGTGTCGGCCAGCCCGGAAACGGTGCTGGTGTCAGGCGTGTACCATTCCAGCGCAGTGCCCGCCGCATTGATGCGGGGCTGCTGACCGGCTGTAGCAGAGTTGAAACCCTTCAGCGTGACCTTGCCATCAACAATTTCGATGGATTTGCCATCACCGAGAACGGCGGAGCCAACGGCCTTCAGCGTCTTATCCGGCTGGATGATATACAGGTCTGCGGCGGAGTCTGTTACAACGCAGACATTTTCACCATAAAAATAAACGCCGTCTGAACTGCCAACTTCAACAGCGGCAGCGGCGGCGTCCTGAGCAGCACTCAGGGTAGAGAAGTAATACCGTGCGTCCAGAGGGAACGCAGTCTGCGGATTAAATGAAACCGCAAAATTCAGTTTACCGAAATCAGCCATTATGCGTCACCTCCATGTTAAATTGTGACCTTGTAGGTGTTGGCGGTATCATTGGCGTTTGCCATGTCCATCACATACACCTTGTAGTCAATCGCCTGATAGCCATTCGCACCCTCAACAGAGACAACGCTCTTGGTGAAAGCGGTCTTGACTTCGGCATTCATGCCGTTCACATCCTGCACAGAGCTGACATCACGCAGCGTGGCAGGATAAGCAAACACAACGCGGATTGCGCCAACGGGAATCGCAAGATTGAAGCTGTTGCCAGCCGCCAGAGCCTTGCCGCTCTTGCCGCTCAGACCACGCACCAGCGCAGAGTTCACCTCACCATCCTTCGCCTCCAGCGTGCCGTAGAAGCTGTTGCGATAACCGGTGATTTTACCCGTTGCCTTGCTCTTGTTACCGGCGGCAATCTTACCGGCTGCATACTCATTACCGAGGTTCGTCACGGGGACAGCACCCTCACCGTGAGTTGCCGTAGCGGTAATCGCATAGCTGGTAGCATCGCCAACCGTCAGCTCGTCGAAGGAACCGGAGGCGGTATCCTTGGTGGCAGTGCCATCCGTCACGCTCCACGCGGTAGCAGTGATGCCGGTTGCGGGGCCGTATGTATAGCTGCCTGCACTCAGAGAAGCGGTGTATGCAGGAGTAACTTTGGAACCGACCTCATACGCAGCAACCTGCTTGCAGGTAATCGTCACGGCAGGCTGGGTAGCGGTAGGATTCTTTTCCTTCGCCAGAATAGAAGCCAGCACATCCTTGACATTCTTGCCGGAAGCGGCAATCGTGCCAGAGCCGGAACTGGGAACGGTCAGAACACCGATAGCTGCAGTGTAGGTCAGGTCATCGGCAAAGTATACATTCTCTGCGCTATAGTTGCCGTCCATAGCAGCCCACACACTGCCATCATAGACATAGGCGGTATAGGAATACTTGCCACCGGCAATCAGCGCCTTGACGACAAAGATATCGTCCTTCTGTGCCTCGGCACCAGCGGCTGTCAGCACACGAGTGATAACATCGGTATCGCTCTCGCCATCGGCCTTTACGCCCTCATAATGTGCGGCCTGTCCACCGCTGATTTCCTTCAGATTCTCATAGCTGGTAACACCGTCGCCAATCTTGAGCGTGCCCAGTTCCAGGTCGAAACAGGGCTCGCCTGCGGCAGGCACAACATCTTTGTTGGTCAGCCAATTCGCCGTGGTGTCACGCCGAACCTGAATCTTGGTCTTCATTGTTTTGTTAGGCATAACTATCCTCCTTCAAATTATTTTGCAGAATGGTCTTATTCAGTGCCCTGTGCCGTTCCGCCGTCGATGATTTTGATTTCCTCAATGCTTCCGCTGCCGGAATCCACGGGGGTCAAAGTACCGTCGCTCGTAACGATATAGGGAACCCAGTCAGAGCCGTTATGCACAGAAATGATATGTCCAACGCAGTCGTAGGTCTTTACCCATGCCTGCGCCTCGCTAATGGTCTCGAACTGTTTACGCTCTGAGATGCGTTTCATCTTTCCGGCAGCGTCATAGAAATACAGCTCAGATTCCTCTGCGTCGTTTGTGATAATCAAACTATCCTTTGGTATCACGCCCGCAGCAATCGCGTCGGTAATCTTTGACCGCTTGCCGTATGCAACTCTCACACCCATCTCATCTCACCTCCCATTAGCCAAAATAAATGACCGCATCAGCATCTGCCGACGGGTCGCTGTCTTCCTCTCCGAAATGAATTGTCTCGTCATCATTGACCATCTCGCTCATATCGATGGGGTCGCCGACCGGCTTGCCGTTAGAAGACATCTGCAAGACCTTCTTTTCGGAATCGTAAACAAGGTTGTCGCCCTTTTTCTCCATTTCCACACGGATGGTCTCCACGCCGCTTTCTGTCGTTTCCGTCTGTTTCTGCAAGGCGTAGATAGCAGAAAGCTGATGGTCACAGATATAGTCATCCATGTTCTTGGACTCCTCCACATACAGCAGACATTCGCCGCTCTTGGCGATTGTCGGGTTAGAGGGAGTCCCGGAAAAAATCTGCAGCCATGTACATACCTCGCCCGGATACTTGCTCAACCGGCAGGACACAGGAAAGACATACTGGTAATAGGCCTCTTTATATTTTTCCTCCGTTCGTTCCAGCCGAACAATATCAGCCACGCCGTCTGCACGAATGTAGCTTAGATACGGAGTGGCAGTCAGCATATCTACTTCACCAACCTGCAGTGGAATCAGATAGGTGATTTTCTGATTCAGATTGTCACCCCGGTAAATCGGCTCATTCACTGTCATAACGAGATTCATACTCTCGTCCAGCTTGATATAAATCACTCATATCACCTCCATTGCTATAGAATGACGAAGTCAACTTCGTCCAGCGTCATGTCGTCATACTCTGAAAGCTCGTCTGCATCCATTTCAGCAAGCAGCCTATGACGCTTCAGAATAGTGCTTGCATTCACGGTAAGGTCAACCGTACTTCCTTCTGTGCCAACAAACTGCCTGATGGACTCTGTAACATCTGCGAGAATACGAAGGTTGTTTTCTACGATTTCGTATTTCTGCATATGCTCACCGGAAACTTTTGTGCCAAAGGCCATACCGCCATACGCTCGGCCAAAGGAGAAGTGCAGTTCTGTGCCAAGAACAAGGGCGGCAATTTCTATAGCCGTACTGGCTGCGCTCGTTATACGGTAGCAAAGGTTCACCATTTCTGCCCCCAGCACCACTGGCGCATCCACCTTGAGGTAATCAACTGCCTGCGTTCCAGATACAGCCGCATCCAATATGACACGGTCTCTTGGGGACATCAGTCCCCATTTCAAAGTGTCACGAACACCGCCGTCAAACGCAATGGCGGTCTGTCCATAGCCAAGAGACTTGGCAATATTCGCAAGAAGCGGAGCCGCATTCAAAACCATGCGGCTTTCCGCCTCTGCAAACATCGTTTCCAAAGCAGGAATGTCCTCAACGGCCAGTTCCACAATGCTGGATTCCGGGTTCATGGTGTAGAGTGTTTGAAACGCTGCGTTGGCGTCGATTGTCGTGCCCCAGTTCAGTCTCTCATAGCAGGTCTTAATCATCTTGTCGATGTGTGAGACCAACTCGGAGCCGAGCTGCATCGCTACAAACTTTTGTAAGGTATAGCTTTCAAGGCAGCTTTCCAGAATGATACGGTTGGTAGCCGTGAGACCGTCACGATATGGAAGGGAGTAGACGATAAGGTCACATTCAGTGATGCGCCTTTTCAGATAAATATCAAACTCCTTTGCCATATTGCATCAGCTCCTTGTTACGCAGGATTCTGGGCAGACAGGCTCAAATATCCTTCCTTAATGGTCATGATGGTCGCTGCCTCAACGCTTCTGGGCGTAGACAACACGCCGTACATCAGAAGGTTGCCACTGCCGACAGTATCGGAGTCGTAGATAACGAAGTGAGTGATAGTGCCCCAGCCCGCAGTACTCTCGTTGAAGTTGATTGCCTGCGTGTTGGTCACAACACCGGATGCGGGTTCGCTCAGTGTAGTCAGCTGCACTCTGGCGTAACCGGCAGAGGTAGAAGGCTCATTCACATTTGTGCCGTTGACATTAGGCGCAGAAGTGCTCAGACCAATATAGTAGCTGCTGGGAATCTCAGGGGTCGTTTTGGTTCCGAAAAGATTGCCTGCTGCCAGGTTTAAGAAGTAAGTTGTATTCATAACTGGTTATCCTCCTATTTTCTGATTAAGAACAAAGATTATTTTCGCGCAAAGTCCTTGTTGATATTGTTATGGATGTAGATAACGCCCTGCTGGGGGATATCTACATTGTTGTCAATATCCTTAATCGTGATTTGGTACACAAACTTTCCGAACAAATCAACGGTGTCATCCGGTTCAAGTGATACGAACAGGATATTGTAAAAGGTCTCCGCCTCGTCCATACGGACAGTCATAGTTTTTGAAACCACAGGCGCACCGTTCTTGTTCACAAAGTTGACAATAGAAAAGTTTGCCGTACAGCCCGTCAATCCAAACGGCTTCGGGTTGGTCTTACCATAATACACATGAAACACCAAGTCCTCAGAAGAGCCGCCGACAAAGTCAAGCTCCGGCAAACTGTAAACATTGTTAATCATCATTACCCTCCAATGTTCACAGGGAACTCACAAATGAATTTCACCTCGGCATTTCCGGTTATCTTCAACAAGTTATCGCCTTTGACGAGCCGCATGAACTTCATGTTGAAGTATGGATACAGGTTCAAATCCAAGCTGTTTGTGATGACCTGATTTTTGTTGTCTACATATATGGTCAAAGAGCGGCCTCCCGGCAGCCCTTTGAATTGAAATGTTCGGTTGTTGTCCGAAAGATTCTGGATGGAGATGTTGTCTCCGCCATACATGGTTATCTCCAGCTTCGGCCTATAGAAGCCATTGTAGCTGCTCCGGTTAAACAGGCGAACCTGTGACTGACCGCTGACCGCATAGGTGTACTCGTCCGGTAGAGTATAGGCGAACGGAGAATCGCAGCTTACCTTGCATGAAAAAGCCCACGGCAAATCGCCGTAGGTTATCAGCTTCAGTTCTGAAATTGTACACTTATACCGAAATGGTTCCATATCGTCCTGCACAATCACAAGCCATTTTCTTGTACTGTGCCCAGTGAGCCATGCGGCAATCGCCTCGACTTCAAACCTGTCCAGATTTGCGTTTGCATCAAGGGACTCCATGTTCGCCCCGAAAACCAGCGTATATTCCAACGACTGATTCTGCACTAACCCGTAGGTAAGCGCATCGTATCTTCCCGGAATCCTATCCTCAACGATTTCTCCGTTCTGGAAATTCACATCGTCCTGTCCGCTTGAACCGAAGTGGTAAACCATGAGTCCGAACTCGGAGCAGGGAATATCATCAAAAATGAACTCGGTTCCCCAAAACGCCATAGTCCACCTCCTTGCGATTATGTAAAGTCAACAAAGCCCTCCAAATTGAAAATGTCCGCAGGCGAAAGCGTTTGCTCACCCAGGTCTTTTTCGTTCAGCTTCACAACCTCGATTGCAATGTCCACCTCCATATTGCACAGCTCATCCAGCTTTGCTTTGAATGCGGTGCAGTCGCTGGGAGTCAGGAATGTGATGCTCCCGTCCTCCTTCAGCGTTCCGTGGAACTCGTCCAGATACTTGCGTTCCTCCGTGAGCGCAAACTGATAGGCACTGTCAGCTGCCTGAACCAGCTTATATACCGCATACGCCTTTTTAACAGGCAGTTTGAAGTTGTTCAGTTTCATCAGAGACTCATAGGCTCTGTTAATCTTTTCTTGAATCATACTCTTTTCCTTTCTTACACACTGAGACAAATCAACCAAGTTTGGCAAGGTATTCTTCGGCGTCCTCAATATAAACGCCTTTTGCCAAGCCCTGCTCAATGATGTCTCTGTCAGTACGGTCTAACTTTTGCTTCAATATGTCTGGCGTAAAACAAGGCATACCCACCTCTCCGCCAGACTCGATATAGCGTATATGGGAATCCCACAGTAATTGTGTGCTACTGCGCACTTCCTTAATTAAATCGGCTGCTTTCATAATCGCTCTCCTTAATTGTTTGAATATCCAACAACAATGCCTTTGACAACATACAATAACCATTGGTCAATCGTATTGTTCATGTACGGAATTGAGTCGGAGATACCGGTATATGTAGCCCAGCCTCGTGTGCGGCAATACCCATAAATAGACATATCTCTTACATAGCCCAATGATACTTGCCCGGAAGAATTGACACTAAAGCTTCCGATGCTGATGGAACATCCGGATAAGGCGCCGCCTCTGATTCTGTTTGCGGAAAGCGTGCCCGTTGTAATCTTATCTGCAGACAGGTTTGGAATGCGCACCGGGTCAAAAGTGCCGGAAGTAATCTTGCTGCAATTAAGCTCTGGAATTCTCTGCGTGTTAAACTGGCCGGAGGTAATTTGGCTCGCAGGCAGTCCGGATATTTGGCTTGCCGTCAGCTTACCAACCGTAATGCTATCTGCCCGAAGGTTGGTAACAGTAACATTGGTACAATTCAGCGTGCCAGAAGTGATATTGCTTGCGCTCAGGTTCGTCACCTTGATGACATTACCGTTGATAGTGCCCGATGTAATATTACTGGCGTTCAGATTCTTGATGGTCACATCGGTCGCATCAATCGTACCGCCGCTGATTCTGTCGGCTGACATAGTGCCTGCCGTAATCTTGCTGGCATTGATACTGACAATATTTGCATTACTGACCTGCAGCGTTCCATTGGAGATTTCACAGCCTCCAATAATACCACTGGTTGCCTCAACCTTGCCAGAAATGCTCACATTGTTTGCAAGCAGGTAGCCGTTCTTATTGGCGCGGATATAGTTGCTTGCCGTTCCAAGAGAAATGCCGTCCGTTCCAATATAGATGCCGGAAGTGGTACTGGAGAACGAAGGCTTCCCGTTGTAAATTGCATCGCTGATAATAGTCCAACCCTGTGACGGCTGACCGATGTAGCCACTCAGTGCAGTGACCTCGCCACTAAAAGAACCGGCTGTAGCGTAGATGGTGCCTTTCAGTGTCAGGTTGCCGTTGGTATCCGCATAGAAAAGCTTCTTATCGTCGTCTACGACACCCTTATTGTTGATAAGCGGATACTTGCCAATCATCAGGCCATGCATCGGGTCTAAGAGAATATGCGAGTTGCTCTTCTCGTTGGTAATGCTGAAGTTGCTGTTGTGCAATACACACCCCTCGGCATCTACCTTAAACACTGATACGCCGCCATCCTGCTTTGCGCTCTCGATAACAAGGTTGCTGCCAGCGAGCAAAGTACCAACAATATTGGGAGCAACGATGCCCCAGCAATCACCGAGGTTCTCATCGTAGAAGTTACCAATAGCCAGCTCTGCCGTTGACCAGTTGTTGCTGGTCATCAGAATGCTGTTGTTGTTCAGCCACACCTGCTTCGGTTCATACTCTGTATGAGCTTCGTCGCTCCACTTGCGCAGCCGAATACCGGAATCGCCCCACGAGATAGCCTGCTCTTTAGAAGACATGATGGCGTTCTTGGACACATCCAGTGCCGTCTGCATAAAGTCTTTGACCTTTGTAGAAGCGCCGCTGTCCATAAACGCAGAGTAGTTGTACTTGTTCAGGTCTACACTCTTGCCCATTGAGACGCTTTGCTCCAACAAATCAGCCAACAGGAAAGAACTATCACCAGAGGTGTAGGTGTCGCTAAACTCCAGCGTCAGGTCGTTAGGCGAATCAAAGCTTACTTTTACGCCCACGCAAATAGGTGCCAGCGTTTCATCCTCACTTATACCGACATAGAGCTTTTCGCCGTGGCGCAGCTTATTCTTGAACTTCACGAAATCGTCAAGGCATAAGAAGTTTGCGCTTGTCACGCCGAATGTATAGGAGGGCTGCGATACCTTGGTCAGAATCTCGTTGCCGTATTCAAACAAGTCCCATGCGACAGCACGCTTCTCATACTCACTGGTGTTCAGTGTGAAATACAGATATCCCTCGCTGACCGTAATGTCCAGCTTCGTGCCGACCAACAAATCAGGGATTTCAGCGTCTGCCGCCATATCGTGCGCAACGGAAGACACTGTTCCCGTCAAAGAGATACACCCCTTCGGGAAAGACCGGTCGCCCGTTACGCCCGCGCCGAGGTATGCCGTCATCACAAAACTGTTGTTTGGCGCTTTTTCAAATGCTGCGTTGATGACCTCTGCATCAATGAAGTCGGCTTTGATTCTGCCGCCCTTGACATCATAGATTTCCTTGTTGCGTGTGTTGGTCACATAAGTAATGCTGGCGTTGTTAATACCAATTAGCTTGTCTGCGACCTGATTGCCTGTATCCTCATCGGCATAGGAATCGGTTGTCTGCGCCACAAAGCTGCTTTCCGATACAGCATCATCCTTCAGATATCGGTCAAGCTGCAAATACTCTTCCTGTGTGAAGTATGATTTGAAATTGGCCGCCTTGTTTATCGTGACCAGTTCGCTGTATATGGATGCCGCCTGTGCTTCAATGCCTTTGATTTCTTCGTTCTTGGCATTGATTTCAGCTTGCTTTGCGGCAAGTCTGGCATTTACATCATCCAGCTTGCTTTGCGGCACAAGGTCTCGTGCGATGCTTTGAATGATGATTGCCTGTTCATTTTCCAGAACAGTCCGTTCACTCTCCAGCTCCACCAGTGCTGTCTGCTCTGTGGTTTTGCGCATGATTTGCAGAACATATTCCACAGACAGATTATAGTAAGGGAGCTGATAGTTCGCATAGCTTTCCTTCCACGCATAGTACTTGTCAATCAATGCCTGGTCAAAGTTGTCGGTATTCATGAAGTAATCCAGATTGATGATTTGGTTGGTTCCGCTGGGGTTTACATCACGAATGTTTACGCCATCGGCGCCGTTGACATCCAGCCGGGTGACGATGCTTTCTGTGTTCTCTTCGACCGTAATCTCTTTTGCAAGGTTGGCGTTGGAAATGTAAATGGGATTGGTCGGTACTGTGGAAGACGCATCCTTCACATTGATTCTCCGGTTATAGGTATCAAAGTCAAAAATGCAGTTATATGAAGTCTGTATCGTCCCCTTGATGAAGTTGTAGAGGTTCTCATCGGAAACCTCAAAGGTGCGATACTTACCGACAAGGTTGCTGTCAATACTCCCGACACTCCAGGACGGCATCAGCTCAAGGATAATACCGAGCAGCGTACTGTCCGGCGTAACAGGGTTCCAGAAATTATAGGTGGCGCTTGCCAGTGAAAGCTTTTTGAAAGTAAACTCGTACTCAAGGGAATACCCCTTGCACGCCTTTGTCTTCTTCACGCCATCGCCGGTCTCTTTGGGATTCACAAGGACAAACTGACCGATATTCTGCAGTTCAACAATGCGCATACCAATGACCGCATCATAGTACGGGGTAGGTTCGCCATCCACCTGTGCCGGAAGATTGAACTCAATCACAGAGGCTTCATCATATTTAATATCAGCAGTGATATTCATGGCATAGCCCAGCACGCCAATCGGTACATCGGTCGTATTTTTAAGAATCAGCATTGGCGGCTCTCGCAGGTCTATCTTTGAGAAATCAACTACCATTCTTTGAGAAAACCTCCTTTCTGAAGTAGGGGAGATACAGTCACCTGTATCTCCCCGTTGGGTTACTTATGGTTTCAGCCTTGAGCCTCGCGTACTGTTGATGCCACGCCGCTCAAATGCGCTGTAAAGTTTGTCAATCGCCACATCGGCAATCCGTTCGCCATAGGCTTTTGCGTCTGTGTCGGCCATTTCACCGCTATGGGTAATGTTGACCTCAAAGTGCGGTTCAAACACAAGGCTCTGTGCAGCACCGCCGATGATGTCTTGGGTCAACCCGCTCATGGTGTCTTTGATACCTGACGCCGGAGCCGGGATTGTCGGCAGCGTACCGATAACCACGCCAAGGCGCTTTGACAGTTCCGTCTGGAAATCGATGATACGATACAGGCTCTTCTGTTTGGCCTCATTCAGTACGACTTCGCCCTTTTGCAGAATAGCAAGAACTTCATCCTTGCTGAGGTTTGCCTCGTCAACAACGCCGCCGTCGTGGTATTTGGGAACATTGCTTACCACGGTGCCAACGCCACTTACGCCGCTCACTGCGTCACTGTATTGTCTTACAGCCTCCGCAGCCCGTATCCAGGCAGAAGAAATCTCTGCGTCAATAGATGCGCCGACAGATACGCTCTGACCGAGAAGCGTCTGATAGAATGCCGTCCAGAGTTCCTCGGAAGAATTGACCGTACTCCTGAGCAGTTCCAGTTCCGCTTCCTTATCAGCCTCATAGTCTTCGCCCATCTTGTCCAGGGCGTCAGTCTGTGCTTCAACAGAGTGGTCTCTCTGGGTATCTGCGAGGTCTTTCTGCTTCTCTTCCAGCTCCTGTATCAGGGTGTTTCGCTCTGCTTGTGCGCTTCTGCTATCATCCAGAGCAAGCTGGTCGATTCTGGCCTGCAGGTCTGCTATCTCTTTGACCTTGTCGGCAATATCAGCTTCATAGTCGAACTCGTCCTTAGCGGACTCAATCATCTCTTTTCTCAGGTCTATAATCTTTTGATAGGCATCTATCTGTTTCTTATAGACTTCCTCGATGTAGTCGATGATATTGTTCTTCGTCTCCTGAACCTGATAACCCAAATCCTCGATGGAACCCGCAGCATCAATGTTGTCATCGTTGAGCTGTTCCGTCACATCTATCAGGTCTTCCGTCTCCTTACGGAGGGCATTTGTCGCTTCCTGCAGCGTATCGTACTCTCCGGCAGACGATGCCGTAAGCTCATTCAGATGTTCAAGGTTCTTAATGTACAGCTCATTTGTTTCGCTGTTATACTCGACCTCAAACCCAAGCGCCCGAAGAGCACCGACATTGGATGCGATGGTGCTCTTTTTCAGCTCCATCAAATCCTTTTCGGCAGCCATCTCTTCCTTATAGGCATCAATCAAATCGCTGGACAGCTTAATTTTCTCAGCCGGGTCTTCTGCATACTTCAGCTTTTTCGCCAGAGAGTTTGCCCGTTCCTGTGCGGCCTGCAGCCGCTTCTCAGCTTCGTAATAGGCATCGATGTCAGCGATATATTCTTCGACTGTTTTAATCTTGTCTTTGGTATCACTGTCGCCATCAGAGCTGCCTCCACTGCTGCTGTCGCTTCTGCTGCCATAAGAACTACCAGCAGAACCATAAATACTCGTCAGGTCGAGCCCGCGCAGTGCCTCAAGGTTTTTGTAGGCGTTGACCGTCCGCTGTTTGAAATCCTCCAGCGCAGCAATACGCTGCGCAGACGCCTGCTCCTGCTTTGAAACCCAGTCGTCCAGTGTATCTGTGCCGACATAGGTATTTGCACCGTCGAAGGTGACGGTAACATCTCCGGCGTCAATCGAAGTGCCGCCTACCGCACCAGATACTGCTGACTGGAAATAGTGGGAGATGCCCTGCCAGTTACCGGTCGTAGCGTCTTTAACAGCTTGGCTCAGTGCACCCCAAACGCTGGAGGCAATATTGCGAATCTTGCTGAACAGGCTGGTACCGTAGCTGTTGGTCGCTTCAAGCGACTTGGAGAAACCTTGCGTATGTGCGCTCTTAATGGTGTTGGCATATGGTTGCCAGATGTTCTCCGTTGCCTGCTGACCATATTCAACTTCTGCGCCCAGCTTTTTGTTCAGGGCTTCCTCGTTTACGGCCAGTTCACCATTCTTCTCAGCCACATAGTTTCTACCTTGCAGGTCATTCAGCTCATTCATCTTTTGAAGAAGGGCTTCCTCCTGCTGAACCTGACCATTAACGCTCAGGTTCTTTATATCGGCAATAATGTTAGCCTTTTCGGTTTCCAGAGCAAGCTGGTCATTGATGACCTGCTCAGTTGCTTTCAGTTCAGCAATCTTGGTATCCAACTGCGCGTCATACTCTGCCTCGTTCATCTCAAGAACGCTGTTCAGCAACTGTCTCTGACCATCAATAGACCCGTCAACAAACAGGTCTGCCTGCTCCAGGAGCTTGGGGTACTGCAAAGCAAGGTTGGCGAGCTGCTGCTTTGTCATGGCAGTACCGGAGTTCAGCCTGTCCATTGCAGAAATAATGCTGTCAAGGCCATCCTTCGCACTATCCAGGCCGGATATCATATCGGAGAAATCGAGGGTGTTCACCATATCGGCGTTGGCATATTTCAGCCATTCGATTTTCTCCTGCAATTCCTCGAAGGTCATGGAGCCTTCTTCGGAGATAATGTTATAAGCAATTTCCAGCTCCTGTGCAGACATTTCGCCTAACAGCGCATCATACTTGCCGCCAACGCCGCCAATAGCTTCTTTGACAGCGGCAAGCTGCCGCTCGACGGTATCTGTTTCCAATGAAAGCTTGAGGTATTTGATGGTGTCATCATCAAACCCAGCTGCTTCAAGGTCGCTGATAATCGCATTGACAGTTTCCTGGAATTCATCGACATTGATGTCACCGGCATCGAACAGCCCCTTCAGGTCGAACAAACCGGACATTGCATTCTGCACTTCCGGTGTCAGCTTGTCGATGAAGTCGTTTATCTGAACCTTAATATCGGTAATAGCGTCTTCATCGGGGACAATCTTTCCCCAGAAGTTTTTCTTTGTGACATCATCAACACCAAAGCGGTCGATGAAATTGGAAACAATATTTTGTGCCTCTGTGCTTAAATCGTCATAAGCGGCATTGTTCTGCGCAACAAGCTTCAGCTGGTCAGCAACATCCTGATTGGCCTTTTCAAGCCCATCTCGTGCCTCACCATAACGAACAGCAGCGTTCTTTGTCTTTTCAACAGCAGCTTCAAAATCAGAGAGAGACTCGAAGCCAACTTCCGTGTAGTCGATAGAGGCCGCAATCTTTCCGATATTGTGAGAGACCTGGTCTGCATAGTCATCCCAGAAGTCGCCCCACTGGTAATAGCCGTACTCGTTTGTGTATTTCTCCAGCTCCTCGCCAATATCGGTTACGCCCAGAGCCTTCATAATCTGCTCAGACAGATACCGGCTCTTATTGTCTCCGGAGTTTCCAACGAATTCGGGCGTCACATCTCTGTCATTGACACGGAACATCTGCCACATATTGTTGGACAAATCCGTATCTGTGGTCAGAATGTCGCCGTTTTTCAGCTTGTCGTAAGACGCCGCATACCCCTTGATAACCTCAGAAAGTTTTTCTGTGGTTGTCATCTGCCGGAGTTCGCTCTTATACTGCTGCTCCTGCAGCTCAATGGCACGCTCAATCAGTTCGTTCTTGTCCGCAAGATAACCGTTTTCAATGCTATACCCCTCTGACAAAGCAGGAGAGATATCCACAATCGTCTGAACGATTTGCTTGTATCGGTCATACTCATCGGCAGTCAACGAAATATTTTCGCCGTAACGAGAAACACCAACTGACAGTGTCTCAAACTCTTCCTTCAGCGACTGCAGTTTGTCGATGTTATCGGAATTTGTCTGGCGGAACTCATTGAACGCATTGGTCAGTTCGTTCGCTTTTTCAATCGCTTCATCGCTGGCGTTAATCAGATGTGTAATACCTGTGATGATTCCCTGAATCACCAATCCAATTCCCAGCGAAATGAGCATATTGATGGCTGTGTTAAGCGCAGTGACGCCAATCGCCGCTGCTTTTGAACTTGCTCCAAACGCCTTCGTTTCCACACCGGCCTGTTTGCAGTACGCCTTGTAGCCGGACATGGAAGCTTTGCCGCCATTTAACGACTTCAGATACCCCGACAGAGCATCGTCAGTGCCATCAAGATATTTGATAAATATCTGCTGTGTCTGTATGGATGAGCCAAGCACCTTGTTGTACTCAGCAATATTTTTGTTAGCCGCAGACCAATCCGTAATGCCACCGGAAACACCTATCTTCCCATCAACGACATCAAAGATTCCGAGGTTCTTTCCTTTGGCACCGCTATACGCAGTTACAGCTGCGGTGATTGTGGAAATCAAAGCAGGGAATGAACCCAGCTTATCGATGATTGCGGTCAGTGTTTCGAGAATGGCTGTGCCGCCATCTACAACACCTTTAACAAGCCCGGAGCTTACAAAGGATGCGGAGAGCTTTTCAAAAGCTGCCTGGAACTGAGCAATTTTGCCGTTGATAGAATCGAGATACTTCTCATTTTCATTGAGGGCAGAACCGGCAGAATCCGCAGCTACTTCAAGAACAGCTTCTGCATCCGCAAAGTTGTTCAACAGCGAAGCCACCACATTACTGTTCCGCTTGCCGCCAATCATCTCCATGATGTTAGCCTTGGTAATATCAGTAAGGTCTCCCCAAACTTCGGAAAGTTCCTTCAAAATCTGATAAGTGCTCTTGAAAGTGTCTTCATCCAGCTGAATATCGACCCGTCCGCTGGTCAGCGCAAGGATTTCTTTTCTCAACTTGGAGACACTTTCCGCCATGCCCTCTGTGCTTTCCCCCACTTCTTCCGCCTCGGTCTTTGCAGCACGAAGATACATGGAAACGGTCTTCATTGTTGTACCGACCTTCTCGGGGTCTTGCACAACATTGTTCGCCGCCGTTACAAGAGCGATGCTCTCATCCAGACTGTTACCGGCAGCTGCAAGGGCTGAAGCAGAACGCACCAATGCGTCACCAACGCCCTTTGAAGAAATAGCAAACCGGTTGCCGACCTCGTTGAATTTATCAACAATGGTCATCACATTGGCAGCTTCAATGCCGAACGCTTTCATGGTAGAGATGACGCTTTCCGATGCCTCGGAAATATCATTGATACCATCGCCAACATTCTTGTAAACCAGCGCAGCATCTGCTAACTCCGCCGCTTCGCTGATGGAGTAGCCCAGCCTTGCAAAGTCCGCTGTTGCTGTAATTGTATCGGTCAGCGTTGCGCCGAGACTCTTGGCACGCACAGCTGCCTCGTTGAAGAACTGCGCATAGGTCGCTCTGGTCTCATCGGTAACTTTCTTCAACTCGGTCATGGCCGCATCCAGCGCCCGTACATTGGTCACCATCTGCTTGAAGTTGTTGACCATGACCATCAGGCTTCTCGTCACCAGCATCCATCCGCCGAACTTCTTATAAGCGGATGAGATAATTCCAACGAGCGTATTGCCCTTCTTGCCAGACTCCGTAATGGAAGTATCCAGCGCAGCAAAATCAGACAGCAGCTTTCGCAAGTCTGTCTTACTCATGCTCGTCATACCATCGGCAGCATTCTTACTGTCGTTCCATACACCGAGCAGCTGCTCCCGCATCAGTGTGAGCTGTTCCAGCTCCGTACCGTCAATGCGAGGATTCTTATCAATGTAAGTGCTGACTTTCTTATAAGCGCTGATGACCTCGTTAATGGTCGCCATCTTCTCTTTGTTGGCGGCCTCTGCACTCCTTGCCGCAGCCGCCTCTGCCGCAGCAGCTTCTTCCGCAGCCTGACGCTCAGCGTAAATCCGGTTGATATTCTCCAAAATGGCTGCGCCTTCTGCTTCCAGACTTAGTCTGTACTCATCGCTTGTGGCCTCTTTGGACGCACGAACCGTCTCCACGCTCATCGCCCACAGGCGATACTGTTCCACCAGCGATGCTACACGCTGGCTCTCGCTCTCAGACACACCACTGTCAACCAGACCGTTCAAGCTTCTCTGTACAACAGTCTTCTGATGCCCAAGCGCTTCCATCTGCACTTTGAACGCTGCAACCTTGCGGGCGGCTTCGTCTGCTGCGTCGCCTGCGTCCTTCAGTTTTGACTTGACTTCGCCGATGTTCTCGGCGGTAAGGGTGACGCTTGTCCCCTTATCAAGGTTGATTGTGTTAATGACGGCGCTTAACTGTTTCCTGAAATCAGTAATGGCACCGGCACCGATTTTAATCTTCGACAAATTGACATAGAATTTGCCGCTGTTGCTAATGGCATCCAGTTCCTTACGCAGCTGCTCGCCAAATGTTTTGGTGTCAACTGTCACGGTAGCCTTGATGTTCTTCATGATTTCAGCAAGCTCTTTGCGAATCAGAGCTTCACTGTCACCGTCTGCTCCACCGCGAGCCACGCCGATTAGTAACCGTACATCTGCATCCATTGCCATCGTCATCACCGTCCTTTACGAAGAAAAGGCTTGGCACAAAGCCAAGCCTTTCAAAATTTATTGTTCATATATCTCTGCGGCAACCGCAGTTACATTGTAGTCGGAGCCATAGTTCCCGTTGAAGTCACTGATTGCCTGCTGGATAAACTTTAGAGCCTCACGCTCTTTTTTGCTACGCACCCATGCAAAGTCTTCATTATGCAGCGAACGACCAATAGCCTCTCCGGATGGCGAGTGACCATTCCACCAACCATATACATAGTTGGATGCGTGGTATCCGTTATTAAACAAAGCCACAATGTTGTCGATTCCGCCATGGCTCGTAGCATCGTTCTCAAGAGAATCACGATGCAGGTCGCCGCCAAAATATAACGGAACCTCAAAGCCGTCTCCAATACGGATGATACTTCCACTGTCCATCTCGTCAATGTGCTTCATCACAGATTCAGGCAGGTCATAGCTTTTAGCCGTCATCTGAAGAACCTGTATGAACTTTGCGGCAGCTTCCCAGCCACGCTTTTCCGGAACGATAGAATCTCCGGCGGCAGTCTTTTCTACACCGTCTCTGGTGTATTCCGCCATCTTCTCCTGCAAACGGGCTTGCCCCTGCGGAGACTTAATCCATGCATTCAGCTTGCTTGACAAGCTCATTCCTTATAATCCTCTCTTTGTTCAAGAAAGGCCTGTACAAGCTTCTGCTCATCCACGCCGCCCTTGTCAATAGCGCCAATCAGCTTCGCAACATCGCTGCCGTTTACCCCGGCGAACATCTCTGAAGTCTTTTTGGAAACATCCTCAAAGGACGCCGCAAGCTGCTGCATCTGCTTCTCAATCGCCATGATATTGGTATTGCAAATGTAGTCGATTTTCTCGTCAATCGCCCGAAGGATTTCATCAAACTGGGCAGAACTGATATGCTTGCTCACCATCGCCACGGCGTCCGTGTTGTAAATAAGCGTGTACCGATGCTCCAGATTTTCAGGGAGCGTGAAGTTTGCATATCGGGTCAAGAGGTTGCTTTTAATCAGCAGGTCTTTGACCTCCGGCATATACCCCTCATCATGAAAACAGCTGGACACAACATTGTCCACAAATGCCAACATCTGTGCAATCGAAATCGTATGCCTGATAACGACCTCGTTACCAAACCAGTGTTCTGTTGTATCGGGAACGGTCTGTTCCTTCAGTACTTTATCAAAAGATGCAATCGAAATTTTCTTCTCTTTATCAGCCATTGTCAGTGTCCTCCTTTTTGTTCTTGCTGCGCTTTTGCTCCTTGCGCAAAGTCTGTACGGTTTCGTAGTCCAGCCAGCCGCCCCATTTTTTTACATAGGTAATCCAGCGGTAGCGCACATCAGGGTATGCGTGCCAAAACAATTTTCGTTTGATTTTGGCAACACTGTCTGGGCAGCCTTTGGTATCAATCACCTCTGTATGCCCGTCGGCATACTCTATGTAGAAATCTGCCACATAGGTAATTGGCAGTACCGTCTTTCCATCGTGTGTGAACTTTGGTTGCAGTTCATATTTTTTCTGTAGTTCAAATCGAACTACCTCACCGCTTTCCACTCCGGGACAAAGCACATCACGAAAGTATTTCATCTCAAGCTGACTGTCGAACACAATTCCTGCGAATGTTCGTTTGTCCTTATCTTTGTCAACATTGAATTTTGTTCTTGCCATATCTCTCCTAATAGAAAAAAGGAGGGCGGATTACTCCACCCTCCCGGTTGCTTATTCCTCTTCCACAGGTTTCTCGCCGATAGGCTCAGCATCAACGACCGCCTGTTCAACGACAGGCTCTGCGCACTTCTTGCGCTTGGTCTTCTTCTGCGGATTAACAATCCCACGAGATTCGTTAATCTTTTGCAGATAGATTGCACCGCACTCAGGCGAGCAAGCTACTTCCTGCCAGCGAAAGACACCTGCGGCTCGATTGGCACTACGGCAGGCTTCATATTCCTTACCGCATACCCGGCATTTCTTGACCGCAGAAGCCATCTGTGTCACCAACTTTCTTAGGCAACATCCTCAGCGTTTGCACCGAAGATGGTATAAGTCCACAGAGCACCGCTGGTACCGCAGGCGCCGGACAGAGACTCTGCCTCAAACGCATGAACGGTCTGGTTATCGCCCATCTCGAAGCTGAACTCGCCGTTGAAGTCGGCCTTGGGGATATAGAACTGGATACGGAACACATTGGCGCACTTATCCTCGGCGAAAGCGTCAATGTACAGAGCGCACTTGCCGGAGTAGTGGTCGCTCAGGTTCTCCAGAACATCAGCCTGAATCTGACGCATATAGAACACGACAATTTCAGTGCCATCGGCAATCTCACCCTCGTTAAAGGCAAGCGCCTTGCTGGTAGGATTATAGGTGAACACACCATCGGCAACTTCGGTGCCCTGAGTCAGCGTCTTGCCAAGAGTGCCGTCGGCGTTCTTAACATAAACAGACTCAATCTCGTTGCCGGTCGTACCAACAGCCTTGTACTGTGTAGCAGCTGCGTTGCTGGCGACAGTGAGATAATCCGTCCACTTCACAGTGGTCTTCTTGTTTTCAAACTCGCTGCCGACCTGCAGCTCAAGCAGGCCACCGGACACAAGGCCGTTGGTGCCGCTGACGGTAACAGCCTTGTTCTTCTTCAGAGAGTTCAGCTTGCGCCCCTGCTTACCGGTAATGTCGGTCTTCTCCTGAGTCTGTGCAATGGTCGCATTCTGCAACTCATCCAGAGTGAACTTGTAGGCGCCTGTCACGATATCAAAAGCATTGATGGTCTCAAGGCTGGTGATAGTGATATCATTGATATTCATATAGACATTCCTCCTATTTATGGGTTAGCCAATTCCAATCGTCTTGGCTTAGGTCTTTTGCGCTGACTGTGCCAGCATAGATGCCGTGCATCTTGTTGTCATAGTCGATTTTCTTGATAATCTGCCGCACGCTTTCATTGAACTGATAGATTGAGAGTTCTCGTGTCCCCTCAAATCCATAGTGGTACTGTTCCGTGTTGACGAGCGCAACAATCAACTCCTCAAGCTGAGAAGCATTTTCTCGGTTGCGCTGTCTGCGCATTTTTTTGCGTGCGCGTTCAATCATGTATTCTTTGGCTTCACCGTTAGCTGGTTTGCGATTGTCCTTCTCAAGATGGTGAATTTTCCTGAGCGCACCAGCAATCTGTGCGTGAATAGCCCGGTCGATAACTACCCCTGAGCCTTCATCGACCAACACAATATTTCCGTTCTGTTCGTTTACGGCAGTCTGGAATCGCTTCAAATCAAGGTCTGCAAAAACAAGAGAGGTATCTTGTTCCTTCAGGGTGCCGACCAAAAGAAGGAAAAGGTCATATTCATCAATGGTGGTAAAGTCGATTCCGATATCATCAAGCTGAACCATCATATCAATCGGCATAGCCGTCAGCATCGCTACAATGCTGTAGTATCCGTCTTCACATTCCAGGATTTCTCCAACCGTTGGAATCTTGATGTGAATAGCATCATTGATGTCGTACTCACGCTGATAAAGCATATTTCTTGTACGCATTTATCCGGTCTTCCTGTTGGATGGAACGGGCTTGCCTGTGGGCGATACCCGGTTGAAATCCTTTGCCTGGAATGTCATAACCTTTCCCTGATAATCCGTCACCGGAGCGAACCTTTTTACTGCGTATAAATCCATCTCGCCAAGCCCGTAGTATCTGCTGCCGTTTACCGCTTTGGCAATTTCAGAACACAGCCTGTCCACTCTGACGCCGCCCTTCGGCAGCTTCATCTTGCTTTTATGGGTAAAGACCCAAACATACAGAACAGGAATTAAAAAGGTTTTGTTCAGCGACTTTTGTACATCCACATCACAGCAGATAAAGGTCTGACCATGCTCAATGGTGTCCGGTACATATTCAAAGGGGAATACCTGTGAATATACAAACCTCTCCGGTTGGTCGCTGTCTTTGTAGTTGTCGTCCAGAAGACGAATGATTTCTGCGTTTGTCAGCAGGTCATCCATCAGCTGGTTCTTATAGTCGTAAAACTCTTCAAGCTGCATCAGAACCACACCTTCTTTCCGCCGGTGGTGTCACCACCCGGTGTCTCTCCGCCGTCTTTGCCGGGTTCATCAGGCGTACTGTCCTGCCCTTCTCTCGGGAAGTACTTGTAATAGTTGGCAATGTGCAGTTCAAAGTTATCGGTGTCCTCGGTATTGCATTCGGTCAGAACATAATTTAAGACACCGCTCCCATTGAAGCTCCCGCCGAGCTTAAACGGCTTTGTCAGACGATAGGCAAGAATGTCATGAGTATCGTAGTCGTCAATCAAGAACCGGCTTTCGCGGTTCAACTGAATGGAGTACTCATCCTTCGCAATCGTCAAGGATACTCTGGAGTCACCACGAACGACAATGTATTCGTTGTCTCCGTATTCACCGGTCAGATATTTTGTTCCATCGGTGATGATACACCATCGTTCAACAATCGTTCCATCAGCCGCTACCCAACGCAACAGATAATTGCACTGCTGCATAGTGCCTTTGGCGTACAGTTCGTTGTTAGCATCCTTTTCTGTAATAAGCCAATAGTTGTCCATCCAATGCACAAGGCCGCCGTGCGGCAAATCCTCTCCCGGCATTGTGCACAGCGTTTTCATATTCAGATTGTCCGAATTGATAACTGCTAACTCTCGTGGCTGCCCATTGATAGTCAGCTTGTGGTAGGACAGACTCGAAGGAAGCTTTGCGTTCAAAAAGGCACACTCTCTACGCTTTACGGCGTCCCTTTTATTTGTGCCGTTCGCTGCCATTCTGGCCTGATAAGTACTCCAGGGATTCATTACGACACCTCCTGCTGTACGGCATACCTCGCTTTCAGCTTGTTGCAAATCGAAATGGCGCGAAACACCTCTCGCTTTACAACGCTTACTTCGCATTCGGGCGTATCAATCAGGTATTGCAAAATTGCAATCAATGACAGAAGAAGCGGGTCGTCGTGAATTGCTTCGATAAGCTCCTTACACCCAAGCAGTTCCGCCTGGAGACTTCTCATATAAACTTCCAATGAACTTTCTCCGCTTTCCTTAATAGGAAGAATCTTGAAGAAAAGATTTACGAGGGTGCGGAAATAGTTGTTCAGCATCGTGGCGTCCATCGGCACGCCTACCGTGGTCTGAATCATCATATATGCAAGTCCGTCAAATCCCCGTGGTTGTACGAATACTCCCTCATCATATTCGTAAAATCCTTTTGAGCTGCTTTGTATGCGTTTCCAATCCGCATCAGCAGTTCGGCGGGGGAATAGGTGGTAAAGTCTCTTGTGTTCAGAACGCTTTCAAGACTTTCCTGCCTGTATGTAAAAGGTTTCATCCACTGTACCAGCATACCTTCGGAAATAATATCCGCCAGCTCGTCCAAATCCCCGTCGGCAATGTCGATATCAAACTCACGAATGACATCATCGCCGGTAGTCGAAAGGTCGTACTTGCAGATTTTTCTGAAAGCTGCGATGGCTCGCTTCATGTAACCGTCAATCAAAGAGTTGCGCTCAAATACACGCATATTGACGAAATCGAATTCTGATACTTTAGAGAGGAACGCACCCGTGAACACATCATAAGAAACACTCATCCGCCGTCACGCTCCTTTATCGTTCCACCAACTCAACACCAAGACATTTCTCCAATGTGTTAATCACCCGGTTTGAATCGATTTCCTCCTCTGCGATAAGCTGCTTGGCGCGATACGCCACAGACTTCCGCTGCCCCTCCGAGAGTTTGGAAATAATATCCTCAATCTCGCCAACGGGCTTCTTGAACAACTGGTCGAAATCCTGAATGTTCAAGGAGTTCTTGTAATACTGTCTCATGCCGAGATAGTCGATAACCCAGTCTTCATCAAACATGAACCAGTTGTTGATGAAATATTTCTTGTTGGAGTTCCTTGCGTTTTTCAGTTCGCTCAACTCCATATCCTGCTCTGCTCCAAAAGACTCCCAGCTCCAGCGCTCGCCGGTGCGCTTGCTCTTATAGACAAGCCGTCCCTGGAAGCCGTTGCGAACAGTGATAATCTGATTGGGGTCAATCTCCTTCGGCACCACAGGCTTTTTTGTGGTTTCAGAGACTTCCGCAGCAGGCCGCTCTGCGGCGGTGCTTGTGCCCTCTGCCGGACTGCGGCGTGTTCTGGGCTTGCTTACTGTTTCGTTAGACATAACATCTCCCTTTCATACATAATGCGGGGCTCACAAGGAGCCCCGCTTTTGTCTGCTGTTTATCCGTTAGGCGATTTCGTAACGACCAATACCGGCGTTGCCGCCAGCAAGGACGATACCCATGCCGTACTTCTCACCATACAGGTACTCCTGAGTCAGGTCACCGTTAGCGGTGGGCTCACCCATGATAACAATGGGGTCGCCTTCGTACACGCACTTGATGGGCTTGTCGTCACCGGCGATAATGGTCAGCATATCGTCTGCCAGCACGAAGTCGGTAGAGCCGACCTTATGACGCTGGGGTGCCACCACGACAGGAGTGCCATAGAACTTACCAGCATAGCCCATGTTGTACAGGTCTTCCTTAGCCTTATCACCCATAGGAGTGACATCCAGGTTGCGGATGGCCTTCTTGGTGCCGATAATGGTAGCAGCCTTGCCACCGGCAGCAGCCTCGACATGAGCAATCAGGTCGAGCAGCTCATCCTCATCGTAAGCACCGGCAGCGGGGAAATAGGTCACGCCGCCAAAGTCCTGCGCGGATGCGTTGCTCCACAGAGCATACACATCGTTAAGCAGCTTCTGACGGAAGGACTCGGCCACCTTGTTGATGAAGTGGTTGAAGTCAACACGACCGGAGAGGACGCGGTTGAGTTCCTCATAAATCTTCACGACCTTCAGGGAAGTGGGAATAGACACTTCGCTGTAGCCGCCAAGACGCTGACGACGAATGCCCTGAGTACCGTCTGCGGCCTCGGACACAATGAACAGGTTGCTGTCCTCCACCTCAAAGAGGTTCTTATCGCCCTCGGCAACATTGCGGAAGTCAACCAGAGCGTTGAAGTACTCATCGCCCTGCAGGCCTTCCACGACGGTGCGGCTGAGGACTTCCTCAATCAGGGTAAACAGGCCGCTGCACTTGCCGTCGCGAATGTTCTTATAGTTCAAAGTTGTGCTGCCGCCATTAGCCTCAATCAGAGCTTTCTGCAAAAGCTCCATAGACTGACCGACGGAATACTGCTCAACATTGCCGTGATAGGCATCAACAGCAATCTTGACGATATCTTTCATTTCAGCCATAGTTAAATCCTCCTCTCAAATCAGTCGCCGGAACCGGGGTTAGCTGCGGCAGCAGCGGCCTCAGTCTTGCCCAGCTTGATGGCGTAATAGGTATAACGACCGGCAACCTCAACATCAACGCAGACACCAAGACCGGTGCCAGCAGCGTCAATCTTACCGCCGGTGCCAATGCCGACTTCCGCACCCTTGGTGGGAACGGTGCCGCCCACAAAGCCCTCTTTGGTCACAGAGAAAATGTTGCGGCTGCGGGTGATATAACCACGCACAGCTTTGCCAGCCTCGTTGATGTACTCGTCAAGGTTCTTCTTGCGCTCATCGTACATGACCTCAACGCCAGCAACGACAGCGCACTCGTTCAGGTCATCGTCCGCAGTAGCGGCAACAGCCTTCATAACCTCACGCTCACCGTCTTCATAGCCCTGAAGCTTGACGATGACGCCATTTTCCACCTCGGCCTGCTTGCCGTTTGCATCATAAAAGCGCAGAGAAACAAGGTCAGCAGGCTGTTTGGTACCGCTCATCAAATCGGTACGGATAACTGTATAAGCCATAATCGACTCCTCCTTGTAATTTATTTAATTGTGCTGATTGGGCTTGGAAAAGCCATACTCAGCGAACGCACCGCCATAAGGCTCCTGCGTCGGTTCTGCCCTCTGAATGGGCAGCTTGGGGGCTTTGGGTTCATAAGAGAACTTTGCGGTCGTGCCGCTTCTGCCACGAATTGCGTAGCATTTCTCCTCCAAGTCCTCGGCTGTATAGTCCATGCAGTGTTCACGCAGATTTTCAAATGCCTCGACGCCGACCAAGTCTTCAAACTGAGCGAAGACTTCATCCCGCTCGCCCTTGGCAATGGCGTTCTCGGTGTCTGTCTTAAACTGGCGCAAAGTGCCAAGCTCGTTCTCCATAGACGAAATCGTGTCGGAGGCGGTCTGGTACTTCTCCGCCCACTGGGTATCGTTTGCGGTGTACTTCTCAGTAACCTTTGCAAACATACCGCTGATGGGGTCAGCCTGTCCGCCCTCGTCAAACGGGACAAGTGCAAGCTTCATGCGCTTCTTACCGGCAAAATCAATGACCACATGGTCGCCATCCATTGAGTAAGGGAAACCGTAAAGATTCCAGTCCGTGACATCGGTTGCGTACACTTCAGACGCATCCCGGTCATAGTCCCAGAACCAATAATGAGAATCCATGCCCCAGCAGGTCTCAACCTTTTCTGCCTCCAGAGCGCCAAACAGCTCCTGACGGAACTGGCTCTCCAGAGCGAAGTTTTCAGCACCTTTCTCGGGTTCTGCTGCGGGAGCAGCGGTGGCGGGTTTCAACTCTTCAAACTTAGCCCGAAGCTCTTCCACGGAAAACTCCTCAATGTTGAAGTCAAGCATATCGGCAGTCAGGCCGAATTCTGCCATCAGTGCAACTTTCTGTTCCAATACCTCTTCTCCTCCTTCCGAATAATTTTGTGGGTGTATGCCAACCTCTTGCGAGGGTTGTGCTGTAGTAAACGAATCCTTGAATTCTCGCATCATCATTGCAAGCTGCTGTTTGAAATCATCACATGAGAACATCTCCAGCGATGCTGATTCATAGCACGGCTTTGCCGTACCCAAGAGGCAGAAGGCAGTAAACTCAAATCGGTCAATAACATATACGCCATCGACCATTCCGCCCTCTTTCACGGTAATCTCCATAGACTCATCCGTGATGCCGTCGTCTTTGATTTTGCGGTATGCTTCCTGCCGTTTCCAGATAAGCGCATCCACGCAGAGGTATTCGTGCAGGCCGGAGTCATCTTCAATTTCCTCCCACCAATACTTTGCGCTTTCAGGAATCACACCTACCGGCTGCGTGATATTCACAATCCGCATTCCATTATCGTCAGAGACAAGCTCCATATCATGTGACCCGATGGTATCTGATTCCCTGTCGTAGTTGCACACAATAGGACAGTTATAGATACTCGGCATACATCGTTCAAAGGTTTCCTTGCTGATGAAGCTGTTATTGCGGTTTTTCCCGGTGTACGCTACACGGAGAACGCCGCTGTCAAAAGACGAATTGCGTTCAACAAGATTGCGTATCCCAGAAGAGAACACGATACTCATGTTTCTCTCGCCCATATCACAGTTCACCACCTTTGGCTAAAATAAATCCACGCTTTATGCAAGCGTGGGTCAGAATGTCAGTGTGTCTGACAGTACATATCGAATATCCTCGTCTTCAAAATTCAGATTGCCTGTATTCAAAAACACAAAGATATGTTTCTCGTTATTTTGCCCCATCATTTCACATCCTCTGGATAGCAACTGGTCACGAGTTTTTTCGTCAAACACATAAATGAAATTCTCCATATACATACCTCCGATTATCCCCAGTCGTCAGAGTCTTCTCTGGACTGTTCACCGGAGTCGGTCAGGTCTCCTGTATTCTTCTGCGGAGCGCCTCCCTCATCGGTTGCTGCAGTGCTTGCAGAAGAACTCTGCGTAGAAGAACTCTGCAACGGCTTAAACCGTTCGGCAAGACCGAGCACATCATTTTCAAGGAAGCTCATGCAATCAACTTCGCTCTGAGACAACCCCTGCGATGCTGCATACATAGAAATAAAGGGAAGTCCATACTGGCACGCTTTGAGATACATATCTCCCAGTTCTTTCCTGTTGAAAGGACTGCAATCAAGGAATGTGATTTTGAAATTCTTTCCGTATCCCTGATACTGAATGAAGCGGTTGACCATATCCTCAATGCTTTTTACAATGCCAAAGGTAACCGCTTGGTCTGCCTTGATAGAAAGCAGCAGCGCATTTGCGGATGCTTTATCATTGTTGAACAGGAGCGAAGATACACCCGCCGCTGTAAAGAGATTCTGTTCAGCATCAGAGATGGTATTCGTGTCACCGGTATTGGACTTCTCAAAGCTTATCTTGTTGATAGGCATAGGGGAGAGAACACTGCCGATTTCCTCCGGCAGTACGGAATCCAGATTGCGCCAAAACTCTTTGGCCTTGTCCAAATCCATCTGCCATTCTCCATCCTCGTTGATACCAAGCGTCATAACAAGCATTGCATAGTTCTCAAGAGTAGTCTTGGTGAGCTTTAGCTGCTTATAATCTTCGAGGTCGTATACCTCCCGCAGAATGCCTGCGAACGGAGGAATAGCGTAATCCAGAATGTCATTGTTGCACTTGATAGCGAATGAAGTCGGGGAGTCCAGTTCCTGCCACTTCCGCTGTCTGTTCTTCTGATAGACCTTGTACTTGGTCTGGAACTCTGTTGGATAAAACTCCAGATACTGCGAGTGACCATCAAAGTAGGAAAAATCGAATGTCACATTCAGCACATTCCCCTCAATGGTCGAGATGGCGCAGTAATCAGCCGGAAGCTGCTGGATGGTAATGCTGTCGCTTGTGACCCACAGCGTTCCGTAGAAAGTGTCTTCACGCAGACACACCGTCAATATCTTAGGGAACTGTGACCGCACATTCATGGCAGACATGGTATTCAAGACCTTTCTGTAGTTGCGGTTTACTGATTTCATATTGACGGTCTTAGGGTCAATGTGGTAGGGAGAAACGACATATGCAAAATCGGAAAGGCCAGTGAAATACTGGATGAGCCTACGGAAGTGAGAGCTCGCCCCGTAGATATAAGTAACTGCCTTGCGAAGCTGCTTTTCATACCGGTACGGGTCGGTCAGATATGTAGAAATGTCGTCTTTCTTATATAGAGAAAATGTAGGCGCATTGGTATTATTGTTCAAATCCCTTGTAATCAGATGATTAAGCAGGGCGAACTTTCTGGAGATACCAATCATGCCCTCCATATTGGTAGACTTGCCGTTTTCAGAATTGCTCACTCAGGTATCACCACCTTTCTATTTTATTTTTGGCGGCTTAAACATGAAGAAATCACTGGAGTTAAACTCTGCCGCCTTTGTGCGGATAAGCTTACTCTCAAGCTGTGCCGCCACATAGTAGTTATAGCTAAGGCTGGAATAGCGGTCTTTCCGCATACCTGCCCGTTCAAAAATCTTTACCCGTCCACCAGACTCGTCATGCTGTAGTTTGACCAGTTCGTCAACCAACAAGGTCGTGTGGATATACGGCATCTGCAGCCTGACCTTTTCAGCGGGTGAAAGGCTGGCGTATCCTCTGATTTCAGACAGGATGTTTTCCGCCTCATACTCCGTAACAAGAAGGCGTATCTTGCCGCTTCGGAAACCCTCACGCAACAGGACGGCACATTCGGAGTTCAGCGCAGGATTACCCTTGATTGCCCAGATGACTTTATCTGCGCCCTTTACCGTGCATCTGTCCGCCATCTCCTGGTTATTACAGCAGGACAGTGCAGGATAGATTTCACCGCTTTCCGGGTCAACCATATCACGAACCAAAGCGTCATATACGCCGAGGCCAAGCCCGGTGCAGTCCAGCACGATATAGTCGCAATCGAACTCGTCGTAAAGCTTGCGGATAACCAGTGCCTGGTCTTCTGTGTGAAGTCCCTCTGAGGAGTCACCATAAATGATATTGCTTGTGTATCTTCCTGATTTGGTCGGAAGCATCTGGTTGATGAACACAGCCGTTGCGTCGTTGTTATGCTTCTTGCTGGACATCAACGCAATATCCGCAGACAGGATTCGTTTTTCACCAAGCTGCTTTGGCTGGATTTTGATTTTGTTGTTACCAAGGAGGACGGAAACTCGCTCCGGCAGCATTGGGTATTTAATGCGTCTGTTCTTCGAGATGGAGTTGAACTCAAAGAATGAACCGTCCGTGTCGCCAAACCAAAGGGCATCCATCTCCATACTCCATTTCACTTCACTGAAGTCAGACTCTGCCATCTGGTCTGCCACATCCTCTTTGAACAGCAGCCCCTCTTGAATCGCCAACTGATACGGAAATCCACACACGAAGTCCTTTCGCTTATCGTCCAACATGAACCGACAGTTGTCCTCGGCTTTGGTATAAGACCAATGGTCTTTGAAGTAGGCAGAAGAAAGATACAGCGTCTTGTTGCGCTCCGCCAAGTGCTTATAGGCCGGATTGTTCAGATATCCGGGAAGTCTCGGGTTCGTCAGGAACTTACGGAGAATCGTATCGATAATATCCTTGGATACCATGCGATACTCATCAATCAGCAGGATGTTGGCACGATTGCCTCGTGCGTTATCACTGGCGGTAACGACCTTAATAAATGAACCGTTCTTAAAAACAATCTGGGCATTGGTCGCATTTATCTTTGTCTGCTTGTCGTCAATCTCATTACACAGTTCCGGTGAGCATGGCCGCAATTCTGTTTGTATCTTTTCAAGTACATTGATACTCTGACCCCGTGTGCCGGAGGCGATGCATATCTTTGTACCGGGGTACAAGATACAACGGATACAGCAGAAGATTGCCGATAAGAATGTTTTACCCAGACCTCGACTTGCAATAAAAACAAATGTCGTGGAGACATTCATCATCACCAGCAATATCTTCTGAAAAAGATGCAAGTCCAGATGCAGGTAGTCTTTTGCAAACCGATGGGGGTTCGCTCGATAATAGGCGCACCATACGGCGGCGCCGCTCATAATGCGCTCTTGTCGTGTCACTCAGCGATACTCGCTTTGTCCGAGCTGAAGATGTCGTTGAACATTGTCTCATCATCTTCATCCTCGTATTCGGGGCGTTCAATACGCATCTTGGCAATTTCATCTTCGTACAACTTGCAGTATGTATTCTTGATGCCAAGCATTTTACAAAGATGTCCCAGGAACCAAATCGTGATGTAGCGAACAATTCCGTCCACATCCTTCAGCTCCGGGTCTGGTTCGGGAATAGGCTTCGTGTTTTCCCACTTCCGAATCCACACACCGAACGGCGTCCCATCGACCGCCGCATCTGCGCCCTCTTTTTTCTGCGCAGGTTTCAAGTTCATACTGCCAAGCAGCGTATTGAGAGCGTTGACATTCTTATCAATCGCCTTTCCCTGCGCACTGTCACGACTGATTGTCGCTTCCAAAATACAAATCTGTTTATACAGAGACCGTTCGCTCGGCTCCGCAACAGGAACACCGTTCGTCCAATCCTGATAGCGTCGCTCAAGCTCTACATAGAAATCGGATGTAAAGCCCGCACCCCAGAAGTCAACAAGCCTCTGGTCAACCGGTGTTTCTTCGATTTCATCAGAAACCTGCAAATGTTCAAGGCAAACGCTGCTATCCGGCTGCTGGCAGTTCATCGCAGTACCCTCTGCGATAGTGTCATCAAAGGTCTTGTCAATATATCGAATCAGGTTGGTCTTTCCGATATAATTGCGAATACGGGAATTGACACCTGCGGTGCGCTCCACCATGTTATAGATGTCTTCGTTCCAATACAGGTCAAGCTTCATACACATCCGGCGCATAGCCTCTTTGTCATCGCCGAGGGAGGCTCTGTACTGTTCATACATATCCTCTACACAGTCGTTGCAGATGGGGAGATAGCCGGAACCACGGTACATCAGACTGTGACTGACGGGGAAATATCCCTTCTTGCGGCTGTACGATGTGCCGCATCTGCAGCAGTAAAACTTCTGAGAGGTCTGGAGAGTCATTGAGTCATCCGTGGTCTTTTCAAGCTTTCTGCGTCTCGGGGCGTCTGCCATTTACATCAGCCCCCTTTTATGATTACCCTCCCACAGCTTGACGGCCATGCGCATTTTATTGCCGGGATAAAAGCGGGGAATCCAGTGCGCAGGCACATCGACCTTCTCGCCGGTCTGGGGGTTAGGGCAGCTTCGAGCCTTGCGTTCCAAAATATCGAAGCAGCCAAAGTTATGAATTGAAATTGTGTTTCCCTCTTCAAGATTTTCCAAAATGAGATTGGTAAAATCATCAACAATGCTTGTGGCGGCTTTCTTCGTGTAGCCATGCTTGTCCACAAGCTGCTGGATTAAATCGACCCTTTTAATATCCATCCTTGCCTTCCTTTCCGTTACAGGTCTGACAGTGATTTCTGTGCATCAGACCGAATATCACCATTCTCGTCAAAGTACTGCGAAATCTGTTCCTCTGCGCTCAGGTCTTTATAAACGCGCACCATGTCGGCAGACTCCCACCCGACGATGTCTTGAATGATATTGTCCGGTAAACCAAGCTTGGAAAGATGCGTTGTAAAGTAATGACGCAGACTGTGCCAGTAAAAGTCTTCACCGGTCATCCTGCTAAAGGTGTTTGCCCAGCTGTTGAGCGTTGTCTCACTCATCTGCTCATCGGTCGTTCCAGCAGGAAACAGCCACTCGCTTTCGATGCCAAGCTCTGCCCGCTCATGCATCCATGCGTCAAAATACGGTTTGAACTTTTTTGCCAGCGTGTAGCAATAAATGTATTTGCCCAAGCCGAACCCCTTTGTCTGAATCGGCTCACTGGTCTTGTACAACGCCCCGCCGCATACAAGGTTGTCGTTTTTGAAATCGTCAACCCGGAATCGGCAAAGCTCTGCCTTGCGTCGCCCGCTGCACATAGCGAGAGCCACGGCACAGGCTTTTTTGTTTTGCCCGGAAGCAAGCAGGTCGTCAAGCAGCTTGTCCAGCGCTTCGTCGTTCCACACCGTTTTCTTTCGTACCTGCTGCATAGCGGGATTCTCTATCTTCCTCACGGTAGAACGGAACCCCTTAAACTCGTCTTCATCATCCAAGATGTTCTCCACATAGTTGGAGAGCGAAGAAATTGCAGACTTCAAACGCCGCACACGAGCGGGAGAGTTACCGTTCTCATTGATGAGCCAATGCTGATATGCGGCATAATCACGCTTGGAGATTTTGGGGAAAAACTTGTTCCCGTTGTTCTGCAAGTTCCAAACCCAGAAAATATCAAGGTCATTTGCGTAACCCGCAATCGTCTTCGGACTGCGCTGCACAGACTGCAGATAAGCAATAAAGTCCTGCTTTAGCCGGATGTTTTCCGGGTTGACCTGACTTAAAAGCTCAGGGCTTGTGATTTCGTTTTGCTTTGTTTTTCGGGGCATACAAGCCACCTCGCTTTCTGTAGAATTAAAACTGGTTGCGGGCACCGGAGTTGAACCGATTCCTCAAGGTTTATGAGACCTGCGACTTAACCGCTTGTCCTGCCCGCAATATGGTGGGAGAGGTTGGATTTGAACCAACGCAGCCCGAAGGCGGCAGATTTACAGTCTGCTGTAATTGACCGCTCTACCACTCTCCCAAAGTATGGTGAGGTCGGAGGGAATCGAACCCATCGTTACCGCCGTGAAAGGGCGGTGTCTTAACCGCTTGACCACGACCCCATATAAAGAAAAGTTCTGCGTCAAAGCGAATGTGGCGGGGTGGAGAGGTTAGACGCAGAAGCCGAAAGCGACGCCAAAACTGGTTGCGGCGTAGCCATAAATGGCGCTGCCGGTACTGCCGACATAGCAGGAGCTAATACTGTTGCCAGGCCAAGGAGAACGCATCCACCGGTTGGCAGAGGAGCCACTTCTGTTCTTCACCTTCGAGTTGCCCGCCTTGTAATAGGCGTACTGCGCTCCTTCTCCAGAAACGGAGTAGGTGTGCCGAAGCCCAACAAAAATCAGAAGAGGGCTGCCCATCACGGACAGCCCTCACGGGTTGTTTATTGAAGCGGAACGCTGTAAGAGCAGCGGACGCCGTCTGCATCGCAGACACATACCAGCTGTTCTGCTTTTCCGTAAATGCGTTTCTGCACACAGTAATCGTCCATGCCAAGAAAGCTTCCCGCCATGATAGTTTTGACGCCCTGCACTTCATCAATCTTGTTATGATGTAAATGCCCAGACAGCACAGCGTACAGCGGCGTTCTTGCCATCGTCTGCAGCGCCTGTACTTTACTGGCCGAGCCATCAAAGTCACCGTGAACACCACAGTATGTCTTACCACGAACATTGATAAGATACATGGTACTGTCGATTTTGGCAGAGCTGCCTTCCGCAGCACCGATGGTTACATTCTCGAAGTTCTGCAGCCGTGCGCCAAGATACCATTCGACCAAGTCGTCCAGACGCTCACCAAGCAAGGCATCGTCCTTATTGGGCGTAATGCGGCTGTGATTACCCGCTACGCTGACAAACACCACAGATTTGAAGTGTTTGCTCAGCTCAGCAAGGAACTCAGCAATCAGTTCTGAAACGCCCTTGATTTGCTCAATCACATTCTCTTTGTTTGTGATGGCAATAGACTGATGAATATTGCCGCTGATAGCGTCGCCATTTGACCAGACGATACAGTTCTCGCTGCCATGAGTCTCACCAATAGCGATAACCTTATCCAGATACCGGCACATCATCTCTCGGCACACATTTGAGTTGTATGTATTCCAATGGTTGTCCACATCCGCGCCATAGTGAATATCATTGAGGCTGACCAACAGGTCGTTGTCAGACGGCTCGATATGACACGGTTCATAGGCAAGGCGAGGTAAGTTTCCACTCTTGACTGCTTCCACAAGAATCTCGTTGAGTTCCTCCTGCCGGGAGCGCTCACGAATCAGTTTGTTGAACGCATTTCTCTGGTCAAAGAACTTCTGCCGTTCCTTGAGCAGTTCAATGCGTCTGGCCTCCAGCGCAGATAGCTGCTCTTCATCACATACGGCAGCCTCACCGTCACGCTCAATAGCCTCGATGATAGTACGCATCCCGTACATCCGCTTCCGGACTTCACTGGAGTTGAAGCAGTTGCCCTCACCAAACAGACGCTCGCTCAAGTCCTCGTACTCATCGTCTATGGTGTGGTCAACCAGCTTGCCCATAACGATGTCGCGCATTTCTTTATAGCTTGCTGTATTGGTGCCTATGGCTTACACTCCCTTTCGTTTGTCACGAGGACGCTCCTGCCCGCGCAGGCTGCGCAGCAGTCTCATGGGGGCGCCCTCCTCAACCATATAATAATGATGCCGTTTTGAGTCGCTCTTCATCGTGCGCACAATGTGAACACGGGGGAACTTCTCACGAATGGCTTCTTTTTCAGATAAAGTAATTGCAATCACTGAACTATCATCCTTTGCTTCAAATTTTTATTTTATAGGTTTGCTATTATCATTCATTACTACACCCCATCAAACACGCCCTTTTGCCTTGTGGCACAACGGTTTGACGGGGGTACTTTTTGTAAACAGATTCAGTTTTTCAAAGCCTGTCTTCGGCGCATTACTGAATTAACAATCTGCCTTGTGTGCAGCTCTACGGCACAGTTGGGGCAATACTTCTGTGGGCGACCTTTGGCGGGCTCCTGCACCTTCACAGTCAGGCCGCAGTTCTCGCACTCAAAGTACTGCCCGCCATAATGCTTCATGTACTGATAGCCGAGATTGCGAAAGTCCTGAATATGTATCGCTGTCTTACCGCTTTCCATAAAGCATACCTGTACATTCAGGTTGTCAATCTTTTTGGAAAACCGAATAAAGCCAGCACTGCGCAGCTCTGCGAACATAAGACTCTGCCGTTTGATAGAGGTGTTGATGTTCGCCATCTGCATAACCTCCTTGTCAGAACTGTTGACCCAATGGTTATTCTTGTCGGATGCAGCATCCCAGTACTTTGCAACGCACAACAGCGTAAACGCCAATCGCCGGAGCTGCTTACCCTCAAGCGTCTCAATCTTTCGCAGCTCGTTCTCCGTGATGTCAACTCCGTCCAACCGAATCAAAGGAAACTTGGCCGCATTCTTTGTCAGCTTGTCCAGAATGTCCGACCACTGGACAAGTGAGACAGACGGGTCGCACTGCAGCATAAAGGAGTCGAGCAGCCGTCGAATCTCCTTTTTGCTGTACTGGTTCTCATAGTAATATCTCGAAATGCGGCTAAGGGTCTCCACGGGCTTTGGGCCGAGGTCATGGTTGTTCAGCATCCTTTCCGCCCAGTCATATTCGTTAAGAACAATGCTCATTGAATTCCTCCAGTCTCTTTTGCCTCAGGGTAAAGCGGTTTCCGCAAAACACGATTTCTCCGGCGGGGTCAATAGTCGGATAGGAAATCAATCCGTCATGTTTGTTCAGCAGATTGCGGATGATTTCATTTCCGCACATCTCCCATGCAAACCGCTTGGTCGAGCTCTTCCGGTAGCAAATGTCCAATACGATGTCACACAGGGCGAACCGATTGGAGCAAATCTTGCTGCACTCCTGCTCGAACTCCGTGCGCATTTCCATCATTTTGGAGAAGGTGTCGTACTCGTCTACTCGTTCGTAGTTCGCAAACACAGCATAGCTGCGCAGTCGGTGGTTATAATTCTCATACAGCTTCAGAATTGCGTTGTACTGTGAACGGGTATAAGCGGCACCGCTTTTCATGACGGTGTAGTCAAACTCCGTCTCTGCACTGTGCCGTCCGAGATACCCGTCAAACTCCTGCTCGAAACGACGGCATATCCTGTTCATCACGCAATCGTGATTGCCAACAGGCATCCGGGACTCGTAATAGCGGAGGAAATCCTTCTGCCGGTCATTCAGTTCCGCAGGCGGAAGCTCCAGCAATTCGTCAACCGTCATCTGGAATTCGCGCATGGCATTCTTGTTGGTGTTCTTTATGTATGTATTGTACTGCTTCATCAGTGCAGGGTAGATAATGCGCATGAAGTATGGCTTCTTATCCGCTACGATTTTCTGATAAAAGCGTCGCTTGGCGGGGTCTTCAATGGTGTTGACGCTGTGGCGGTCATGCCACTCTCTCGGCATGGGCTTGGCGATAATTCCTTTGGCCTTGTCAATGGCGTTCTGCTGAAACAGCTGCCCACACTTAATGCGATAATCAAGCGCCTCGTATTCCTTGCTACCCTTTTTGAACTGCGCCCGCACATCGAACATGGAGGTAATCCAGTTCGTTGTCTTCCCGATATCGTCACCAAAACTGTCGATATTGGCCTGAATGAAGTCCGCTTCGGTGACGATTTTCTTTTTGGCATTACGCTGCACGCACATCAGCGCAGGAAGCTCCTTCAGGTTGCGAACGAGAACATCGTTATCGGTCAGCATCACAAGGTCGCCATCCTTGTCCATACCATTCAGAGCATGGGCAGCAGTGTCCCACGAATTGAAGATAGTGCAGGTCGTCATATACTGATACCAGTAAGCAGCCGCTTCGCTGTGATTCGGGTAAACCAGCCGAATGTTATTATGGCAGGTCATCGGTGCTCGATAGCAAGCCAACTTCTGTGTGCCCTGTCGGCACCAGTACTGGTTATAGATTTCACCGGCTTTCAGCAGCCCCGTCACCGGCATGGCAAAAATGTGCTGGCAGAGAGAATAGGGGTCGCCGGACACAATGGAATAATTTCCGTGTACTTTCAGCACACCCACCTTGGCCTCGTTGATGCGGTTCTTTATCATCTGGTAGACGCTGCTTTGAACATAGGGGTCGTTGAGAATATGGGGTTCAATCATCAGTGCCTTTATGAAGTCGTTTTCCATGTAGCCAACATTCTCTTCGTTCAGTCCCGCACCTTTGAGAAACAGAACAGTCTTTACCCAATCGGCGTACAGCACATCCGTTATCTCGTCCATTGTCGGCTTGATAAGCTGCTCCATATCTGCGTCATCCAACTCATAGCTCTGGATGAACTGATAGTTCAAGGTTCTCTCGCTTTCCAGCTCTTTAGGGCAGGTCTTCGCCACACCGAAGGTATAGCCATTGCGGAGACAATTCTGCACATAGTCATCGCAGCTGGCATAGGCATCCCACAGCTTCAGCATAGAGGTTGTCAGTATCAGCTCCACATTCCGCACATCCACATCGTTACCCCATGCGTCTTTGACGATGTAAGTTCCAGCAACATTCTCGGCAAAATCCAAAAAGTCAAAGGTGAATACCATGCCTTTCTCCCATGAGAATCTGGTGTTCACTCCGCTGACAAGATAGTCAAGCTCAAGCTCCTCTGACCATCGTCTTGCCAAGGACGGCAGCATCAAGCCATACCCGTCTGACTCTTTAAGCTGTACAATCGCCTGCTTACGCTCTTCCATCACAGGTTCTCCGTCGCCCTCATCGTTCAGGTAAATAATATCGGACAGGAACTCCGTCTCACAGTCGCTCACCACCAGAATGCCGTGCGGCATGGATACAGGGATAGATGCGCTACAGGTCAATGCGTTGTAAGCTTCCAGCTTAGCAGGCACCATCGCCTTTTCCATATTACGGCCATTGTTGATACGCCTGCGGATTTCATCTGCGTGCCGTTCGCTGACAAAGACAATCGTCTCATTCTTGACGCCGCCGTTTGTCCCCAAGAGCCGCTGGTACTTGATGCCGTTAATGCTGAACCCTCGGCAAGCGCGGTGATAGTCTTTTTCCTTGTCGATGATTACGCACAAATAATCCGGCTTGAATTGGATGGTGTCCAGTTGTGCATAAAGCTGCTTGATACGGCGGCGGTTCTGCACGCTGTTCTGTTCTTTGCGCAGCCGTCGAATCTCCATCTTGATTTCCTTTGCTCTGGCCTCGGCATCGGTAATCCCATTCAGCTCATCCAGCCAGCGCAGCACCTGGCTGTCTGCAAGCGAAATGACCTCATCGTTCCGCCTCGCTTCCGCTATGGGCAGCGTCAGCTTCCACTTGGCCTTTCGCAGTCTGCTGCTATGCAGTTTGAAGATATACTTCTGACATACTAACTGTTTTGCCAGACTCGCTCACCTCACAGTTGTATTTTATTTAATTGCTATGATATAAGAAAAATAAAAAGACTTACTCATAATCTTCGGCTGTGTATTGGAACCACTCCCGGTAAAAGCGCATCCTCTCACGCTCTATGTGTCGTTCCAGCTCCGCGTCGTTTTCAAGTGGGTTCTCAAAAATCTCCTCGCGCTTGAGCCGCAGCTCATCGGAGTCTTTATATGTATAGGGGTAATTATTCTGCAATCGTCTTTCCTCCGTTCGTCGTGTCTATCCAATTTATGAGCAGCTCTCTCATGCGCTTGCTCGGTATGTATAGGTTAATAGGGCGGTCATCACGAATGGCACTTCTCCATATCCACTGCAGCATCTCGGACAGTGCGAACGCATCTGCATCGATAGTGATGTTCTGTGTATGGAAGAACTTCATGATGTTGGGGTCGGCAAAGCGGTTGACCATGTAGGCCACATCGGTACGGTCTTTATACTCGTTGGTCGCTCTGGCGCTGGTCTGCAGAAAGTTCTTGCGGAACCTTCCGGTCTTGCTGTCTACCAGCTTGTTCACATCGCTCTTGTAGCAAGTCCATAGCCGGGTCTCCTGCCCACCGCCCGGAATGCTTTGAAAGAACTTTTTCATGCCGTTTCGCAGTGTGCGAATCTCGGCGTTGTTATACCCACGCTTGTCGTACCACGACTTGGACAGGGTATAAGCCTTGTTACCAACCGCATTAAGTTTGGGGTTATCCACAATATGTATTAGGTCGTGATAATCCAAAGGGGGCGGCTCATCCGGCCTATCCGAGAACCGATACCCGTTGGCATCGTTCTCCACACCGACGACCTTGTAGTCAAAACCGAAATAATCCAGATAGGCTTTCTGGTACTGCCCGTTGAAAAGGTAGGTCAGCATGAACACCTCATCAAATGAACGGAGCAGTTCCGGATTAAGAATGTTCAGCAGCGCATTGTCCAGTCGGAACAGTGAGCGGGTGTTTGCCATCTCTTTGTAATCGCTGAACCGACCGGTGTACTCCTCGTCCTTCCACTGGATGCATCCGTCTTCCAGAACCTCAGCGAGCTGGGTGACAATCAGGTCGAAGTCCTTATCGGTGATGTTCAGCCTCTCTATCACCTGAATGCTTTCATCTACAATGAGGGAGTAATGCTTTTCACGAATCAGCTTCAATGCCTCATCGTCCATCAGGTAGAACAGCGAATGCGTTGCGGATACATTGTGCCCGAGACGAAGGTGGAGCTTCAACTCGGAGGACTTGCTCATGTGGTCGCTGTCCGGCTGGTCAAAGTCGCAGCGTTCGCAGATACGCCCGACCTCGTCCAGATACGGGGTGATGTACAGGAACCGCTTGCTGTCCTTGTGCCGGTTCATGTAGCGAATGGCAGCGGAAGATTTACCTCTGCCCATGCGGGCATCAACAATAGTTATCTGGTTCATTGGGTGGTGTCATCACATCCTTTCTGCGTATTTTTGATTAACCAAACCATCCAAAAAATTTTAGGACACAAAAAAGCCGCTCGACTGGTTATACCGTCGCTATCAATGCAGCGCCTGTAACCTGCTTTGAGTAGCTTTTTTATAGCTCTTTTTTCAAACTCCTCCTTCTTTATAACCTTTGAATCGAAAGTCCTTGCAGCACAAGGGAATTCCGAAACGGCCAGGACACTCGGTGTGTCCTAACTTGTTTATCCGATATGCGATTATCAAGGTGCTGCAGATGGTCATCAGGCCATCAAAATCTCCGTCTCTCCAATATCACTATCTACCAGATAGTTGTGGTTGACACTGCCGAGGTTGAGGTTTCGATAGGCTTCATCAATCTCTTCGCTGGTGATACCGATGTAGTCCAGAGTCTGAGCAGCAGTGGAGTGACCGAATATCTTCTGGAGGAGCAACAGCTTGCGGGGGTCGTTGCCGCTCATGACCATCTGATGGTAAGCGAAGGTCTTACGCAGCGTGTGGGTCGCCATGCGATTACCAAGACCAAGGTCTTTGGCGATACCCTTAAGCATGAGGTCAACGGCTTGCTTACTGATAGGTTTGTTTTCGTTCACTCCATTATTGGACTGGCTGCGGAACATATAGTCACTGAGGTGAACGCCGGGCGTGTTCTCAAGGTACAGGGTCACAGCTTCTACAACTGCTGTGTTGATGGTAATATAGCGGTTGCGCTGACGCTTACGGGTGTTTTTCGTCTTCTTTTCCAGAACAGGAAAGCGGTCACGGAAGGTACAATCATCATTGATGATATGAGTGAACCGAAGCACACGGAGGTCACTGATACGAAGTCCAAAGTTAATACCAACAATGAACAGCATATTATCTCTGAATCGTTTCTGTCCAATCAGGAATTGAGAGATGCGGATGATGTCGTCCATGCTCTTGATGGGCTCAGCGGAGTGCTCGACAGCAAGGTCGGTATGTACCTCTTCAGCAGCGGGGGCGATGAGGCCAGCCTTGAGCTTACGGCAGCTCTGCTGGACAGTGGCGATGTCGATGACGGTTGAGGGCTTGGCCTCCTGTGTGAAGTCGATGTGGATTATCTTAGCCATCGTAGCTCTCCTTTCTCAACCAAGATGTAGTCTATTTAATTATCTTGATTATACCGATATTATACCACATTCCTTTATGGAATGTAAGTATAATTAGTAGACAACATAGGGAAAACAGTGAAAAACAGAAGCATAAATAACAGGCGGCGTAGTTAAGCCCTTTTCTCTTTTGGACAAGTTAAATCTCCATCACAAGCATCCACGCAAAGGGCTTAACCAATCATATTCCTCTGGACATTCTTTGCCGAGAAAGCAAGTAAAATCAAGGCGGGAGAGGTGCCAAAGTAAAAAGTGATGGTTTGGGTCAGATGAACCGACTACATCTGTTTGCGCTGTCGGCGGGGGCTGAAAAGACCATAACCACCCCCCTACTTGCCATAGCACCGAAAAGGCAAGTAGACACCACGCCGCCAACGGCGGCACGACAGGCGGCGGACAGGGCGGGGACGCTTGCGACAGGGTACACCCCTTGCGGCTATGGGTGTATTCAAAAAAATTGTGTTGACATTATGGGCAAGTGGTGCTATACTTGTTCATGCCGAACAAGGCAAGCGGGACAACAACACCACACCACACCGCAAGCCAAAACACCAACGGCAGAAAGGAAACACAAGATGAACACAAACACGAAAGCAACCGCACAGGCGAAAGCCAACACCACCACCGCAAACACATTTGAAACCGTCAAACGCAACTATGAAACCGCCCTTGCACAGGGCAAGGACACCGCACAGGAATTGACCGCCCTTGCAACCGCCGTTGCATACAGTGTCATTAACAAGTGCATTGACCCACAGCGCAAGACCGCCGCACAGCGGGACACCGCAAGCAACACCGGATTTAATCCCGCTATGGTAGCACTAAAAAGAGGGATTGCCGCTGACCTTGCCACGCTGGACAACACCCGCCGCACAGCCAACGCCGCAACCGCCAACACCTACAACGCCGACGGCGATTTAGTGACCGTGATTGCAGACAAGGACGCCAACAACGCACTTGCGGGACTGATTGACGAAACCCTTTCCGACGGTATAGACCTTGTGCAGACCGCCGCCCTTGCCATTCTGGAGCAGGCCGCCGAACACGCAACCGCCCCCGCATGGCTTGATACCCCCTACACTGTCCGCCGCTTGTCCCGCCGTGTCTATATCCGTACCGACGAAAGCGCCGCATATAGGGACGATGAAACAACCCCCATTCAAGAAGTGTATAGGGCCGTCCGGCAGGCCGTTCAAAACTCCCGTGCCGTTCAGACTGACCCCCGCAACGGGTATAGCTACATAGAGGACTTGACCGCCGACGGACTGGACACCATTTACTACCGCATGGGCAAGTATACCGATTTAGGCGGGTACGATTGCAACGGCAACTATACCACCGACAGACAGACCGCCGCCGACTATGAAACCCTTGTTGCAAGTCTGAACCTGACCGACAGACAAGCGCAAATTCTCCGCTTGCGTATGCAAGGCAAGGGGTACAAGGCTATTGCAACCTATTTGGGCGTAACTCAAAGGGCGATTGCAAAGACCGTGGGACAGATACAAACGAAAGCGACAGCGGCGGGACTGACCCCGCACGGACTGACCACCGCACAGGACTAAACCGAACACGACACCGCACACAAGGCGGGGGCATAACGCCCCCGCCCTTTCTTTTTGGACAGACCACCCGCAACCGCAAGGAACGCCCCACAGACCCCGCCGCACACAGGGTACACCCCTTGCGGTTAAGGGTGTAGGGCAAGACCCCACAGACCCCGCCGCACACAGGGTACACCCCTTGCGGTTAAGGGTGTAGGGC